GCCGAAAACAGGTTGAATGCGGTCTGGAGCTATGAGTCCATTCCCGGCTACAAACCCCGGTACAGGAGGAAGAGATCCAAAAAGCCGGGGCGAAAGCCGGATCCGGTCCGGCCCGAGGACATGTCGAGCGTCATCCCCGGGCGAGTGAAGCGCCGGATCGAATTGTGAAGGGAACGAGATGGAGGATCGGGACAAGGTAAAATTTGATGTCTGCATGGTCAGGCCAACCGATTTCCGATACTGGGGATTCGGAGCCCGCGGGAAGGGATATGGGGCCCAGGTCAAGGTGGAATTCATGTACGGAAAGGTTCCGAATAAAGGCACGCCGAGTCGCACGCATCGCAGAAGCATGGATTTCGGGCGGCTCATAGGTGCGAGGCACTACATCGATGGCAAGGTGATCGAGCATGGGAACAGTGGATACAGGTTTGTGTCCGTCGGGGTTGATCAGATGCTGGCAGAGGTGGCCCGGGCGGTCGAGGAGAGGCTGTTCGCCGATTGGCCGTCTGCCTGTTCCGCAAGCGATGCGATCAAGCGGAGGCTTGCGGATTTGATCACGGACGGCGAGGCAGGCAAGGGAGATGCATCCGCCTATGTGGTGTTTGGCCTAGTTCAACGGGCTGCGTTCGAGCGCCAGGCCCCGCCCGATTCCTCCCGGCCAAAGAGGATGATCACGCTGTGACCGGCTCCCTTCGATGGGAGTCCAATTGGGGGTATAATAAAACAAGGAGGTAATCATGCCGGAGGAGGAAAAGGGACAGCAGCCGATGGTCGATGCGATGCCGGAGTACATCGCATTGCCCATGACCCTGATATTCGACAAGCGGGCTTTGGGGCGGGCGGTGGAGCGGGTCAAGGCCGAGGCCAAAAGGCACAAGTGGCATGCGAAGAGGATGGCGACCACTGCGGATTTCGCCGAGGCCATCCTGCAGGACCACCTATCAAAGTTCTTCGATTACGAGGCGTTCGACCCGCAGTCGGTGGCGCAGGCACTGAAAGCAGAGGGCTGGCTCGAATAGCGGGATTCCATAAGCCGGACAATGCACCATAGTGTATGAGATGGGCAAGGCATCTCCACAAACGTGGAGGGAGGAGTTATGAAAAGCAAAGCGAAATGGTTATTGGGTTTGGGACTTGGTTTTCTGGCCGGGGTGGTGTTCGTAATCTCCTGCGGCCAGGAGGCCCGATCAACCGCCGAGGAAATTCTCAAGGCAATCGGGATTACCTTCGACCCTACGGGCACCGACCTGGCGGCACAGAACCTCCAGGACCTGGGGACGGAATTGGACACCAGGATCGTCGCCCTGGAAACGAAGATCGGCACTCCCGCGAACCCGGATACCGATCTCTCGGGGAGGGTTACGGCTCTGGAAACTCGAATGACCAATATAGAAACCATGCTGGTTCAGGTTCAGGGAATTGTTATCCAAATAGCAAGTATTGTAGCTACGCCCTCCCCCAATTCATTGATTCTTGAATGTTTGGAAAAGGAACTGGCAAGCTATCAGGTTCCGGCAGATTGGGTGGTTCTCGACAGCCAGACCCATGTCAATGGGTCGGTAACCTTGAGTCTGCCGTGTTCAATGTCCCTCCGATATTTGAAGATTGAAGCCACTTACACGAGTGACATGGGCCAAGTTAATATCTACGAAATCCAGGCTTTTGGCCCGGATGCACCGACCACGAACCTCGCCCTAAATAAAACGGCGACCGCCATCTCCTCCCAGGGAGGGGACGCCGGGGGCCAAGGCCCGAGGATGGCGGTGGATGGAAATGTGGGAAGTCGATGGGCGAGTGAGAGGGGTTCGCCTGGCCCGGCGAGCGTGGCCGTTCCCCACTGGATAATGGTGGACCTCGGGCAGAACTATCAAGTCAACCAGATCGTGATCAACTCCGGGAATTACAACGAGGATTACACCCTGCTGGGAAAGCGGGGCGAGTGACAGATTTCCACGATTGTGGATCGGGGGGCGGTAATCCGCACTGGATAGTCCTAGATTTCGGTGAGTCCCGGAGCATCGACGAGATAGCGGTAAACGCCGGGAGCTACGGGGGAGCTACATCGTCTACGGGCGGGCACCGTCCGGGTCCGATCCCTGCGGAAGCTGACGAAGAGGGGCCCATGGGAAAAGAGAAAAAACGCTCAGAACCGGAAAAATGCAAAAGAAACCCTCTGGGGGATGATCCGCTGGCCCGCACAGGAAGGCGAAAGTATCTGCCCGGGGATCTCTCGATCATAGATTTCTATTGCGGGCCGGGGAAGCAAACGGGGCCAAGGTTGGGCGATTCACGGCGAAAGGCCAGGCCATCGGAACCGGCCCGCATAAAAAAAACTAGGGGCGGAAGTGTTCGAAAGCAGACATGAGATCGTGATCGGCATGCTCAAGATGCATGCGAACATCACCGTATCGTACAAGATCAAATCCCGCCCCTTTTATGAAATCACGGCGATACGGGCGTGGAAGGAGAGGGGCGGGAGGAGGAACGAATACCGGTGGCACAAGCAGAGGGTCGGATACTGCTCTGGATGGGATCCCGACATCGTGGTGATGCGGGCGACTAGGCGCCGGCTTGGTGAATGGCATGGGCGTCGCCCCTGGCCCCGGCACCCTTGGTTCTGGGTTATGCTTGCGACCATCATGGCCCTGGCCGTGGCCAAGATCACATGGCGGAGGATCAGGCGGGGTCCCGGGTGGGAGATGATGGAGGGGAGACAATGAGCGGAAGGGATTTTATCGATGAGGTTTATAAAATGGCCGAGGACGAGGGCCTCGAGGTGGTGGCGGGGGTGTTCGAGGGGGAGGGCCAGCCGATAGTCGTCTGCCGAACAGGCATAAAATTCGACCATGCCTTAGTCGTGGTGAATGAGATCATAAAATGCGTGGTGCTCGCCCTGCTCGAGGGAGGTAACGATGTGGAGGCTTTGAGGGGGGCGTGGCTTCACACCATCTCCCGGGGGATCGACGATGTCCACCGGGAGTGGAAGGAGAGCCGGGGGAATTGAAAAGGTCCTGCCCGAACTGCACAAGCTACCGGCGCCCGTCCAACCTTCCCCTGCTGGATCTGTACCCGCTCCAGTTTCTCTGCATGGGGAAAAACAAGGTGATGGGGCTCCCGCTCCCGGACGGGTGCGAGCTTTACTATCCGGCATTTGAGAACCAGCACAAGGCGGCGGCGAGGCGGAGGGAGTGGAGGTTGTCGGGAAAATCAAGGAGGCCCGGGGAGGCCCGGGGCGGGGATCGCAGAGTCGCAAAGAATGAGAAGGCGGGAAAGAGGATGAGATGAGCAACAAGACAAGCACAAACGCAGATGCCCGGCGTGCGGTTTCTAAATTTACGAAGGTTAGGACAAAATCTAAATTGAGCATAATCCTCTCCGGGGGAGTGTCCGTCGGCCTAGGAACGGACTGTATTTTCGACTACATAAGAAACCTGATCCTGCACCGGATATTCGCCGATGGCGGGGTAGTTTGCCAGCGGTGCATGATTTTCTGGGTGGCGGAGGACAAAACCGAGGCCCGCTTGAACGCAAGCGAGAGGATGGCCACAGGGGGGGGGCGGTGCGACGATTCGCCTCCGAAACCGGTCTCCGACCAAGGGGATAAGTCGCTGGATGAGGCCCATCCCCGGCTGTTCGGGTATATGCGTTCCGCAGGACTGGAGCCGGCGTTCATGTCGCAGGATGCTGCCTTGCTCTCCTGCCCCGGGAGGGTGGTGGTCGTCGTCAAGAAGGAAGGGGCACAGATGATTGTCCACGAGTACGGGGGCGGGGATCCGGTGCTGGATGCGGACCGGATCCTCGAGGCGGCCCCCGAGCTCCGGCCAACCCCCATAATGGAGGAGCAGGAAGACGCCATTTTCATCAATGCCATGATGATCGGCGAGACGGTCAGCTTCAAGCGACTGAAGCTTTACGCAAAGCCCCTAGCCTCCTATCTGGAGACAAACTACTGCGGGGAGGTGGTCGGGGCTACCAACAGACTGATAAGGCAGATCGGGACGAGGGAGTGCATTGGCCGGACGGTCATCCTGCAGGGCCCCCCGGGGACGGGCAAGTCCTACTGGATCAAGGGTCTGGCGAAGACGCTCGAGAAGATGTATGTCCCGGTGCTAGTGGTCCAGCCGATGAATTTCTTCTCCAACCCGATGCCCTACCTCCACACCGTGGATAGGTACGGGGAGGACGGCGGGAGGCTGATGTTCATATTCGAGGACTGCGGGAGGATGCTGGCTACCGAGTCACAGATGGACATGCCCCAGGTAGAGTCCCTGCTCCTCAACATAAGCGACGGCCTGCTGGGATCCGGCAGGGAGGACATATTCGTTTTCACCTTCAACTTCGAGGTGGGGTCGGTCATCCCGGCCATCCAGCGTCCGGGTCGTCTCCTAGCGGGGATCAGTTTCGCACCCCTAAACGGGGACGAGATTGCGAGGTTTGTGGCCTCGATCGGGGGCGATGGGCATGGATGGGGCGGGGAGAGCAAGACGCTGGCCGAACTTTATTCGATGATCCTTCTCGGCCAAGGCGAGGAGGCCCCCCGGAAAAAGGCTATGGGATTCTTGAAATGATCCGGATAGAAGACATAAAGAAACGAAGCGATAAAATGATCGCCGTAAACGAGAAGAAAGGGAGGAGAGATGAGAAAATGGGAAAAGGTAAAGTACGAGGCTGACATCGCCATTTTCGGCCTTGGGGCCCTCGTGGTCGTGGTCGCCGGGATCGCCCAGGGATTCAGGGCAAGCGAGGTCGTGGTGGCCGCATGCTTCCTCGCCCTGACGCTGGTCAAGGCGTTCACCTATGTCGCCCGGGAAAAACAGATGGGCGGGAAGGGACGGAAGCCGAAACCGATCAAAGAGGGGATCGAGAAAAAAGGCGGGGTGAATGAAAAGCCGGAAGCCATGCCGGCCCCGCTCTTCGAAAAACGGGAAGGTTCGGATACTTCCCCGGCACAACCCGAAAAGATATAAATATTTAGCCCCCGTGGTGCAAGGGACTTTGCGGGTGCTTATAAGGGGAATCAGTACCAAGTAGACCATAGGACTAACATGGCGATCCGAAGAGTTGTCGAAGCTTTTAATATGGGATACAGGGTGACTAAAGACGGAAGGGTTGTTTCGCCTGAGCAAAAGGAGAGAAAATTAAGCGTCGGACCTCAAGGATATTATACTTTTACCGTGCGAATTAGAGGTAAAAATCGGGAGGCATGGACCATCAAAGTGCATAGATTGGTCGCTTACCAAAAGTATGGTGAGGCACTTTATGAACCCGGAATTGAGGTCAGGCACTTAGACAATAATAAGTTAAATAATTGCGATGACAATATTTCCATAGGAACACACCCTGAAAACATGATGGACATACCAAGAGGAAAAAGAATATCCATTGCCAAAAATGCATCGAGTAAATCCATTTGTTTTACAAGGAAGTTAACCATAGAAAAGCTAAAAGAATTCAGAACAGATAGAAAATTGGGCATGTCCTATCATGAGCTTATGAGGAAATACAATTTATCTAAAGATACGGTTTCGTATATTGTAAATGGCAAAACTTATGGGGATGTATCTCAATAGGATAGAGAATTAGTTTCCTAAACTAAAAGTTGCAGGTTCGAGTCCTGTCATCCCCACCATAAAAGGAAGGGCCTGAATGGAAGAGTCTATGAATCACGCAGTGGTTGGGTTCATGTTTGACCCGCAAGGGAAGAATGTGGTCCTGATAAACAAAAACCGCCCCGAATGGCAGAGGGGGATGTGGAATGGCCCCGGGGGCAAGGTTCGGATGGGCCAGGAGAGTGCCCGCGAGGCGATGGCGAGGGAGTTCCGGGAGGAGGCGGGCGTGGACACCGACTCGAGCCAGTGGGTGATCGTCGTGGTGATGAATGGGGTCGACAAGGAAGGGAAAGAGTGGGCGATCACATTCATGTACTCCTGCGCCGAGCACGGGATCGAGGAGGCTAAGACGGTCACCGACGAGCGGGTCGAGGTATTTCCGGTCGGCAAACTGCCCGACAATCTGGTGCGGGGCCTGAGGTGGATTATTCCCCTGTGCCTAGACAACATATATTTTCCATTGATGGTCATTTCAAAATAAGGAGGAGGAGATCATGGATCCGATCAAATGCAACATATGTAAGCTGCCGAACCAGCACTTCGCCTGGGTGGTCACGAGCGACCCGGCCAAGGCGTCGGCGGTGTGCCGGGAGTGCTTTGCCGATGGCATTCTGTTCCTCGAGGAGCTGGCGAAGTTTCTCGACGCTCTCAAGACCATATGCCCCGAGAGGCAGGTGACGGGGGAGGGGGCGAAGACCATCGGGGTGGCCGTGACGCTCCCCGAGTCCAAAGACCAGCCGGACAAGGGGTAGGTGTGGATCCCCGGCTGGTTTTTGTCTGCTCCCGGCTGGCGGGAGATATCCATCTTAATATCAGCCTGACCGCCCACCATTGCCGGTATGTGTTCCGGCAGGGGCTCGTGCCGGTGGCCCCCCACCTGTATCTCGGGATGATCCTCGACGACAACAGGCCGGCGGAAAGGGAGATGGGCATCGGACTCGGCAGGGAGGTTATGAACCTCTGCTCCCAGTTCTGGGCGTTCCATGATGGCGGGTTGTCGTCCGGAATGCAGGACGACATCAACTATTGGATAGCGACGCTCGGCAGGGGAGGGGGAACCGTTAGACGGATCCGCTTCCGATGCGAGGGTTTTGGATCCCCGATCTACACCCCTGACGAGGCACCATAGAATGCGAGGGAGGGAATAGCCATGAGGACGAGGGATCAGATAGCAGAGTATTACAAGGGCAGAAAGAGGTGGGATACCCTCGGGTTTGAGGCCGAGGTTCTTCTGCCGTACCTGGACACGGAGCATCTCCGGCCATTCTGTAAGGAGGGGGCGGACCTGTCCAAGCATAGAGCACAGCCCCTGACCGAGCCGAGGGTGATCCGGGAGATGAAATCCTATATGGAGTTCGCCTGGGGCAAGGTCATCGACCACCGGGGGATATCGGCGGGGAGGAGCGTCCAGAAGATGCGGGCCTGGCTCTGGCTTTTGGGGGACGATGAGCTGGTGTCCTTCTGCGACGACGAGAGAAACTACCCGCAGTACGGGGCCCCCATATTGAGAAGGATATGCCAGAAATACAAGCTACCGATTCCGAAGGGGGAGATGGTGGACCGGATGGCCCGGGGGCTGGCCTGCCAGGCCGGGTGTGATATGGGGTGCGGGAGATGAGGCGCGACGGGGGCGAGGTCCTGATGGTGTCGTCTCTGCTGATCCGGAGGTGGTTCGCACGCCTAGAATTGATATTGTACCCGGTGCTTGTGGCCGTGATCGTCTCCATCGTATGGCTTGGATGGGAGGTTTCGAAGATCAAGGTGGAACTCAAGCCACCGGTCAAGGTCCAGCGGAGTGCGAACTTCGTCAATTTCATCCTCGAGGGGAATCCCAATTTGACCCCTGCAGAGGTGGATTTCATCTTGTCGATGGTCGACGCCGTGCACAAGGTCACCGGGATCAAGCAGGAGCTGTTGCTCGCCATCCCGAGGCGGGAGAGCGACTTCAAGCCGGAGGCGGTCAGCCCGACGGGGGCGATTGGGGTGTTGCAGGTCCATCCTGCGGCGTGGGCGGATGCCAGTGCGGACCTCGAGGATGGGATGCGATCCGGATATATGAAGTTCATCCACTATTATGCCCGGGAGAATAACAACATCGTCCGGGCACTCATGAGTTATCTTTCGGGAAGCCCCGATGGGGTTCCCCGGGGGCGGGGGCAGAGGAAGGACAAGGAATGGGTCGAGAAGAAAAAGGCGGAGGCGCGAAGATATGTTCAGGATATCTTCGACTACGTCGCTAGGTTGGAGCGGGGAGAGTGGGCAATCCCGAAAAAATCAGGCGGGAAATAGGATCCGAGAGTCGGAATATAAGCTCCAATTCGCACAGGGGTACATTTAAGAAGGGGGCCACGGCCCGCCTGACCGGGAAGCCCATGTCGGCGTGCCCCCACCGCAGGGACAATTCATTCTCGGCGGTCCATTACAAATACTGGAGGATGGGATGGGAGTCGGCAGACCGAAAAATTATGGGCTGAGATCCGGGCCGGAGACTATGGAGGCCATAGCCTACGAGCCGTCGACCATAAGGGAAGAGATCGTCGGGCTATTCGAGTCGACGGGCTTGAGGATCGGGGAATACGCCCGGTTGGTGGGGATAAGCGACTCTTCGGTGAAGAACATTCTGACGGGGACAACCGCCCCGTCCGTCGAGGTTCTTCGCAAGCTGGCGATGTACCACAAGGTGGCGTTTCTGGTTCATGGCCGGCGCCGGATGATTACGGGCAGGTTCGAGTGCAAGGCCAAGGGAAACGGAAAGGGGGGATGAGGATGTTTGTGGGACTGGAGGCTCCTAGGGGGGCAAAGACGATCATCGTGGTGGCCATTCTGTTGATTGCGGGGACGGCCATCTCCGCAATGATCTTCGGTGTCGCCCGGCTCGCCGGGAGGAAGGATCAGCCCCATTCCACAATCGTGGAAATATCGGCACCTGACCAGCATCCGGCCAAGGCCCCGGAAAAGACGCAGGCGGGGCGGGCTCCGGTCCCCGGGAAGGCCATAAGCCGGGAGGAACTCCACTTGCGGGTCCAACTGGATCTGTGCCTCATCCGCCTCGAGGAGCTTCGGGACAAAAGACCAAGGATTCCGGCTAGGCCGATGGATGCGGACGAGATTCTCGAGCGGACGGAGCTGGACAGGTGGTGGGATCGGAAGGAGGACGAGGTTCGGCAGGAATGTCTGCGCCTGAAAATGATGGCCGAAAGGGCGGAGGGAAGGCATGGCGATAAACAAGCCCATTCTTACTAAGCCGGCGGGGGAGTCGACGCTCGGGTCCTACGGGGGAGGATATTGGAATAACGAGCACCACGGAACGGACGGCCCCGTGACCTGCGAGATATGCGGGACGAACCACTCGGAGGACAGGGACGGTGGCTATCTGGTGAGCACATTCCTCGGCCTGCAGGTCGTGGAGGACTGCTGCGGCAAAGTGCTGGACGTTATCTACAGTGAGTCGGGTGAGGAGTTTTGCCAGAGGTATCTTGAGGAGTTTGCGGACAACCCGGCGGACCCCCGATATTTCATTTTCAGGAAGCGACTGGCCGAGTGCATGGCTAGGGCGTTCAAAAACATGAAGGAGGCCAGCGAGCAGTTGATGGCCATGAAGGATTTTATAAACATGCCCGATCTCGATCTCCCGGAGGGGAAGCCGGGGGAAAAGAAGGGCAAGGGTGGAAGGCTTCTTTTGCAGGAGGGAATGAAGGGAAGGGGAAAATGAAGTTCGTAATCATGGAGGTGCTGACGGCGACGCTGGGGAGGATAATCAACGAGTATTGGGAGATCGAGGGGTTTGCGTCCCGCCATGAGTTTCTGGATTACTGGATCAAAATCCATCCCCGGAAGAAGTTCGTTCCGGGCCAGGTGGTGCACATGCATAGGTTCGTGGACGCCGATCCGGAGCGGACAGACAGGCGGACGGTGCGGATCCCGTTCAAGCCGGAGATGGCAGAGCTGGTGAGGGCGGGGAAAAAGACAGCAACAACTAGGACCCGCAGGATGGGAGGCCCTGGTGATGTGTTCGAGGTTTAGGCACCATAGATGGCGGAGGACATAATGCCGGAGAGCAGGCCATTTCATATTTCGCAAAGGGAGCTGGATGATTGTCCGCCGGTGGGACACGATAACAGCGTCGTGTGTCCCCACTGCGGTAAAAGGCACAAATTGATCCCGCCGGACGATTGGCTTCAAACCTACCACTGCGGGGAAAGGCTATGCCTCGGGGCCATCAACGGGCGGGATGTAACCGGAACGATAAAAACCGAAAGCCCAAGGAGGGCGGAATGAGCGAGAGAGAGAAATGCAAGGAATGCCCTTTCTGCGGATATGATCCGGCGCCGGACTGCATTTATTACTGCTTCCTAGGAAGGACACCATTGGCATGCGAAATGCTCCAAGGGCGGGCCGGGAACGAGAACAAGAAGAGGTCGCTGGCCAGCAGATCGGACAGACGAAAAAAAAGAAAGGGGGCGTAAATGTCCAGTTACAGCATGGGTATCGTGTTGGGAAATCTTGTGGCCGATCCCGAGATGAGATACTTGCAGTCAGGGACGGCGGTGACTTCCATGACGGTGGCGGTCAACTACAAGATCCCGGGCCGGGACGGCGGGGAGGCCCGGGACGAGGCATCGTTCTTTGATGTAACGGTCTTCGGGAAGCAGGCGGAGAACTGCTCGCAGTACCTTCACAAGGGATCGTCGGTGCTGGTCGAGGGTCGACTCAAGCAGGACAGGTGGGAGAAGGACGGCCAGAAGCGGTCGAAGATCATCATCGTGGCCAACGCCGTGCGGTTCGTCGGCCCTAAGCAAGACCGGAGCAAGGAGCGCGAGCCGGGCGAGGAGGAGGCCAGCGGATCCGGGGGGGCGGGCGAGGACATCCCCTTCTAAGATGAAAGCCCTGCAGAGCTTCTGCCTCGGAACCGTATCCATAGACTGGAAAGACGACGGGGGCGGGCAGGACCCGGTCGCCGGCCCGAACTCCTTCGAGATATTAGGTCAGGCCAACACGGAGCTTGTGGGAGTTTTTGCCCACGGCGACGAGCTGTGGGCCGTGACCACCCGGGGAGAGCCGCCGGAGCCACTTCAAGACACCGTGATGAGGGTTTCGATATTCCCCGGCCCGTCCGCCTACGCCCAATATGAGCTCGACGATCCGAATTCTGCGGATGGCCGTCCATGCGTAAAGGTATATTATGCAGGGACGGTAATGTTCGAAAGGAGAACATGCCCGCAGATACCATCGGAGCCGGTGAGGGTTCCAGGGCGGGTTGCCGGATATCTGGCGATTGGCCATGTGATGGTCGAGGACTTCAGGGGCAGGAGTGGGGCGGGAGACTCGGCGTTTAGAGTCGGGGACCCGAAGGATCGCCCGCGGAGGATGATCACCCTTTGAGCACCGAGTGGGACAATAAGATCCATCAGGGACACGCCCTCTCGGTCCTTCGGCAGATGCCGGATGGGTGCGTGGATTTGATCGTGACCTCTCCCCCCTATTGGGGCCTAAGAGATTACAGAACCGAACCCCTGATCTGGGACGACCCTGGAAATTGCGAACACCTGTGGGGCGAGGAATTGCCCGAGCATCACCCGGGACAAGTTGAGCAAACCAAATGGCCGGATGCGGAGGCTGCGGGCATGGGTCAAACGGCCAAGGGCGGGCGTTTCTGTACCAAATGCGGGGCGTGGATCGGGCACTTGGGACAGGAGCCCATGTTCGAGCTTTACATCGATCACATCTGCCAAATATTCGACCAGGCGAGGCGGATACTTAAGCCGACGGGAACCCTGTGGGTGGTGATCGGGGACAGCTATTTCGGGGGCAAGGGCCGAAGCAACATGCAGTGGGTGTCCAAGGCCGAGGGCCGGAATACGATCCAAAAATCGTACCATAACATTTGCGGGGAAAACTACGGGGACGCCCGGCCAAACGATCTTCCCCAAGGAAACATCCAGCCGAAGTCCCTGATGATGATTCCCTCCCGGTTTGCGATAGCCATGATGGATCGGGAGTGGATATTGAGGTCGGAGATTATCTGGGCCAAGGCCGTGTCCCTATCCGACACCGACTCGGGATCGTGCATGCCTGAATCTGTCGAGGACAGGCCGACCAGCTCCCATGAAAAAATATTCATGTTTGCCAAAGGCCAGAAATATCACTATGACCAGGATGCCGTGCGGGAGCCCCTGCGGGAGACATCGATCCGGAGAATAAACCAGCCGTCGTTCAGGCAACAACTGGGTGGCGAGAAGGATTATTTGCGGGGGGAAAACCCGAATCGGTCAGCGCGAAAAACCCTCGAGAACTTCGCCAACAGATGTCGCAAGCCGGATCCCGAGGACCCGCGGAGCACTCACGGAAGCTATAAGACCGGGCATTCCGGGTTCTTTGATAGCGAGGGAAATCTGCTGACCAATCTCAACGGCCGGAACCTTCGGAATATCTGGAGGATCAACCCCGAGCCATCTCGGGTCAAGCACTTCGCCACCTACCCCACAAGGCTCGTGCAGGTGATCCTTGATCTAGCCTGCCCGAAACGGGCGTGCGTCAAATGCGGGGTGCCGTGGGAGCCACAATTCGCTAGGACGGATATCGTTGATCCATCCTCCAAAGGAAGCAGGTTTGATAAGGGGAAAACAGCGGAACATCAAATGGGAAGGGCACAAGATGGAGAAAGGTATTTGAGGGTGGCGTCTGGTGTTGCTCCCGGGTGTGAGTGCGGGGCGGGATTCGCCCCGGGGATAGTCCTTGATCCATTTTCCGGTAGCGGGACAACCCTCGTGGTGGCCAAACGAATGGGATTAAATTACATCGGAATAGAGTTGTCGGAGAGGTACTGCGAAATGATCCGTCGCCGGCTAAAGGACGAGATTGTCAGCCTAGAATTGTTTGGAAGATAGGGAATGGCCTGGCCCGAGGATTACATCAACAAAATCGTCCGGGGGGATAGCCTCGAGGCGCTCAAATCGATGCCCGAGAAAAGCATCGACCTGATCGCCACCGACCCTCCATACGGGTTGGGGTTTGCCGGGGAAAAGTGGGACCAGGATCTGCCCTCGGAGGATATCTGGCGGGAGTGTTTCAGGGTCCTCAAGCCCGGGGCCTTCGCCTTCGTGATAACCACCCCCCGGCAGGACTGTCTGGCAGAGCTGATCTCGAGGATGGGGCGGGCGGGGTTCGATGTCCAGTTCCCGAGCATCTACTGGACATACCTGTGTTTGTCTGCCGACACCGAGGTTTTGACAAAAGATGGGTGGATGGACCGGGAACGCTTGAATAAAACCAATACATCGACGAACATATTGGTGTATGAACCAGAAACCGGAGATTACCGCTGGGAGGTACCAGAGAAGTGGTCGTGTTATTACCACCGAGATACCGCCTACAGAATTAAATCAGATTTTACAGACCAACTTGTCACCAGAGGCCATCGTTGCCTTATTGAACGACAGGGAGAGCTATTACTGGAATTTGCGGAAAGGCTATCCAAGCAAGAGAAGTTCCCCGTTTTGGTTTCTCTGCACGATTTGCCAGAATGCATTGTTTCGGCCATATCCCAACAAGGAGCAGAAGAATTTTGCATGCTCCAAAGAGTGCCAAGCGAAGTTGACATCGAAAAGCAATACTGGGAAATGGGACATATCGGAGAGAAAGTTAATAAAAAGAGTCTGCCAATTTTGCGGAGAGGTGTTTTATATTTATCCGGCTTGGTTGAGAAAGCAAAAGGGAAAATCTGGGACATATTGCTCGGCCAGCTGTCGCTCGAGGGTGAATATGAGAAAGTATGTACACCCGAAGATGCGAGCAAATGGTTCGTGGAAATGGACGGAGGAAAGAAAGAAAAATTGGTCCAAGAGGATAACGGGTGCGGGAAATCCATGTTGGAAGGGAGGGATAACTTACTTCAAAACGCACGGAAATTATCCTGCGGTGAAGTATGTGCGGTGTCCTCTGGAATATATGGAGATGGCCCGCAAGGACGGTTATGTAATGGAGCATCGCCTAATAGTAGCTCGGCAGATAGGGAGGCCATTAAAGCGAAGCGAAGTGGTACATCATTTGGATCACAATTCAGAAAACAATTCGACGGAGAACTTGATTTTATTTGCGAGCAACCGGGATCACAAACTTCACGAAGGAGGAAGGGATATAGAACCACTTTGGCAAATGTCATCCCGGAATATTACGATGGAATAATTTATTGCCCCACCGTATCTACCGGATGTTTTGTGGCCCGCAGAAACGGCAAGATATTTCTTACCGGCAATTCTGGCTTTCCAAAAAGTTTAGATGTTTCCTTGGCTATCGATTTGCGGCTCGGTGCTGAGCGTCCGGTGGCGGGCGAGGTGGCCCAGCCCGGGGGACAGATGCGGGAGTTGAGCCGGGGGGGCAGGGGGCGGGAAAAGGGCACCGCCTGGACCGGGATCAGGTATGACGATAAGCCGATAACCCCGCAGGCGGAGGCTTTCGCCGGATGGCGGAGCCCCGGGCTGAAGCCAGCGGTCGAGGTGATCGTCGTGGCCGCAAGGCCGATGTCCGAGAAGGACTATGCCAGCCAGGCGATTAGATCGCTGGAGGACGGGTCGGAGGGATCGGGGTGCTTCAACATTGGAGCCTGCCGGATCCCGTACCGGTCCCGGGAGGAGTTCGAGGAGATCCACGATGGGGCCTGCCGTTTCCGGTCCGGATCCCGCGGATTTTTCGGGTACGGGGAAAAGGGCAAGGGCGAGTGGAGGCCAGTGGACCCCGCCGGCAGGTACCCGGCAAACATGCTGGTTAGCGATAAAGCCCTGGACGACGGCGTGCAGAGGAAGGCGGGGGGATCGAGGTCGCCGGGCCGGGCAGGGCGGGGGGCTTTCCTGGCCGGCAGGGAGCACCAGTCCTTTGGGGACGAGGGATCCGCCGGCCGGCTGTTCGATCTTGATCTCTGGTGGGAGAAAATGGCGGAGTCCCTGCCGGACCGGACAAAAAGGACATTCCCGTTTCTGCTCGAGCCGAAGCCGTCCTCCGCGGAGCGGGACTCCGGGTGCGAGGGCCTTTACTGGGAGAGGGACGGAACCGAGTTCGGATACAAGCTGGTGGGCAAGGAGCGGTGGGAGGAGCTGGGCCGGGAGGAGGAGAGGATATCCGCGGAGACGGAGGCGCCCTGCAGCCTCCGCGCCCGGGGGAACATCCACATCACCGTCAAGCCCGTCAACCTGTTCTGCTATCTCATAACCCTCGCCTCGAGGGAGGGGCAGTTGATCCTCGACCCGTTTGCCGGAAGCGGAACCACCGGAGTAGCGGCCAAGATCCTCAACCGGCGGTATGTGCTGGTAGATATATATGAGGGAAACTGTGAGATCGCTCGCCGGAGGGTCCGGGATGCAGGGCTTCCCTTGTTTGATACTCGAGAAGATGCACCATAGGAATAAAGGAGGAGAGATGCAGAATAAGATCAACTGCGGAAGGTGCGGGATCCGGTACAAGACAAGTTATGCGAGGAGAGACGAGAAGGACGACTCGTTGACCATCTGCCCGAAATGCAACCACCGGAACCCCGTCCCGCCTGCAGGCGGAACCGGTCAAGATGTGAAGCAGGAGGTGAAGCGGGATGAAGTGCCCCCGGTGCGATAAGGAGATGCAAAAGGTGTACACGGGCGAGGAGGTCCGGTTTGCCCCGCCCGAGTATCCGTGGAACTGGGTCTGCGAATGCGGGGAGGCGGTGTTCGGGGGGATGGACCGGGACGGAGTGGCGTTCAAATCCAAGGTGCCCGGGCCGGCAGGGGCGAACAGGTATTACATGAATTTAGGGGCAGGGGCAAGGTAGGGAGGGTAATGCGGGTCAATGCTCATAGCGAGGATATTTATAAACGAGGACAAAATAGGGGAGGTGGCCCTGCAGAGACTTGGGCCCCTCAACCTCGAGGGGGAGGGATGGCACGACTATGCCATCCGGATTCCCTGCGAGCACGCCGGCAAGGTTGTCAGGCATCGTTACAAGGACGGGTGGCGGGTGCTCCTGCGGATGGCAATTGAAACCATGGAGGGAGGGAAGATGGGGAAGGTGACCAAGGACATGATGTCGTTTGCGGGCAAGGCCAAGGAGGTCATGGATAGCAAAACCGGGGCGGTTTGGTATGCCAGCAAGCCGGGATTTTATCCGCGGACATGGATGGCCCTCCGGTGGGGGGAAAAGGGGCGGGATCTTCTGGTGCTCGAAGTGATCGACGACCTCGGAATAGTGCTCGAGGAATGGCTGGAGGCCCCAAAGATGGTATCGACGGAGGTGGCTATGCTCAAAAACCCGGCGGAGACACTGGCCTACATCGACGCCCTGATCGTGTCTGCGGAGCGGGAGGCGTCCTCCCCTGGGGAGTCTTCCGAAACGGAGACGGGTGTCGCCTGCGGGCTGATCCTTGCGATGCTCCAGCGGATCCGGCAGGAGCTGTTTGGGAGTATGCACCCGGCACTCAAGAAGGAGGATGGGGCACCCGCCCCGGGATTGAATTGAAATGCTCTGGAAGATAGGAAATGTTCTGATAAACCTTGCCGAGCAGAAATCTCTGCCGAGCCTCGAGGTTTCTTATCGCCAGGAGACGGATAACACCCTTATTTATTATGTCCGGGTGGTATGGCCGCCGGCACAGGATTGTTCTAGCGCCGCATACCTAGAAAATCGAGAGGATTGCAAGGTGTTTATTAATGTCCAAATGGAGGTAGAGCTTTTCACCCGTGCGGTGGCTTATGTGCACAATCCGTCTTTGCGCATCGGGGACAGCTTGATATCGAGGCGGGACCTTTTGAATGTCGTGTCGATAAAAAAATATCCGCTGGAGGGAAAGCATGTGTTTGCACTAAATTATCCGAATTCCCAATTAAGTATAAAGTGCGATTCCGAAAAAATCGCCGACGAACTCGAGGCCAAGTGTATGGAGGAAATATCCATCCTGCGGGACCCTGACCGGCTCCGGGGGGCGGTGATAATATCGATGTCCCGTGATAAAGATCAGCCCCCGGACAAGAGGCCGCTGCGAATGATAGACATGGAAGGCAGGGCGGTGCCCGATGGCGGTTAGGCTGAGCGTCAAAACCGACCACCCCCATGGTCCGGTGCTGGTGGACCAAAACGGGGAACCGGTCAGGGGGATAATGATAGAGCGCCTAGATATCAACGCACCCGCCCAGCGTTTTCATTACGGAAACGGGAAAGACGGAATGGTGAGAATATCCGAGAGGCTGGAGATCAAGGCGGAGATATTGATAGAGGATATTTACGATGACACCGAGAGCGGGGCGAAGGGATCCGGGGCACCGACCCCGATGCATTGGAGCGGGAGGCCCCTGCGGATGATGGACATGGACTCCACGAATGTGGAATCGCCGAGCCCCGCCGAAGGCACCATAGACACAAAGGGAAAGGAGGGGGGAGATGATCATTAATTTTGACGGTCTGTGCGAGCCCGCCCGGCCCGGGGGGCCAAGGAACCCCGGGGGCGTGGCCGCCTACGGGTACCTGATAACCTCGGACGAGGGCATAGAGCTCGCTTGCGGGTGCGGGGTTGTGGGGGAGGGCGAGGGCATGACGAACAATGTCGGGGAGTATTTCGCCTTGCTCAAGGGCCTCGAGCGGGCCCTGCTGATAGCCCCGGAGGGGGCCCGCCCGCAGTTTTTGGTCCGGGGGGACTCGCAACTTGTGATAAACCAGATGTCGGGAAAGTGGCAGATCAAATCCGAGATGCTCGGGGCGATAGCCATCGAGATCCGGGAGCTGGTGGAGGGGGCGGAGATCAAATACGAGTGGGTTCCGCGCGAGCGGAACGCCGCTGCCGACTCGATGGCCAACGAGGCGTACCAGAAGTTTTTGAAGGGCAAGATGGTGCCGGATCGAATCAGGAAAGAGGGGGGCGAGAAGTGAGGCGGAGCACGGGGGGCAGAAGCCCCGGGGATTTGTTTATCCCCTACACCTCGGACTGCGAGCAATGCAAGTTCCGGCTGGACAGGTTCTCCCTGCGGTATAATGAGGCGAGGAAAAGGGTTGTGGGGTCCGGCAAGGACAGGATCCGGATGCCCTCCGGCAACAATCCGCAGATATGCTCGAACGGCGCCCCCAGGTTTCTCCGGCCATCCCTCCGGCCCGGCAAGTGCGGGAAGATGGGGGCGGGCCCGGGGCTGGACGCCATCGGGCTGAAAGAGGGGCCGGGGGCGTGAGCCCGCTGGTCTACAAGAAGGCCTCCGGGGAGCTGGCGGAGGCCATAGAGCAGGTCCGCCAGGCGGGGGCCAAGGACATGGAGATGCCCCCGGTGGAGGAGGTGGAGCCCGTCTACTACGCCATGAAGGAGCTGATCGGGTGGGAGGATGCCGGGCGGGAGTCGAACAGCCTAGCCCAGTACGCCGCCACCTGCGTGGTCGCCCGCAAGGGGGGGATCCCGGCCGGCATGTCCTTCGTGACCAACGACCAATGCATGCTCGAGAACCGGGGAACGCTGGAGGTGAAATACGGGATAGGTATCATATCCCTCCGGGAGCTACTGGAGATTCCCGGGGTTAAATAAAGGGGGGGTTATGGAAGCGGTGGGGATTGAGAAAAAAAGCGACGAGATGGTCGCCGGCTGGTTCAAGGACCATGTGGTCAAGGAGCATGCGACCCAAAAGATCGGCATGGCGGGGCACGAGATCGAGTTGCTCATTTGGAAGCAACCCGGCACGAGGATATACCAGATCAACTATCTCCGGATGGACAATGTCCTGATGGTCTCGGGGGATGTGGGGGAGGCGATCTACGCCTGGTCGGAGGTGAAAGACCTCCGGTGGATTTCGGGGCTGGACATCTCCTATTTCGCAAGCAAGTGCCAGGCATCGGAGAAGGGCAGTAAATACGAAGAATGGAACAGAGACCGGGCCAAAGAGATGCTCGAGGACCGTTTCAAATCAGATGAGGAAGATGGCGACAGAAAGACCCGCAAGATCGCCGAGGACCTCGGGGTGTGGCACGCCCTGTATTTCAGAGATGAATGGCTCATCTGGCTCGCACAGAATGGCCACGAGGTTTGGGAGGACCTCTCCGACCTGGCGGACATCGGGATGGAGGTCTCGCTCCGGTGCCGGTCACATCTGGCCGGACTGCGGATGGCGTTTGAAAGGATGGACAAGGCGGATGGGAAATAAAACCAAGATTGAGTATTGCGACGAGACGCTGAACATAGTGACCGGATGCAACCGGGGATGTCCTTACTGCTACGCACGAAAGCTCGCCAATGGCCGGCTCAAGGACCGGTATCTCAACGGGGGCGGGATCCTCCTGACGGACAACCCGGCGGACCCCTTCGCCCCGAGGTTCTGGCCACAAAGGCTCGACGCCAGACTGCCGGGAAAGCCGTCGGTCATATTCCTGAACGACATGAGCGATGCCTGGGGAGAATGGGTGCCGGATCATGTGATCCGCCAGATGCTCGATTTCTGCCGGAAGAACATCGGCCATTCGTTTCTGCATTTGACCAAGAACCCGAAACGATACTGGATATTCAAGGATGCAATACCCCCCAATTGCTGGCTGGGGACGACCATAACCGGCGGGAGCGAGGGGCGGGACGAAGACCTGCGGGATTCCGCCGGCAAACACAGAAAATTCATATCCTTTGAGCCCCTGCTGGACAATGTGGTGGCCAACGGCGTGAGGCTCAGCGGGATCGACTGGGTCATAATCGGGGCCCAGACCAAGCCGGATGTCCAGCCCCACACGGTATGGGTCAAGGCCATTCTGGAAAAGACGCAGAGAATGGGGATCCCGGTTTTCATGAAGGACAACCTCCGCCTGCCCTGGATCAACGCCCAAAGGAAGAACCCGGCTAGGGAGGACTTGGGGAAAATCTCCTCCTTGATAAAGAACTGGAATAAAAAGACGCCGAGGACAAGGTGAGATCGGGTACCCCTAATGGTATAATTTAGACTATGCCGGAGGATAAAGAAGACAGCAAGTGGCGCCTGATAGCACGCCTTTTCGGGCTGGTGGCGGAGATGGGCTTGGAGCCGGACCGCTTTGCGGACGGGGGGGGATGGAACCCGGGGCAAAAGGAAAGATGCATCGTGGAGATGCAAAGCATGGTCAATCGCATGATGGCGATGAAAGAGCCGAGGATCAACCGAATGTTCGACGATGCATTCATAATTCTTGAGGGGGTTCGAAACGGAATAGTGAGCCGGGCGATGGCCAAGAGCATGGTGGACGCCCTGCGGGATCGGGTGGATTTAGTTACAAATGCCATAAATGACGAGAGGGAACGATCGGCAAATCCCAGGAATCGGCAGCCGGATGGCTATCTTCATCCCGGGGTCATCTTTCGGGAGGTGAACGATGTGTCTTCCGAGCCGGAGTCCCCCACCATCCCCGCCGTGGTGACCAGATCGGCGGAGATTATGGTCAGGACGCCGGAGGGCCGGCGACGCGCCCATGTGGACGCCGAGGGGCAACTGATCATCGGGGAGCTGGTGGATCCAAAGGTGCCCGAGCCGGCCAAGGAGGACCCGGGCCCGAGATCCACCGTGATCCCGGGCAGGCTCCTGAGGAGGATCGATGCCTGAGGCGACGACCGGGACTCTGCTCGAAGGGAGAACCGCAGAGATGTCGTTCGAGGTGCCGGGAATACCGATCCCGAAGCCGAGAATGACCCGCAGGGACAAATGGATAATGAAAAGGCCCCGGACGGCCAAGGACCTGGCCCGGGCCGGGGCCCTGAAAAGGTACTGGTCCTGGGTGGAGGCCGTCCGGATGTGCTTCCTGGGGACCTCCCGGGGCAGGATGAGATTCGCGCTGTGCAGGATGGGTTTCAAGTTCTTTGTGGCAGGGCATCCGGTGCTCGATCTCGACAACCTGATCAAGGGGGTCAAGGACGCCATCAAGGGGGCGGCCTTCGAGGACGACAACGCCCTCGTGGTCCGGGGGTACTACGACGATCCCGAGGTGGTATTCCTGTGCGACGACTGCAAGGAGAGGGATGTGATCTCCCGGGGCCCGAGGGCCGGGATGCGCAAGCCCGACTGCGGGGATGTGGACCGGTGCAAACTGCCGAGGAGCGTGATCAAAATAAAGGGAGTGCTGGCGGGATAAAAGCACCATAGAGACGGAGGAGGGGCGAATGGACACGACGAAGGATGCCAAGAGGTACAGCGAGGAGGCGAAGCGGAGGGTTTACATGAGGCAGCTTACGAGAACGATGGAGGCGATTCGCAGGAGCGGTTACAAGCTGGCGATCCTGCCGGTGGCGGCGCTGGAGGAGGAAGGCATCATGGCCGGGAGGTCGGACGGCCACCAGATAGGCAGGCTCACCAGGGCGGTCTGCAAGAGGCGGAGGATGCGGCAGATCGCCGACGAGTCGAGGCGGATCAACCGCCGCATCCATTAGGAGGAGGCATGGATCTGAGGGAGTCGATTTCCAAGAAGCTGGGGGAGGTCAGGAGGGTCTGCCAAGAGTGCAAGACCTGGAATAAAGATCAAGGGTGCGAGTCGCCGGACAATTGTCCGTCGCACATCTCCCCGCAGGCGTTAATCATCATGTTCGAGGAGATTCTGCACCAGGCGGAGGGATAGATGGAGGAGCCGAAGGGCAGGCCAGATGTTCTGCCTGGCAACACGGTCAAGGTGGAGACCGCCCAATGCGAGAACTGCTATGTCACCCTGAACAAGCTGGGCGACAAGGAGTACGAGATCTGGCTCCGGCACGGAAAAATGGGGGGGTGCGAGCAGGCCCACAAGCACGCCATCGGGGTGCTCATGTCGGTCGCCCTGCAGGCGGGGGTTTCCCCGGAGGAAATAGCTAGAAAGCTCATGAGCATCGGGTGTCCGCATCCTAACCCATGGGGCAAGAAACCAAACAAATCATGCATTGACGGGATAGCGAAGGCCGTGCTGAAAGCGATGGGAAGAGACGAGAATGTCAAAGAGCGAGTTCAACACGATCCCGGGCCTGCTGATCCACATACATAGGCTCGAGGTGCGGGCCGTGGCCACGCCCACGGCCATGAGGACGCTCGCCATCCAGGCGTGCTCCATGATGGGCCTGTCCGAACTCGAGCCGGAGCTGGTCCGGATGAGCCCCTGGTGGTGCCTGCCACGGGAGGCCAAAGTGTCATCGGACGGCAGGGCCCTGCGGATGATCGACATGGGATCCGACCCGGTGCCGGCCTCCGGAAAGCCGCCCGTCGAGCTGGGGGCGATCATGGGGTGGAGCATCGGGCTCGTGGCCGACGACCAGCTTCCGCCGCACATCGTTCTGGTCAAATGCCGGGGTCCGATAGAACGCTACATCATGGGGGTGCTCGACCACCTTGCACAGCCGGAGGCCAAGGACGGCGGGGCCGAGATGATATGCCCGCGGTGCGGGGAGTCTGCCCCAATGCCGGGCGACAAATTGCCCGACGGCACCCCTGCCCCCTGGAAGTGTGGAAATAAGTGGTGCGGATATTATCCTGCAGGGGCCTACAGTATTGGACCGTCAGATTCAAGCCGGGTGTACCCTAGTGCCGCCTGTGGGGTGGTATATGGGACGACGACAAATGTTCCATTAACGCCAAGCTTCGGGGGGATGTTGCCGGTGGACAACTACGGGGTCGTGCGAGGGAATGGGGTAGGCACGCCCCCACCTACCCGGGAGGAACCCGGGGAGGAACAAGGCCCGGGGCGAATCAACATCGGCGGGCTGACCGCCGAGAATGCGGCGGAAAGGATATGGCGACATTTTATCGAGCATACCCATTCAGAGATGTCGCTGTCCGCATACCGTGAGCAGGTGGTGACGGCGACCATGAGAAAGCGTGATCTTACTGATCAACAGAAGCACGAGATAATCAACCGCTTCGACCTCTTGGCGATCTCTCCCACAGGATGGAATGGCCTGGGAAGAGGAAGGCGAGGAAGAAGAGGGCACGAGCGGAGGATGATTGCGGCCACTCAGCAGACGGAGGCCCCCCCGAGCTCCAACGCCTCCAGACGCTGGTGGCGGGGCAACAGGGGATCGAACGGAAATGAGCGTTAAGATAAGCATCGAGTCCGGTCCGGACTCCCTGATCATCGGCGGCCTGAAAGCCGAATCCGACTACAGGCATGTCGAGCAGGTCATGAGAAACATCTCCAACAAGAGCAATCATAGCCTAGTCTACCGGCGCCGGTTCGAGGAGGGGATCATCGAGATAAGGCAAAAGATGGGATGCGAATTCAGAACTCTGGTGGAGGAGGCGGTCAGGTCGATGATCCGCAGGTCCATCGTGGCGGTGGTCGAGGAGTTCGAGATGGGGCCGCTGGCCGACAGGCTTCGCCTCGGGAAGCCGGTTTACGATCCGGGGGCCGCCAGCGTATGGCTCGTGCGGGATCCCGACACTGAATCAATTAGGTACCTTGAGGAACACGAGTACATGCTTGACGCCCAAACCGGCACCATAATATTTACGGGGACGGCGGGCAAGGTGAGTGGCTCCCTGACAGTGAGATATTTCACGGAGATGGAGTCCTTAGGGGATCCGGACAGGATGCGGGAGGCTAAGGAGTACTACGAGTACAGTGATGATCGTGGCGAAACTTGGAGAGAATATATTTATAAGGAAACGAGGAAAGAGGATTATGAGGCCCGCCCGGAGAAGCAACGACCAGAGGACCCATCCCCTCCGGCACCTGCGGATCCGGAGATGTCGGAGCGATTCGGACGCCCTCTGCGCCGAATAATGCTGGACAAGTAGCATGCCTGCGGTGCAATTCAACGGAGAGGGGAGAACGGTGATTGTGGACCAACTCACCGTTTCCCAGTTCGAGGCACTCGAGAGGCTGTTGTTCGACTTTGCGACGATCAACGGAAACATCTCGCTTTCGACCCGCAGGGAGATGCAGGTCGGCAAGATGGTAATCCACATACCGGAATATGGGGATTACAGGAAGGTGGAGAGATTCATAATGACCGTGGTCACGGACGACGACATCTGCCCCACGCCGGAGATCAGGAAAAACTGGGAGAAAAGGCACGCCGTCCAGACATTCAGGGATGGCAGGCCAATGAGAAGGATCGACATGGATTCCACGGATGTGGAAAAACCGAAGGAATAGGAGGGGGCCATGTGCGACTGCTACGAGCATCCATGCCTGGCGTGCAACAAGGAGATCCCGATGCACATCGGGGACTTCGCCGTGGCGAGGAACGAGATCGCCGTGATCCACGGCAAATGCCTCGAGCAGATGAACCCGAGGCCGGACAGGTTCGTGATGTGGGAGATCATCGAGATCGATGAAACCCAGTCCCGGGTGTGCGGGCTGTCCGCCGGCGACCAGATTGCGGTGGTTCCGCTGACCGAGGACGCCATTGAAACCTACGAGGACAACCATCCCAATGTGCTCGACTGCGAGATAATGGTCATGCGTGAGATGCCCGTGGCACCATAGGATGCGATGAGGCCGTTGAGATATTTTTCGATGTTTTCTGGGATCGGAGGATTTGAAGTTGGGATCGAAAAGGCGCTCTGCAAGGGGCGGACCGAAGATAATCCAGAGGAGCGACGCCCGGCTCCGGGGCAGGATCGAGGAGCGGGACATTTGCCCGACCCTGAAGGCCGGGACGAAGGCCGGGGACACGGAGCCGCTGGTGATCGTCCAGAAGCACCAAGATTGGCGCCAGAAGGGCGAGCCCCTGCGCAAGAGGGGGGATGTCTGCCCGACCCTGCGGTCCAACATGGGGGACAACATCCCGATGGTCGCCAGGAAACGGAAGGGCGGGTTTGTGGACAACCGGCTGGCGGATCCCGAGGGGATATCCCCGACGCTGATGAGCGTTCCGAACACCGGGGGGAACCACCAGGCGGGGATGGGCCAGAAGACGCCGTGCGTGATCGTCCCTCCGAGTGCGTCGGCTACTGCGAGATCGACCCCTACGCCATCTCCATCTACCGGCGCCACTGGCCGGGGCACCGGAACCTCGGGGACGCAACTCGAATTGATCCCGCCGGCATTCCGGACTTCGACCTTCTCGTTGGCGGATTTCCGTGCCCGGATTTCAGTATTGCTGGAAAACGCCGAGGGCTCGCTGACCCCCGGGGACGCCTCTTTTTTGAGATTATGCGGATCGCTCGGCATAAAAGACCTCAGCATCTGCTCCTTGAGAATGTCCTCGGGCTCCTCTCGCATGATGAGGGACGCACATTCCTGGCTATCCTCGAGGCACTGGACGAGGTGGGGTATGATGCGGAGTGGCAAACTTGCAATGGCAAATATTGGGTTCCACAGAACAGGGACCGGATTTTCATTGTCGGACATCTTAGAGGAGGATGCTCCTGCCAGGTATTTCCTCTCGGAGAAGGCCCTCAGGTCGGCTATGGAGAGGATCGAGAGGGCGGGGGAGAAGGGGAACGGCTGGCAACAGCCCTGGATACCGGCTACGCCAAGGGACCGGACGGAAAAAGATCCCTGATACAGCTGGGCGACATCGGGGACGAGAACCGGCAGGCACATCGGGTATATGACCCCGCCGGGGTGGCGAAAACGATAGCCGGGTGCGCCGGGGGCCAGGGGGCCAAGACCGGGCTCTATCTGGTTGAGGATAGGGACGAAGGCGGGGGCGACATGAAATCAGGAGTCCGAAGATTGATGCCGGTGGAGTGCGAGCGCCTGATGAATTTTCCTGATCAGTGGACCGAATATGGAATCGATGCCAAAGGAAACGAGGTAAAGATATCCGACAGCCAGAGGTACAAGGTGCTCGGCAACGCCGTGATCTCCGGGGTCGTGGCCGAGATCGTCGGGGAGCTTTTGAGGCAATGGACACCGTGAGCAGGGAGAAAAGAAGCGAGATCATGTCCCGCATCCGGAGCGAGAGCGGGATAGAGCGGATCCCGGGGTTTCTGCGGGGCCTGTTCCTCCGGAGGCATCCGCGGGGGGTCTTTGGCCGGCCGGACTTCGCCAACAAGGAGAGAATGATCGCCGTTTTTATCGACGGCTGCTTCTGGCACGGCCACAAGGGATGCTATCGGGAGCCGAAGTCCAACAGGAAATTCTGGCGGGAGAAGATAGCCAGAAACATGGAGAGGGACAGGCTGGTCAACCGAACGCTCAGGTCGGAAGGATGGGAAGTGATCCGCATTTGGGAGTGCAAACTCCCGCGCGAGAATATGGTATAATGGTTTTCGGCGCGCGTAGCGCCTGGGCCCAACATCGGAGGCGGAGATGAAGGAAGGGCAGACCGCGGACATCGAGCTCGAGCCCGTCGACACGGTGGTCGAGCAGGTGGTGCCGGCCCCGCCCGGGGCCGGGGAGATTGTCATCCCGGATATTCTCATGTTCGAGGAGGCCGTGGAGCTGGCCACAAACCTGGCCCCCGACGGCCATCTTTCGGAGGGCATCTACAACGAGATCATCGACAGGCTGGCCCCGGAGTCCCATGTGGAGTTCAGCCTCGCCCTCGCATCCCGGGGAGTGATCGTGGTGCCCCCGATGGCCCCGCCCGACGCCGAGGGGCTGCGGGAGGCCCGGCGGATCGTGATGGGCAGGGTCGAGGAGGGCGGGGGGCTCGACGAGGCGACATACCGGGACCTGCTGGCGAGGTTCGGCCCGGGCACGGGCATCTACCTGAACCAATGGATCGTCAAATCCGGCATCCCGATCGCCGGCGACTACAAAAAGGACCTCAAGAGGAAAATACCCGTCAAGCCGAAGACGAAGACAATCACGCTCGAGAGGCGCAAGAGAATAATTTGAAGGAGTCGGTCAGGGAATTTGTGTCGATCTGCGCCGGGGCGGTCCCGGCGCCCGATCCGGTCTACGAGTTCGGATCCTTCCAGGTCGAGGGCCAGGAGGCGATAGCCGACCTGCGGGCGTTCTTCCCGGGCAGGGCCTACGTCGGATGCGACGTCCGGCCCGGGCGGGGGGTGGACAAGATCATGGACGTCATGGCCATCCCCCTGCCGGACGAGAGCGTGGGGACGCTGATCTTTGTGGAAACGCTCGAGCACGTGCCCGATCCCTTCAGGGCGATGGCCGAGACACGAAGGGTGCTCGCCCCCCGGGGAATCCTGATCATGTCGACCTGCATGATCTTCCACATCCACGACAAGCCCATCGACTACTGGAGGTTCTGCCCGGACGGCATCAGGCTTCTGCTCAAGGGCTACGGCAAGGTCGTCCTCGAGACCCTCGGGGCGCACCCGAAAATGCCGCACTCGATAATGGCCCTGGCGTCGAAGGACCCGGGCCTCGACACGGCCGCCCTCGAGCGGTCCCTGGCGCAGTGGAAGAGGAAGAACTCGAGGCCGGTCTACAACCTGAAAACCTGATTGACAAGCGCCCCGAACGGGGGTAATGTTCGGAGTCGCTTGAGACGGGGATTTTGATCGGAGGAGATCATGGCGCCGGAAGAGAGACCCCAAAATCCGCTGAGCATCATCATCCAGGCGATGAGGGAGCGGAAAATGCTCTCCATCGTCTACACCGACAGAAAGGGCGAGAGGACGCAGAGGGCGGTCGAGCCTTACGAGATAAAGGCCGGCGCCCTCTTTGCCTTCGACCCGGCGAAGGGATCGATCAGGCAGTTCAAGCTGCCCAACATCGCCGACCCCCGTATGCTCGAGGCTTCGTTCGAGCCCCGGTGGCCGGTGCGCGACATGGCGGAGGCGTGATGAATAGCGAAGACAACGGATTGGAATTGTTTGATGATAAAACCGTTTTAAATGGAAAAGATGAATTTAATTTCTTTAAAATATGGCCTTCGGAAAAATATCCTGGTTATTTTTATATGGACAGAATTTGCCTCAAAGATCCCCCTGCCTACGGAGAAACAACCAGGCGTCCAATGACCAAAGAAGGGATATTTCTTCTTTTAAAGTACCTTGAGGATGAGAAAGAAATAATAACGGATCAAATTGAATGGCAAGGCGAGAAGTGGGATGGCGAGGAGTGGAATCCCCTTGATTGTCCTCTGAAAAATAAAAACAAAGAGAATGTTTATTTTATAGAAGCTATCGGTACGGGATTTGTGAAGATAGGCAGGGGTAGCGGTATTTGCAGGGTTGTGGAACTGCAAAACGGTTGTCCTTTTCCGCTAAGGCTGATTTGCGAAATTCAAGGAAAGCCTGGTCTTGAGCAGAAGCTTCACAAGAAGTTTAAAAATAGCATTTTCCGAGGCGAGTGGTTTTATATTTCTCAAGAGATAAAATCCTTCATTGAAAAATGCAAAATAATAAATTAACTGATTCTGAAAACAAGTATAGGATACTGGCAGAGGTTCCCTCTTGCTCGGGAGTTTACATTATCAGAATTCCTGGCATAGTTCTTTATGTTGGCCAGAGCGTTTGCATTAAAAACAGGATCAAGGCACATTTTGATTCTTTCCCGATGGTGCGGTGTTTGAAATTTTCCGATTTGAGCATTGAATGCCTGCCGACCACAGATAGATTAAATAAAGAAAAGGAACTTATAGAAAAGTTACAGCCTCTCTTTAATAATCGATCAAGCCAATGGGTCGGCATGGAAATAAAATCTATCCTTACCGGAAAAACATATATGGAATTGCTCGAAGAAGAAATGGCCCAAGAAACCGATGGTGATCTTTTAATGTTATATGAAATTATCAAGAAACAAAGGATATTATGTCAGGAAATGAAGGGGCAGTTTTCGGCGAGGGTTCCCGCCCGAGACGAGCAGGAGGTTTGAAATGGCAAAAAAGGAAATAGAATTCCATCCCTTGGCGAACATTTTTCCCTTGATGCCCGAGAAGTTAATTTGCAGACTCGCCGATGATATTAAAAAAAATGGCCTGCAGGAAGTAATAACTATTTTTGAGGGCAAGATTCTCGACGGACGTAACCGATACCTAGCCTGCCGAAAAGCCGAAGTTGCTCCATTATTCAAGGATTTCAAAGGTAACAATCCTTTAGCATTTGTGCTCTCTTCAAATGCCAATCGTCAGCACTTTAACGAAAGCCAGCGGGGCTTGGTGGGGGCGAGGCTGGCGAACTTGCCTCCCCATAGACCAGAAAATAAGTCCGCATCAATGCGGACTTATTCATATACCCAGCCCGAGGCCGCCAAGCTTCTCAATGTCAGCGAGCGACTGATCCAGTATGCGAAAGTGATCCTAGAAGAAGCACCGGAGGAAGTGCCGGCAATAGAACAAGGCGACAAAACAATAATTCAAGTTATCAGGGAAATAAAAAGAAAAAATATTCAACAGAAGATATTGCAGGCCCCAAAGGGAAAGTACCGGGTGATCTACTCCGATCCGCCGTGGCGATATTCGGACGACATGGTTGGGCTCGACGAGAAGGGCTACGGGGTGGCGGCGGAGCGGCACTATCCCACGATGTCGATCCAGGAGCTGTGCGACCTGCCGGTCAAGGACTGGGCCGACGAGAATGCGGTCCTGTTTCTGTGGGTGACGAGCCCGATGCTCGAGGCGTGCTTCAAGGTCATAAACGCCTGGGGGTTCGAGTATACGACGAGCATCGTCTGGGACAAGGACGCCCACAACTTCGGCCATTATGTGAGCGTCAGGCACGAGTTCCTTCTGATCTGCACCCGGGGGTCCTGCCTGCCCGACACCAAGAAGCTTCTCCCCTCCGTCGTCAAGATCAAGCGGAGCAAGACCCATTCCGAGAAGCCGGAGAGGTTTAGGGAGATGATCGACGAAATGTATTGCCGGGGTCAGCGAATCGAGCTGTTTGCGAGAAATCCCGTGCCGAGGGGAAATTGGGTTTATTACGGGAACGAGGCGGATTTGCCCGATGGCAGTGAACGTTGAGAACATTCCGCTGAAGCCTTATGGGATTCTTCAGGAGCAATCCGACATCAGAGTGCACGTTTCCATATCGACCAGAGCTTTTTATGTTTTCAAAACGGCAGGGGTTCGGGATCTTATAATAAGCAATCCGGACAAATACAAAATAGCAAAAGCAAAACAGCCGGGTGTTGTCGGCGTGACGGCGGAAGGCTGGCTAGTCCCCGTCGAGGACGTGCCGGATTTGAGACGGGTGGAATGGAACGAAGGGGGCTTCCCTTGGTGGGACAGCTTCTCCGAGGAGGATGCGACAAGCGAGAAGGGCAGGAAGGCCACCATGATGGTCAAGTTCCTGCTGAAAAAAGGTTTGATACCATTGTGGGCCGAATCCGAAGAGCCATCGGACAACAACATTCAGATAATGGGGGTGGATATAATTTTGATAAAGAATCTTCGCCTGCAAGTTAAGTGTGACTGGCGTTGCGGTCCAAGGCCGGATGGTAGTGGAAACTTCTTCATCCAGAAGGCCGAAATAAATCCAATGAAAAAGTTCTGATCCTTGAGGAGGTCTGGTGGGGAAAAAGAAAGCAATTGAGTTCGACGGCTGGGACGATCCGAATTTCGTTCCGGCACCGCAAATATTCTACGACCATTACATGGCCCATTTGACGCTGGCCGAGACCAGAATCCTTTTGTACCTGTTCCGCCGAACCTACGGCTTCCAAAGGAGTAGCGACACGATATCGATATCCCAAATGTGCAAGGGGATGAAATCCGCGGACGGGAGGAGGCTCGACGACGGAACGAACATGAGCAAGAGATCGATCCTGCCGGCGCTGAAGTCCCTCGAGGAGAAGGGCATGATAAAAAGGGAGCGCCAGAGCGATCATTTGGTCGGAGACAAACCAACTCGATACAGCCTGAGGTTCAGGGGCGATCCCCCAATGGATAGAAAAATCAGGAAGGCCGCCTGGAAGTAGATGAATTTATTGCCCGTGGGGAAGGAAGGTGACCACGGGGGGCGAAATGTCTTCGCCTCTCCCGTGGCGATGTTCTTTCCCCACACAATATACAGAAACAGGATATACAGGTTTATGGGTGTATTAATTTCTTCTCTTCAGGAAATGATCACTGATATGATAGGCGGGAAAACAAAGAAGCGGGATAATCCAAACAAGGGGTGATAGGCATGGGATACGAGGGGGCGGGGCAAGTGCGGGAAGAGAGTTTTGCGGATTTTTTGAAAACACTGAGTTTTTATAATATAATAGAGCAGGAGATAAGTTCATCGGTCATGGCGAGCAGGGAATGGATGAAAAGCAGATTCGCCTCTTTCCTTAAGGGACCGGCCCGGGAGTGGGATCCGGGGACGCTGGAGTTCTGCCGGGCACAGTGCCCGGAGCTGGCGGAGGCCGTATGTAAGGGGCTCCGCACGGCGGAGGCGATGATTATGGACGGGGCGGGAATGGCCGAGTTTGAGTCCGTAATAAAAAATCTCGAGGAGTCTTGCCGGAGGGCGATGGATGCCCGGGCGGATGAAAGGCCGTTTTAACACCCCAAAGGAGGAGGGTATGGATTATAAAATTGGGCAGATGGTTGAGGTCGACGGGGAGTTTGGAAATGTGGTCGGATACGAGGGCGATTACGCCCTCGTTTTCATGCTGAGGCGGGGCGAGACCGTGCCGGTGGATCCGGAGAAGATCGCCGGGATCAAGGCGGAGGCCGCAGCCCCCAAGCAGAACACCGGGGAGCCGGAGGAGCCCAAGGGGGCGGCGGACACGGCCATCAGGCTGTGGTCGATGGGCTACCGCGGGCAGCACCTGGCCGACCAGATGGAGGAGCTGGGCTTCTCGAAGGCCGAGTCCGAGAAGGCAATCGCCGCCGCCCAGGACGAGTACCGGGCCCGGAGGGAGGACGGCGGGGGGTACTGGGAGATCCAGAAGGATGAGCGGGTCAAGCTGGCCACCGGCGAGTGGGGAAGGGTCGTCGAGGCGGAGCGGGACGAATCCATCGGCGTCGAGTTCTCCGACGGGAAGCGGGAGCTGATCCTGGTGTCCGACCTGGACGACAGGTTCCTGGCCGGCAGAAGGCTGATGGGCCGGATCGACAATCTGATCGGGATGATCGAGGGTTCGCTCGAGAAGGGGGCGGACGAGGAGATCGAGATATCCTATCAGGCGCCCGGGGGCGGGCGGGAGCGCAAGCGGTTCCGCAACCAGGAGGAGATGGGCAAGTTCCTCAAGGAGATGGAGGAGTCCGGAAAGGGCAAGGTCGAGATCGAGGTCGGGGCGGCGGAGGAAGAGGAGATCGAGATCGCATATCAGGTTCCCGGCGACCCGTTCAAGCGAAAGAAATTCAGGTCCGAGAAAGAGGTGCAGAAATTTATCGAGAAACTCAAGGACAAATATGGCGAGGGGATCAGGCTCGACATCAGAAGGCAGGCGGCGGAGCCGGCGCCCGAGCTGGAGACCGAGCCGGAGGCCGGACCCCTGCGGGAGGAATGGAAATTTCCACGCGATAAGGTGAAGCCTATTGTGGAAATCGTTCCCGATGAAATCAGAAAGGAAGTGGAAAAAGTCGAGAGACAAACCATTAGGCCACTCGAACATACCTTGATTGACCGCATGGAGAAGATGTTTGCTTTATACCAGGATCTTGAAATAAGGGAGACCGTACTCAAAGAACTCAAGGCTAAAGCCAAGCAAACATACGAGGCCCAGGACGCCGAGTACAAGACGCTGGACAAACAATACCGGGAGCTATTTGCCGACTTGATGTCGCAAATAAGGAGCATGGAAGGCAAGGCCGAGGATGGGAAAAGCATCCTGCGGAAATGGAAGGATGTGCTCCTGCGGATAAAAGTCCAGATCCAAAGATCCGAGGGCAAGCCGCTGGTGGTGGACGCTGAGGAGGGTTACGAACTTCTTCTGCAGAGCCTAGCGGACGAGCTGGACGATAAGGCCCTACAGACTGTGTACGACACCATCCAGGCGATCATGGACACGAGGGAGGCTGGCGAGGAGTGGATGGAGCTCGAGCCGAAGGGGGTTAAGTCGCCCGGGCTGGTGCCCGAGGGCCGGACCGCCGGCATCCTCGAGGATGTCGGAAACCTTTTCCGGGGAATATGGGACCGGATCAGGGATCTTGGCCGGAGGTTCAACGAGGCCATGATGGGTGCCGAGAGGGTAAACAAGATGGTCGACGACCTCGAGACTACCCTAGACATGGCCGAAACGAGGTCCGCCGCCAGGCGGGCCGTCCGGGGGAGGAATGCGGTTCGTCGGTAGGATCGACGGAGAGGATGTGGAGATGGACATCACCCGCCCCCCCCGGGGGGACGGGCAGAGCTTCTGCGACGAGGCCGTGATATCCGACGCCCGGAAAGGCATGGAGCTATCCGTGCCGGTTTCCACAATCGTGGAATTTTTGACGGAGGACTGCGGGATGGATGTGGTACCCCGCCGGTCCCTCAGGGAAAAAATAAAGGACTCGGCCTCGCCCGATATGGTTCGCAAGGCCGGGCTCGTCCGGGACCGGATGGAGGGCAGAACGGGGTCGCCATACATGAGAGGGAATCTGAGGGTTGTAAAATAACGGGATCGTGAAAGAGAACGAGAATGAGACGAGGGCAGGTATCCAACCAAGGGTTTGAAAGCAACCGCAGGAGGTGTTCATGGCCGCCTCGATATCTCACGATCCAACCAGCAATGTCTTCACGATAATCGCCGACGACGGCGAGATGATGTTGGGCGTCGGGATCACCCACGCCAAGGAAATTCTGAAAAGGGAGCCGTTTCTGCTCTCGGAGCCGCAGGCACGGGAGGCCGTGCTGCAGGCGTTCTCGAGGATCGGGGCGCCGTTTTCTCTTGAGATCATAAAAAAGATCGCCTCCGGCAGGCCGATCTTGGCCGTCAACGCCTCCGAGATCATGGCCCTCGCCCTGTCCGGGGACACGGCCCGGTCCATCAGGGACGAGGATGTCACGGACGATAACCTGACCCAGAACCTGGCTAGGGCGACAGACCTCTCGAAGAAGATCGGGACGGCCTTCGCCCAGATGTCGGACGCCGTCAAAAGGAAGATGGCCACGATGGGAACCGAGCAGAAGGCGGACAAGGCGCGCGAGGTGGGGGGCATGGCCGATGTGCTGACCGCCATCATCGACGCACTCAGGACCGTCGGAAGGCTGTAAAACAAATCAACCGAGAACGGGAAGAGAAGAGACGAGACCGAAGGGAGGGTCGGAAAAATGGCACTGATAATCAAGGCAAACAAATACGGGAATCCGAGACAACAGGCCGCATCCTCCCCCATCTCCGATAGGGAGATGGAGAGAAGGCGGGAGGCGATGCAGAAGTTCGCCCCGATGCTTAAGGGCCGGGGCATGAACCCGATGCGGATCCGGGGGCAGATCCCCGGCACCATGACGATGGACCAGGCCGGGACGATCGGGACCCCGGGCACAGGCGGGCGGGGGCAGATGATAACCTCCTCCCCAATCTACTACGATCCCCGGTTTTACACCCTTGACCGATTCTACTTTCCGCGGACGAGGGAGCAGGCTTACGCCATCTGGAAGATTTTCTATGACCGTGACCCGGCGTGCGGGGTAGGGACGGACCTCTACTGTTGCCCCAAAGATGAAAAGATAATAGTCAATTCCGGGCTTTATGATGCAGGAAAAATAAAGGCGGGCACGAGGATTGTCGCAAACGGCGGGTACGAGACCGTCCAGAAGACATTCGAAAGGGACTTCGACGGTGATCTTTTCAGAGTGGAGGGCGTTGGAATGATGCCCTTCAGGATAACCAAAAACCACTCCATACTTGCCGTGCACGGCGAGTGGGTTCGTAACACCGATCCAAACAAGAGCAGATGGCGATTGGAGTTGAAGGGAGAGTCCTTCACCCCCGTGCAGGATTTCAATCCCGAGAGCGATTTCCTTAAGGTTCCCAAGCTCAGACAATCGATAGGCGAGCACACCGTGGATCTTCTGTCCTTGATCCAGTCGGAGCATGTTGTTTCCATCAAGAGCATGGATGGCGAGGATTACATTTGCATTTATTGCGGGGGTGGATCGGCTACCAACCATTATGTGCGGAGGTTCATAAAATTCGATTCTAATGTGGCCGAGTTGCTCGGATGGCATGTGGCCGAGGGGCATGTGGACAAAAGAAGTCGCGGAGTACAGTACTCCTTCGGTTTGATGAATTTGCTACAGGCGGTTCGGGTCTGGCAACTATTCAACGATGTGTTTCGCTTCCGGGATAAATCCGGGATCCTTAAAAAACCGATCAGCCTTGTGCGACGGGGAGGCAGATACAGGGTGATGCTCTCCTCGAAGATAGTTAATAGATTTCTGCATGAGATGTGTGGTCCTCATGGTTCGGTAAAGAAGGTTCCGCAGCCAATAATGGAGGGTCCTCGGGATTGGGCATCGGCTTTTTTGATGGGATACCTTTGGGGCGATGGGCATTTGTTTGGCAAAGGCCATGATGTGCGGGCGGGAAGCATATCGATGGCACTCTCCTACCAGATACAGTTGTTGGCCACTAAATGCGACTGCTTTTTCAGGATGCACAGAAGGCCAGCGGGGAAATCGAGGAACCGGGATTTCTACTCGCTCGACTGCACAAAGAAGCAGGTGTATCCAAACATATTCGGATGGGATCCTCCCGGGGGCAAGAAGGTTGAGAATTACATCAGGGACATGGGGGATTATTTCCTCGTCCCGATATGGACAATAGAGAAAAGCCATTATTCAGGAAGGGTGTGCGGGTTCAAGACGCCCAGCTCTACATACTGCGTTCCGGCGGTTCTTCACAATTCCGATCTCCCGTGGAGCGATTTCGACATCCTCGGAATCGACGACCCGAAGGTCAAGCAATTCTACGAAGATATGTTCTCGGAGCTTAACCTGCCGTCCATCCTCCCGCAGATGACGAACGAGTATTTAAAAATGGGGGTGTGCGTCCCCCATCTGGTCCTTGACGGGCGCACCGGCTATTGGAGCACGGTGTTCGCCCACAACCCCAACTACATAAGAGTCACACCCATCCCCATCCCCGGGGCCGAGCCCATGCTCGACCTTAAGCCCAGCCCGGAGCTGAGGGATTTTGCCGTGTCCCGGGACCCGCGGGTGATGACCATGAGGGCCCTGTTGCCCGATGTTTTCATCCAGAGGCTGATGGCCGGAATGCCCATCCCCCTAGACCCGATAAACGCCACCTATCTGGCCCGCAGAAGCTCCCCCTACGATCTCGAGGGGGTTTCGCTCTATAGCCGGGTCTACCGCATAAACATGATCGAGGACTTCCTGACCAATGCCACCATCGCCGTTACGCAGCGGAACGCCGCCCCGATACGGCTTTTCAAACTCGGGGACCGGGACACCGGATGGCTCCCGGAGAAGGAGGACGAGGAGGCGTTGGCCGAGATGCTGGCGGCCTGCGAGACCGACCCGATGGGCGCCATCATCTACCACTATGGGATCGAGGTGGAGTATGTGGGGGTGAGCGACAAGGCTTACCTGCTGGGCCGGGACTGGGACATGATCGAGCGGATCAAGTTCTTGGCGATGGGCATAAATAAGAGCTTCCTGCTGGGCGAGACCTCGTTTGCGGCGGCGGTGGCTGGCCTGCAGACGATGGCCGAGAGGCTTCTGGCCCTGCGGGACAAGTTCGAAACACTCTGGATATACCCCAAGGTCATCAGGAATGTCGCCAAGATGAACCAGATGTATCGGCGCAAGGCGTGCGAGCTTTCCCACCGGATCCGCACCACCGCCCATATTGATTCCAACCTCATAGTGCCCAAGATCAAGTGGCGCAAGACCCTCGAGCCCACGCAGGACACCTCGCTCCTCCGGGTCTGGCAGGAGATCAAGGATAAGGGGATATGCTCCGACAGGACCTTGGCCTCGGGGGCGGGGCTCGACATAGACACGGAGCGAAAAAACCTGATTGAGGAGGCCGAGTACCGCAGGAAATCGCTTAAAGACCACCCGGAACTTATGCCCCAGGAGGCGTCGCTGATCAGAAAGGCGTTGAAGCATAGGATGTCAAAAGACAAGGACAAGACCAATGGCCGGCACAGGTACCACGCCCCCTCGCACATCCTCGAATCCAAGATATGGGACCGGGAGGGCAAGTACGCCGGGATATCCTACCAAGACATCGAGCCCATCGTGGAGCTACTCAAAGACGGGACCACCTCCGATCCAGAATGGGAACGCATCAAGGCCGATTGGGGGCCGATAGGGGCGGAGCTTGACCGAAGGGGCTATACCGAGGAGCAGATCGAGCGTGTGGCCGATATTCTGCGCGAGGAGGGCATACAATCCGGGGAGCACGAGATTCTGGACATGCTGGAAGGATTCGAGCAGAAAATAAGGGAGGAGTCGCAGAAACATGAGAGGGGTCTTTCGGGGAGCAAATTCCTAGCCGGGCACGATCCAGCTAGGATCAGACTTCCGGGGCAGGACAAGGGGGTTGATCGGCAGTGAAGCCTGGCCACTTGTTATCCCCGGCCCTGGCCAGGGGGTGTCATCTACCCAACCTCGGGCCGGGGAGCGTTTAAAAGCCATTCGGGGCCGGAGATTAAATATTAAAGGAGGGGGGAATGGACAGGCGGGCGAAGCTGGTCGAAAGCGACCTCCAGAAGATAAAGGACCTTTACCAGGACGCCACAGGGGCCATAGAGGCGGTGTCTGCGGTCCGGAGGGATTTCATGCTGAGCCTCGGGTCGGATGGATATGCTTTGTCCGACGAGACTTGGGCGAGGGCAGACGATGAGCAGAAGGCGTCCATCAGGGAGATGCAGTCGATCATTTCCGAGTCGGACGAGCTTCTCCTAAAGGCGAAGGATTCGTTGCAGTTGTTGTTATCGATCTTAAGCTATATGAAAGGGGGAAAATTTATGGCTTCGATTCGGGATTTAAGGATGGAGGCGGGGGCAAGGGCGGATCTGACGGACGAGGATGTGCGGTTGCTCGAAGGCGTGGCCGATCTCGCCCTGAATTTTCCGGGCGTAAGATCGGCGGTCCCGGATCTCGAGGAGATGGCGATGATGGCCGACGATTTCCTTAAGGCGACGCCCTCCGCCGCCACCATCGGGGGCGACGCCACGGTCCAGGCCAAACTCGAGGAGATGTTGAATGCATATGGGGAATTCATGGTGGCCGCAGATGATGTGAAGACATATGCGAGAATAATCGGCAAAGCGGCGAAGTGGCTTTTGGCCGCCGGGGCTGGCAGGTAGGGGGGGCGGGAGGATGCCATACGGAAATTTCGCCACATTCTCCGAGTCCCCGGAATATTGGGAGATGATCGTCGAGGCCATGCTGGACGCACAGGACCCGGCGGAGGCCGCTTCGGAAATAGCCAGTCTGATTAGAAATTACATAGACGAGGTAGTCCGAAGGGCCATGCCGAAGCTCATAAGGGATATAGTTGACGATGGGCTGATATCCCGGCAGGAAATGGATGAGAATTCCTCGATGCTACATGTGGACATGGTCGACAGCTATTGGGATGTCATCAAGACCGAGCTTGAGAAGATAAGGGCTCTTTTTTAGGGGGGCAAATGAGGCTTGCGCGGAACATCGATGAGATTGAGGGCCTGCTCGAGTCGCTCGAGGACGGTGCCTTCGATCTGGTGGGGGTGGCGGAGTACCTGATCATCATCCTTGGGGACATGGAGGACACGGGGGTGGGGATGGATGTGATTCGCCTAGCGGCGGACGAGATCGCCGGCCAGATGGACGAGGTGCTGGACCGGGTGGAAATAATCCGGACGGAGATGTTTGCGGCGGTCAAGGCCCGGCCCGAGCCCACAAGTGCGGAAAAGGGCGATTCGACATTGGAGTATTTTTTCCAGTGAGGAGGAAACATGCCGAGAATGGTTGAGGATCCGGTAAGCATCGAAGAGGCATCGGAGGAATTCAAAGACGAGATGATGGGCCACTATGAAGAGATGACGGATATCTTCGACGACCTGGAAGAATGCCTGCAGGAATTTGTGGCCTATGCGGCGAGGGGGGACGAGTTGTTCGGCGGAAAACTGGGCGAGGAAACGAACAGGCTGGCCGATGCCATAAGGTCGGCAATACAAGGCGTTAGGAGTGCATTGAGGCCCGTGGTGGATCAAATATCGAAGATCAAGGATTTTTAAGCAAAGGGAAAAATGCCGGCGAGCGACAAAACCCTTTCCATGCTTCTGGATCCGGCAATAAGCCGGGACTCCAACGGCCTGCTTATAAACGGCAACTTTGCCGGTCAGCAGGAGCAGACCCGGTTTCTGGCGGATCTGCTCTACCGGATAAGGCCAGCCAAGATTCTGGAGACCGGAACCCTCGGCGGGCTGTTCTGCTACTTCGCCCTAGAGCTTCTGAAAAAAACGGCCATCTTCACTTTCGACATCGACCCCCATGCTCAAAAGGCGGTGGACATTTTAAACGAGCATTACGGAAACCGGATAAAATTCACCCTGGGGGACAGCAAGGCGACCCTGCGGGCACTCGGCGAGCCCGGGATCAGGTTCGCATGGATAGACGGGGGGCATGACCAGAAGACCTGCTTCTACGATTTACGGAACTGCTCGAGGCTGGGGATCCCCCACATATGCGTGGACGATTACAAGATGTGCCCGGGGGTGAGGCCGGCCGTGAGGGATTTCTGCGGGCTGGGGGCGTATGCGGTGGCCGGGGCGGACGACTTCAAAAAGGACAACAGGGGAATTGTCTATCTAAGGAGACAGGTCAAAAAGAATAAAACGAAAGGGAGGCAACATGGATCGGGATCGGTTTAGAATGAGGCGGTTTTCGAAGGTTTACCCCTCGGAGCGGAGGATGTTCCTTCCCAAGCCTCCGGTATGGGTGGCGGACAGGGATCTGTGGGAGAAGATTTCCAAGAAGGTCGGCGGCTACGGGCGGGGATATGGCTGGTCCCTGACCGAGGCCACGAGGATCTACCGGGAGGAGGGCGGCGCGATCCGGCGGGCACCGGCCCGGTTCGACGAGTACAAGAAGGCCTCCCGCATGCGGGCGAGGATCGCCCGCCTCGGAGTTCTGCGGGCGGAACGGGAGGAGAGGCTGGGGGCCCCTCGCCGGGATCCACGCAGAGGGGGATCGGACATCTGGGACGAGTTGGTTGGGGGTTTTGCCGGCCCGGAGGAAATCGCCCACGGTCTAAACATTATGCTCGAGACAGCCGAATTGATCTTCGAGGCCATATCCACTATTCCTCGGGCCAAGATTGAAAAGGCCCAACAGAAGTATGAACGCAGAATGGGCCTGGAGGAGTCGGACCGGCCAGTATCCCCACACCTGCGGATGGGGGCTAAGGGTGCCGGGAGGGTGTCGGAGGCTGTCGGATCAATAAGAAGGAGGATGGGCATGGCGATGGGGGACATGAAGGCCTTCAACCAGAGGTTTTTCAAGGATGTCCCGCAGGGGAAGGACATCAAATGGTACGGCAACAAGGGCGTGCTCGCACTCCCCGGGGGAAAGAATGCGGAGATAAAGCTGAACGACAGCCACATTTCTCGTCATTATGACGAGTATGTCGTGAGCATCATCGACGCCACGGGGCACGGGAAGATCACATCGCATCGGTTCCCCTTCGAGCAGTATTTGGACCCGAGCAAGCGCAAGGATAAACGGGGGGATTACGAGGGGTTCTACGCCTGGCAGTACTCGTCGGCACAACCGCTGGAATGGTACATCGCCGTCCCCTCCGACGACAATGTCCGGGCGATGGCCGAGGAGATCATGAGCTTCATCAAGGACTACACCGTTTAGGGGGGATTTATGGGCATCAACGCCAAGGTGATCAGAATCAGGGAAATGGTGGCCGGGGAAAAACGGACTCCGAGGCGCATGGCCTTGACCGACTTCCCCCGGAATTGGGACGTGGCCAAGGAGGTCACGGACTGGAATTCCGCCCTAGACTTCCTTGACAAATACAAGGACCGGGCCAAGGAATGGTGGAACCAGCTTCTGGACCGCCTAAAGCATGACGACTACGACAAGCCGGCCGGCCTGATAGACAAGGCCCTCGGGGCGATTCCCCTGCCGGCCAGCCGGAGAATCCACAGGGCGGATGTGGACAGATCGAAAATATCGGAGGTGCGGAGGGCGGTCAAAAAGGAGTTCCCCAATTTGAGGTTCAACATCAGGGAGGTGGGGTTCTCCGATTTGGCCAGAGGCTCCCGGTATTTTTTCAGCGCCTCGAATTGGGACAGCCCCGAGACCTTCAAGCGGGTCGAGGAGATCGTCAAAAGCATCGCCCCCGAGATCATCGTAAGCGAGGGGGGCGTGATGATGGGTCCGGAACCCGCAAGCCGGCGGGAAAGGCATCAAAAAAGGAGGGAGATTGTCATGGAAGGAAAATCGGGGATGATCCTGCGGAGGGGCCTGGAGGAGGGGGAGGAGGAATTGGCTACCGTAGAATATGACGATGTTTTTGATGACAAAACCTCCGAGGTTTACAGCAGGATAGAGAGCGAATGCACGGAGGCCGCCGACAAGGTGCAGGAGGCGATTGTCGAGGCCATCAACGAGATGGAGGAATCGCTGGTGGATATCGTGGAGGGCGTGATCGACGAGATGGAAACCGCCCTCGACCGGAAGCTTACCGAAGACGAAAAGGGCGAGGTGAGGGAAAAGCTGGCGGACGATTACAGGGATGTCGCCAGCCAGTTCAGCACTGCGGAGTATGATTTCCACTCCTCGGTCGCATACTGGAACCCGAGGCGGTAGACCGTGCCCGAGTTCAAACTGAAAATAACCATCGATGGCCGGCAGGCGGCGATTATGGTCGTCAGCGCCGACACGAAGGAGGAGGCGATGAGAAACATCAGGGAGCGGATCGACATCTCCGTGGTGGGGCAGGAGCCCCGGGGGTCGAGGCGGGTGCGGAGCCGGAGGTCGCTCCGCGAATGGGCCGACGACATTATGAACGCCGCCAAGGAGATCAAGTCGAAGCAGGAGGAGCTGGGCCAGAAGGCATGGAACATCATAATGCCTTCCCTCAAGGAGATCGTAATCGCCGCACAGGCGATTCAGTATGATCTTTTCTCGGAGTCGTTGCGAAACGCCTCCTTGAGGGAGGTCAAATCCCAGGAAGTGGCCGATGTGGTGTCCGACCCCGGGTTCCAGGAGCTGGTCGCCCCGGTGTCCGAGGGCATAGTACAGCAGATGGGCGAGGTGGTGATGAGGACCGTCGACCAGATCGCCGGGCCGATCGAGGAGGTCCTTGATCGCCCCCTGGCCGAGGAGGAGCTGCCCGATGTCCACGAGGTGGCCACCGACATGGTCCAGGAGTCGCTCTCCCAGGTGTCCCGGGGGATCGCCGAGACCGCCCCGGCTCCCGGGGTCGAGGCCAGAAGGAGGGCCCGTTGGGCGAGGGGCTGATAATGACAAACCTGGTCGAGCTGGCCAGGGGGAGGATCGGCAAGCTCCCGGGCGTGGTGTCCGTGGGGCTGGCGGACATAAGCGGCATGGAGTACCTGTCCGTGACCCTAAAGCCCGGGGCCAAGAAGGGCGATGTGGTCCGGGCGATCAAGAGCCTGGAAAAGGAGGGCGACGGGGCGATCCCCTACGCCATCTGGCGGAAGGGGGAGCCGGTGCCAGAGGAGACGAGGCCCGGGATCCCGGAGCCCAAACCAAGGAAAAAGGGGGGCAGCATGGGGTTGGTGGGGAAATCAATGGCCATAAGACGGATGCTCGGCAAGGAGGGCAAGGAGGCGGTCGAGGCGATGGTGGTCGAGTTTCTGTCCGGGAACCCGACCCCGTCCGACCCGGAGGTGCATGAGTTCGCCGAGGGGATCGGCGAGGATACGGAGGCGGTCGAGGCCGCCTTCTACGCTCTGGCCGGAAAGTTCGTCGAGGTCCTGATGGCGGGCCGGGCCAACGAGAAGGGGTTCAGCGTCGAGGACGCCGACCCGGACGAGCTGGCGATGGGGATCAAGGTCGAGATGGAGCACACCGGAAACAAGGACCTGGCCCAGAGGATCGCCCTGGACCATCTGGCCGAGGCGGACAAATACTATTCGGCACTCAAGGAAATGGAGGCGGGTTTGGGGATCGAAGGGAGGGAGGTCAAGGCCAAGATGATCCCGGCGCTCGAGTTCATCGAGGGGGCCGGGAGCACGCAGCCCTTGGCCGTCAACCGGTTCGACTCGGGGGAGCAGGCGGCGAAGTACGTCAGGAAGCTGGAGTCGCTCGGGGCGAAGGTTTTCATTGACGAGACCTATGGCGAGGGGCCCGACAAGTGGGCGGACGCCATCATGGTGAAGCTCCCTAGGAGCATAACCCCGGATCTCCTCAAGGTGGTCGCCGAGGGAAGGGCCGACGACATGGGCATGCAGGGAGAGTATTTCCGGATGTGGTGGGATTAAACGGGAGGGGGCGAAATGATATCCCAAAAGGCGAAAGCGATAAGGAGCCGGCTGGTGGGGGCAGGAATCCCTCCAGAATGGTCGAAGCGGGAGGACATTCTCAAGATCGATGCCGGCGGAGTTTATGCGGTCTTGAATCGGAAATATCTGGGCGACTACCAATGGATGCTCAAGGAAGCCAATACCCGATGGAACAGTGCCGTGGAGGGATTTCAAGAGTCGTTGGTCTCGGGTGCGGACTTCTGGGCCAATTTCAAGGGGGCACCGATTCAGAATATGACATCGGAGCAGTTAGATATGGCGCTTGATACTGCCGGGGACATCGAGGAGCAAGGACTCGGTTTACCAAAACCTCCCGCCCAATATTTTATCGCCACCGATGGCCAGCGCCGGGTGGCGGTGGATTCGGAGGGATATGAATATTGGAGGTATGTTGGAATCATCATTCCCGAAGCGACAGGGTTAATAAAGCTGGCGCAAATGATGCTGAACGACAATCCCGACATCAAGTACATCGCCATCGAGGAAGATGGAGATTTTATGGCCGGATATGATTCCCGTGGCGAGATGCTCGATGGCATTGAAATAGAGGAAGATTATTCCTTCGGGGGATAGGAGGCGGGATGCGAAGGGAAATAATGGCGATCAGGAGAATGCTTCGGAAGGCCGGACCATATCCATATCTGGAGGAGTCCATGCTCAAGGCGAGCCACTCGCTCGGATTTGCCATCGACGACCTCGAGGAGGCGTCTCGGGAGGCGGAGAAAGCCGGCATCACGGGCATGGCCAACCGCATGGACGAGATCAGGGAGGCCCTGCTGGAGCAGAAAAAGGGGCTGGATTCCAACCTGGGGCTGGCGTCGCAGTGGGGCCCGAGTGGGCCGATGCCGGAGCCGTGGGTGGAGAGGAAAAGGCGATGACGATAACGAGGGATGCAAGGCGCCTGCGGGCGATGCTCGAGGTTTTCGCCGTCCCCGATCCCCTCGGGGGATACATCGGGTGCAAGCAGAAGATAGTCGAATGGATCATGGAAAACATCCCGGAGGAGGCCGGGTGGGGGCTGGACGCCTTCTCCGGTAGTGCCGTGGTGGGTTACAACATGAAGGAGAAGGGCATGAAGGTCTGGACCAACGACGCCCTCCTCTATCCCTACCACCAGGCCCGGGCCCTGGTCCAGAATTCCAAGGAAAAGCTGACCGACGACGAGATCAAGGCCCTCGGGGCGCTCAATGGCAAGGCGGGGTTCATCACCGAGATTTACGGCGGGGTGTTCCTCAGCCCCGGAATCCTTCAGTACATGGACGCCGTGCGGGAGAAGCTCGAGGAGCTGGAGGGGTTCAAGCGGGACATCGCCCTGGCCGCCCTCTGCAAGCTGGCAATAAGGGCCAAGAGCCACGGGCGGTTCTCCGGCAAGGGTGTGGAGCTGACCCCGGAGAAATTCAAGGAGGGATACCCCGAGCTGCTCGGCGCCTACAACGACCTGATCATCGAGGGCGACGAGTGCGAGGCCCACAACGAGAACATATTCGACCTCCTCCCCGAATTCGAGGGGGACTTCGTATATTACGATCCGCCCTACGTGACCGAGTTTTCCAACACCCGGTATGACCGGGACTACAACTTTCTCGAGGTGGTGTGCATCGGCCCGGAGGTCGAGCTGCTCAGCGAGGAGGAGCAAAAGAAAACCAGGAAGGTGGATGTGGCGGGGGACTTCATAACCAAGGGCACCGCTGTGGAGTGGTTCGAGCGCCTGTTCGAGGCGTCGAAGAACATTCCTTTCTGGATCCTGTCCTACCCCGACCATTCCATCCCCACGGATACGGAGCTCAAAAAGATGATCCCGGGCAAGGTCGAGCAGAAAAGCAAGGACTTCGATTACCGGGGGGCGCACGAGAAGAGCAAGAACCGGAAGGAGCACATTTTCATCGTTAAGGTATAGGAGGCGGAAGATGCGGGAAGATAAAAGGATGCTGATTTTCAAGATCGTCAAATACGGCATGCTGGCCACCTTTGCCTGCCTAGGGGTGCTGGTGATGATGGCCAGCGGGCTGGGGACCGGGAAGATCGTCTCCGGGGCTTATTTGGCTGCCGGGGTTTTTATGGTGGCGGTCCCCATCATCATCCTCGTGGTCGATGTCTGGTTTACGGACGAGGGGGACGGGAAGGGTTAAGGTTTCCACGATAGTGGAAAGGTGGCATAAATGGTAAAAACATCGATAATCGGAATCGGCGGGGCGGGTGCCAACATCGTGGGATCCATTTGCGGGGCGTTCAAGGGGAAAAACCTCCCCGCCGAGTTTGCCGTCCTGAACACGGATGTGCAGGCACTCGGATCGATAGTCGAAAGGCATAAGCTGGATCCGGCGATATCCCACCAGATAGGCAAGCGGTCCACCAATGGCCTCGGGGCAGGAAGCATTCCCGAGATCGGGGCTGCCGCCGCCAAGGAGGATATTGCATTAATAAGAAGCCTAGTTCAGGGCCGGGATCTCGTCATGGCCGTGGTCGGCATGGGAGGGGGGACCGGATCCGGGGCCTCCCCTATCCTCATGCACGAGGCCCGGGAGGCCGGAGCTCTGACCGTCTGCTGGATGGTAATGCCCTTCTCCTGCGAGGGGGCCAAGAGGGCCAAAATCGCCCGGGCGGCACAGAAGGAGGCCGAGGCAGAGTCGGACGCCCATGTGGTGGTGGCCAACGATGTGGTCGAGGACTTGGTTTTCAAGGATGCGATGGCGAATATCAACTCGACCATTGGCCGGGGGATCGAGGTCATGATCCAGGTGCTACTTGACCCTAGCCTGATCAACTTGGACTTCGCTGACTTCCGGACTGTGCTCAAGGCCGGGGGCCGGGCACTATTCTCCTTCGCCGGATACGATGGGGAGAGGCGGGCCGGCAAGGTGTCGGACGATCTGCTGAAATTCTCCCTCCAGCCGGCCACAAACACCAAGCGAATCAGGCAGTGCATAATATTCATCCGCGGGGGATCCGACATGAGGCGGGACGAGATCGAGGGCGTATCCACCGCAGTGCAGAAAAAACTGGATGAGGACGCCCTGATGCTCATGGGCGTATCGGTGGGAGCGGAAAAGGGCCCGCTCGAGGCCGTGTTCTTCGGGACGATGGCGGAGAAATAAACCAGGAGGGAAACCATGCCAGTGGACTACGGAAGGTTCAGGGTTGAGTTTGAGGTCGAATGGAACATCAACATCCGCGAGGTTTTACCCGATAACCCGATCGACATCATCAAAGATTTTGATTACCGTCTGGCCAACAGGCTGGTTGCTATGTCCAAGGTGGAGGCGGATTATGACCGCCTGCCCGAGGAACCAATTGTGATCATTATAAAAGGATGGGCCGAGATCGATGTGCCATTGCCTGAGGACACGGAGGGCATGTCGGATAAGGACATCGAGTCGGAGTTGAAGTCCAATGCGAGATACGAGCTGGTGCGGGATCTAAAAATTGATCAAGTGGATGTGGATGTCCTGAGCATAGTTCAGGCGTGAAACATAAGGAGGGCAAGATGCCATTATGGGAAGCCGAAGTGACCATTGGATTCGAGGAGAGCTTGATCATTAAGGCCACGGAAGAAATGGTGAAAAAGCTCTACGAGGACTCTTTAAGCAAGGTGCTGGCGGAGGAGATTCTTGAAAGCCCCGAGCTTAATTTCGGATCTTCGGCCATGCTGGGATCCGTCGACGAGCCGAACATGAGGTTCGGGGTGCGGGGGAAAATCCGGACGGAGGCCAAAGACAAGGAGTCTGCCCGGGCGGATATCAAAGCCAGAATCAAGAGCAAGTTGGAGTTGTCGGGGCTGGGGGTTTACGCCGTGGCCATAAGGAGCATAAAGGAATTGGAGCAGCCGAAGGAGGGCAGGATGCACAACATCGGGGCAGACAAGGGGAGCGTCGCCGAGAAGGCGTGGCTGTGGATCGTTGACGAACTGGAGAGCGACGGCCCTTACAAAAGCAACGACGAGGTATGGGATGCCTTTTGGGAGAAGGCCCACGAGTGGGCAAAGGATCCCGATAACGCCAAGGCCCTAGAGGATGCAGACATGGCGGTGGACGACATCACCGACCACATCGAGGGGACCGAAGACATCGAGATATGGTTCGTCGAGGGTCAGCAAGAACAGGAAAAGCTCGATGATCCCGTCATCGCCCGGATCGAGAAGGTGGAGGAGTTCAAGCGGGGCGGGCCGAACTACGGTGCCGACATCGGGATGAACCCCGGGGATGAGGTGCTCATCTGGCATGACAAAGTGGTCATGTCCTCCGGTGGTTTTCAGGAGGGATATTACCGGGTCGGGCTCCGGGGAAAAATCAACCCGGATGGAACCACCGTCATATTCACCCACTATTGGTGGGAGGACATGCCGGAGGCTTACGAGGACATGCTTTACGATGATGCGATGGCACTTGCAGATTCTGTAGGGGAATAAATAAAGGAGGAAATATGGATCGCAGAGAAATGAGGCGTCGACGGGCGGTTTATGGGGATATTGTTGATTTTAGCATTCGAGATATTTCCGAATTTCAATTGGATAAATTGAGCGACGAACTCGAATCGCTAGGCTTGGCAATGGGGGATGATTACGGCTGGAGAAAGCGCGACAAGACAGGCTGGATAAGGCGGGAGTTCATTCAGGGCGATGTCGCCGCCGCTCTCGAAGAATACGGATTAGTTGAAACGAAGGAGGGCAATATGAGTCGCACGGACATAAGGCGACGGCGGGCGGCGGAGCCGATTCTTGAGATCGAGAAGGCGGACGAAGAGATGCTTGGGGGCCTGTTCGAGAAGGCCCTGCGGGAGGAGGCGATAAGGGGGAAGATAATGGAGATGGCGTGGGATGCGGCGGAGCACATCGCACAGGAAGGTCCCCACATGGATCGGCTTGCACAGATCGTGATGGAGGAGGGGTTTGCCGACAATGAGTCCGACGCCATCGATATAGTCATCGAGCTGGCCGAATGGTGGATGCCCGAGGTATCGGCCATGATTCGCAAAGGCATCGATCAATAAAGGAGGAGGAGAAATGGGCAGGGAATTATTGAGGAGAAGGGCGGTGCACGCCGACGAGCTGGACCCGGAAGATGTCAAGATGCTCGGGCGACTGTTCGTCAAGGCGATAAAGGGGGTCGAGAAGGAGATCGCTGGCGAGGTGGAGGAGTTCGTCATGGAGCTGGTCCTGGGCGGACCGCACCAGAAGCTTCTCTGGCAGATCGTGATCGACGAGGGATTCGCCGGAGACACGGACGAGGCTTCCGACTTGGTGATCGACCTGACGCACCTGTGGGAGCCGGAAATCACGAGGATCGTCCACGAGGCGATTCCGTAGGCATGCTGGAGACCCCAAAACCCAGGGTCGTCTACGATCTGGACGGGACCCTGTGCGAGTATGCATACCCGGACTTCGGGCCCCCGCGGTGGGATGTCATCGAGACCGTCTGGGAGTTCAAGCGGGCGGGGTTCGAGGTGTGGGTGAGTAGCTCGAGGACGAGCCCGCTGGCCAACCCGGACCCGGCGGAGAGGGAGAGGCATTTCCAGATGATGCTGGCATTTCTGGAGGAGATCGGGTTCCCGGCGGACTATGTGGACGACGGCACCCTGGGGAAGATCCCGGGGTTTAAGATAGACGACGAGTGCGTGTCGGCTTTTAGGGCGGAGGATATCTTGGCCGCCCTAGGCACGATGATGGATTAAAGGAGGAAAGATGCCCGACATATGGAGCTTTGACACGGTCATCGAGATGATCGTCGAGGATGTGGAGGAGATGATGAGGCAGTATTGGAAGGAAGAGCCGACGGAAGGATCCCGAGTCATGGGACCGTGGATCGGGCTTGCGATGGACGCCTTTGCCGAGGAGATCGCCGCCCGGGTGGAGAGGGCCGTTGTGGACGCCCTTGTAAAAAAGAGGTACGAGATAGTTTAAGGAGGATGCCATGCCCAAATTGACATTCAAGACCGATGATCTGCTCGAGATGTTCGGGCTTCCGACCATCGAGCAAATGGAGGATACCGGCGAGCAGATGGTCGATTATGCCTACCAGGAAAAGGACATCGACGAGACGCTCGAGGATTACGGGATCGAGGACACGGAGAAAAACCGGGAGTCCGTGCGGATGGCCCTGATCGACGCCATATCGTTGGCCACGAGGGGAAACGCCGTGCAGCAGGTGCTCCAGACCCTCGGGTCCGTGCTGGACGAGTTCTCGGATTACAAGTACAGCTACGACATCATGGGCGAGAAGGGGTTCGAGGGGATGCAAGGAAAGGCCCGGGGGATCATTAGCCACAATATCGACTGGGAGAAAACGGTGGTCGAGGTGGCCGACGATTTCGGGCATGTGATCAACGATCTTCTGTCCGGGGAGGGAACGATTCCGCCGGGCACCTATGCCGAGGATTACGACGCGAAGCAAATGCAGGGGTCGTTTCATGTTTTGAGCATGTATTGGGATGTCTACGGCGGGAGGATGCCCGAGGTCGGGGATTTCGACGCCGACATTGATAAGCATTATTTCAAGGAAAGGCTGGAGGAAGAGGGGCTCCTGAAAAAGCCCCGGAGGAGGAGATAAACATGCCCGGCAAAAGACGCCTCGATCTTGGGAGCAGGACATTCGAATCCAGCAGTGTTTTCGACGAGGAGGCCGACGGCCCGATCCCGAGGAAGGAGCAGATGGCCGAGTGGGTGAAGTATATCATCGAAGAGCAGGCGGACCTGGAGGGAAGCTTGCCTGATGATTGGACGGATTGGGATGTGGAGATATCCGGCGAGGTGGCCGGCAAGGAGGACGACCCGGACATGGACTGGTCTTGTGAGGCCGAGTTTGAGCTGACCGATCCGGACGGGCATCCCGCCGTGTGGGGCACCATCTGGGTGCAGGGCCACCACCCCGACCCGAGGAAGATCGATTCGATTGTGGTGCACGAGGTGGGCATATCCGCGGAGGTCTGACATGGAGCGAGAGGCATACATCAGCAAGGAAAAAGGCAAGTGGTGAGTTCGTAGCGAGAAAAACCCCTCCTGGTCAGGAGGCTGCTACGACACCAAGCCAGAGGCCGAGGACAGGTTGGCACAGGTAGAAAGGATCAAGCACATGAAAGGCGGTGCCATGAACAAGGAAGGCGGGTTGCCGAAAACGGAAGAGGAGCTGAAGAATTATTATTGCCCGGAGTGCGGGCAGAACCCCGACAACCCGGAGCAGATCGTCTACGAGCCGAACCCGCATTATTTCTCCCCCTATGTTTGCACCGACTGCGGAAAGAGCGTGATCCCCGTCAGCAAGGACACGGGGAAGCAAATAAGCATTGAGGAATGGAAAAAGGAGCGCGAACTCCTGAAAGGAGGATCGATGGGAAAAGGCGTGATATCTGACGGCATCAAAAAGATCGAGGACATCTTGGCCGCCAAGGAGGAGCCCGAGGAGAAGGCGGAGGGCGGGGAGGCTGAGGGTGGCGAGGAAGAGGAGCTTGTCCTCGAAACCGAGGAGGATGTGGCGGAGCTCTACGAGGAGGCCAAGGAAAAGGCCATTGAGCTTCTCGACGCCGTCATCGAGGCCACCATCGAGGAGGAGGGAAATCCTCCCAAGTGGGTCAAGAACCCGGCGATCTGGGAGAAGGCCAAGGAGGCGGTGGAGCCGTACAGGGATAAGTATGATGAGCCCTACGCTGTTATCTCTTGGCTCTACCAAAGGCTCGGCGGAAAAATTAAGTAAATCCATTGGGTTGGGGGAGAAAACTGCTTCGGCATAACCGAAAGGAGCCGATCATGGGCGTGGCATTGAAGGCGGGAATCGTCAGGCGGGCCCTGCGCACCGGCATGAGGCGGGTGGCCGGATACACGCACTACTGGAGCTATCCGCAGGGAAGCGAGTTCGGGGGCAGGCGAAACGCCCGGGGCGAAGGCGTCGTGGGAGTTGGGGCATGGAACGATTTGCTTGGCGGAATTCACGACATTGACGTCAAAATCGATACCGCCATATCGGCCATCGGAACCGTGGGGCTTGGATTATACAATGCGGATCAAGTGCTCAAGGCCATAAAGCCCGCCCTCAAGGAGGCTTCCGAAAAGCTGGCGGAGGTGAATAAAATCGCTAGGGATATAGCGGAGACCTACTACAGGTAATGCCCAATGAGACGCAGGTCGTACTATCTCGGGATTGACCGGGCGACGCCAGTCGAGAACACCGAGGAGTCCTTCGATATGTATCAGTGGGACCAGACGGTGATGGACGAGCCCCATCCGCCGGCCCGGGTGGAGCAGTACCCGCCCCGGTGGAGCCTCGATATCCAGCGCCGGGAGCGGTGGCGGGAGAGGATGTACCGCCCGTTTCGCACGGACAAGTCCCGCACGCCGGCCTTCATAAAGAGGAGGCGGGAGACAAACCCGCGGGTGGAGATCGGAATGCAGGCGGGCATCATCCGCCTCATCTTGGCCGGGTATTTCGATATCGACCCCGAGAAAATCCACACTCTTTACCACTCCACCCCTTCCACGAATGTGGAAAGCATCATGTCCCGTGGGCTGGTCCCCGGCCCTCCCCATAAGGGGGAAGATCCGGCGAAGCCGTGGCTCAAAAATGTCGTGTGGATGGCCGACAGTCCGGAGGCGGCCAAGCACCACGGGCTCAGGCAGATGGAAAAGAAGGATGTGGCCGGGGGGCTGACGGTGCTCGAGATCCAGTTCGACCCCAAGAAGATCAACCTTTACAAGGCACTGGCCCCCGGGTTTTTCACGACGGACGAGGCAATTCCCCCGGAATGGATCAGGGTGGTGGAGACGGTCAAGAGGGCGGAGACGGGGGCGGATATGCATCCTTTGTTGGCGGAGAATCTCCGCAGGGCCCGGGAGGCAGTTGGAAGATTGGCGGAAAGATACAGGAAGGGATCCTCTTGACGATGAAGTTAGGCAATGAATAGATTTCCATTACATTACCCTTTGAATGCTCGGGGACTCCAGGCTCCCGAGGGTCGGCAGGGTGCGGGCGAGGATGTTCCGCGCTCCGACGGTGTCGGCGTCGTTTGCGTGGCCGCAGGCGACGCACAGAAAGTCCTCTCCCCTGCGATTCAGCATGTCAGTCGTGCCACAGACGGGGCATTGCCGGGAGGTGTTGGCCGGATCCACGGCCACGGGCAGAACACGGTTCTCCCGGGCTTTGAGCTCGATCCGGTTGAGCACCCGCCGGTAAACCCACGGCGACATGGCCTTGCGAAATGCTTTATTTCTGTTCGGCTTCTTTCCGGTCTTGAGATGCTTGAGCTTCTCGATGCCTACGGCCCGGAGCTCGGGCCACGGGAGCTGGTTGACGGTGCGGTTGATGAGGTTGTCCCGCTCCCGGTGGGCCCGGAGTCGGCCCTTGGATCCTGGCCGGCGCCGGCGGACTCGATCCCTGATGCACTTGAAGTCGGTGCCGTAGTGGTGGCCATCGGAGTCGGAGATCAGCTTATTGACGCCGAGGTCGAGGCCGAGGATCCGGCCCTCGGTCTTGGGGGCTTGGTCGGGGATGTCGACCCAGAGGATCATCGAGTCTTCGGAGAGAGAGCATCCCTGAATGATCCTCGCCCCGGGCTGGGCCAGCCACTTGTTGAGCACGGCGGTTTTCCGGGTGGGGATGGTGATCCGATGGCCTTGATTCAAAACCGAGAGTTTGATGATCAGATCAAAGGACTCCTCGCCCTCCTCGACGGCGACGAACTTGGCGTCGAGGGTGGCGTTGCCGTCGAACACCGGGCGGGAGGGGGGTTTGCCGAGTTCCCGGGCGGACCGTTGGGTGGCGATGACGATTTCGATGGCTTGCTTGAGTGCGGTGCTTTTGTACCGAGCGGAGAGGCGGGAGTGCTCGAGGATTTGGTATGGGGGGATTCCGGGTTCGTCCCACAAGTTTTTGATGTAGAAGTTGACGGCGACCCGGTAGGATTCGAGGAGTGCATTAATGGCCCGTCGTTTCCGGGCGGTAGCGAATTTGAGGGTGATTTTGCAGGCCCGCTTCATCGATGGTAATGGTTGATCATGAAAGATATATAGTCAAGAGAAATTAGTTGTTGTGTGATGGAAGTTTCAATATAATACAATGAAGAGCAAGGGTAGGCATCGGGAGAGGAGGACGAGATGAGCATGTTTAAAACGGGAGAGGCGAAGATCGAGGCGGTTCTTGAGCTCTGCTGCAAATGCGGCAAGAACTTCGTCAAGGCCGGCGAAGGGGCGATCTGCCCTGCATGCCTGGCGAAGGCGGAGACGGGCGGGGACCGAGGCGAGGAATGCAAAGGGGCGGGGAAACCCGAATAAATAAGGAGGGATTCGAATGCACTTCATCACGGCCAATGCGAAGGTCACGGCGGCGGGAGTAATGGGCGGGGCCCCGGGGAAGGACATTCTCCGGAGGTTCGGAGCGAGGAAGGAGCTACTCGATCCGCAGATCTTCTCCGCCGTGGCGGAGAGGTACCGGATATCTAGGAACCCCCAGGACTATGTCTACACCATTGCCCGGGCGGTGTCGACGGATGTCCCCAACCACAACGGGGACGCATTCCCCGAGGAGGAGCTGCTGAGCCTGAACCCGCACGCTGGGGTCATGGTCTACCAGACCTTCATCAACGACCCTCTGCACATCGAGCATCTGAGCGACGATCCGACCACCGCCCTCGGGTTCATCCTCGACTCCCACTACAACACCGAGGCCCAGCACGACAAGTTCGTCGAGACCCTTGTGCTGGTGGACAAAAAGAAAAACGTCGCCCTGGCGTCGGAGATCGCCTCCGGGCGGAGGGATTCCTTCTCCATGGGGTGCCTCTGCGAGATCGAGGTGTGCTCCTACTGCAATAAGGCGTCGAGGTCGGACGACGAGTTCTGCGACCACATGATGCACATGCGGATGCAGAGAATCGCCGGCCAGCTGGTCTACGGGAAATGCTACGGGGTCACATTCACCGAGCTATCATCGGTGGCCCAGCCGGCGGACGCCAAGGCCCGACAGAGGTTCCTGCTGGCGGCCTCGAGCCGGCGGAAGGCCGAGTCAGTACCCCTCATAGCGAGGATCGGGTTCTCCGGGGACAAGGCCCGGGAGGTTGCCCGCTATCTCGAGGCCCGCATGGGGGAGTTGCCCCCGGCGATGGTCGAGTTGGGCGAGAAGCTTTTCGGGGAGGTTTGATTGGATCCGGTCAAGCTCCAGGCGGTGTACGCATTCATCGAGGAGGTCCTCGCTGAGAACTTCTACGGGAAGATAGTGCTTAACTGCCAGGGCGGGGTGGTGAGTACGGTGCAGGTGGAGAACACGGTCAGGGTTTCGGATCTGGTGGACGCCATGGGCGAGGCCGGCGAGCCTGGGGAGATTGCGGAGGAGGAGGTACCGGAGGAATGACCCGGGTATTGACAAGGGGTTTCTGCTGGTGTATTTTGGAAGCAATTGAGCATGAAAAGGCGATGAATCGTTAGAGAAACGGAACCGAGTATGTAGGCAAGGGCGAGACGAGGAAAATCGGAGGGCCAATCATGGCGACGGGGACAACCCGAGCCCGGCCCGCAAACCGAGACATCGGACGAGGAGGAAGGCTCCAGCCGAAAAGGCAGGAGCCTTTTTTATTATGGGAAAAATCGAGCTGGAAAGAATGGTCGGAAGGTTCCTGCGGAGGGCCCAGCCCCCCGAGGGCGAGCCCGAGGAGAAGATAGAGGAAGTGGAGGAGAAGATCGATGAGCATGAGGAAAAGCTGAACGAGCAAGAGGAGAAGATGGATGATTTGGCCGACGAGGTGCCCGGATCGGCCCCGGCGGGTTCGCCGGAGCAGGACGAGAACCTGTTTCAGGAGGTGAGGGATCTCAGGAGGAAGCTCGAGGAATTGCTCGAGACCTCGGTCGGGACGCAGGAGACGATCACGAACATGATGGACCTGATTGTCGAGACCAACCCCAACCTGATGGACAGGCGGATCGAAAAGATGAAGGACCGAGTCAGGCCAGACACCACGATTACCGAACAAGAGTTCGGGATCATGAGCCCAGGTTACTACTAAACGGAGAAGGAGGTCGACTGTGGCCAGAAACGCAAATGTACTGAGGGCCTTGAGGAATCGCAGGATTTCCAAGAGGCAAATTTCCGCCCAACCGGCGGAAGAGGCCCCCAAGACCCTGTCCGAGCAGGTGAAGCTCGAAGAGGTCAAGGACCAGATGGAGACCGTCAAGCCTCCGCAGCCGGAAATCACCACCGAGAAGCAGCTTCAGAAGGTCACCGAGGAGACGAAGGAAAAGCTCCCCGAGACCATGAAGCCCGAGGAGCTCTCCGCCCGGGTCGAGGGCGAGGATGTGGTGATTCTCCACCAGCGGAAGCCGGCGTTCGTCATCCCGTCCGCGGGCCTCAAAAAGCTCCAGAAGGAGGTCAAGGGGAGCAGGGGACTGCAGAGCCGCATCCTCAAGGAGGTTTTGAGTGACGGACTGGCGGCGGTCCTCAAGAGGTACGGTGCCAAGAAGGTAGGCGAGGAGAAGGCGAAGGGCATGGAGACGCAGGAGGCTTATGCGGCCATCCGTTCCCATCTGAAACGCTGTCTCCAGCTGGCCTTTACGGCGATGGGCAAGAACATCATGGACAACCCCATCAAGCACGAGTTCCACGAGGCGCTCGAGGCTGCGGGTATCGAGGACCCGGTCCCGGTGATCGAGTCCGCATACTCCCGGTCCATCGGGCCGGCGCTCGAGGCGGCCTTCGCCAAGGCCGATGAGTACTCTAGGCTGACCGACGAAGGGTTCGTGGAGGTGGAGGCCGAGATCGAGAAGGCGGGCACGATCACGCCCCGGGCCGAGAGCAAGGAAAGTGCGGAAGCCGAGACGATGAAGAGGAGGGCAAGCCTCGGATCGCTCACCCCGATGGGGCTGGGCTCCGGGGACCCGGTGGACGAGCGGAGAGCCAAATACAGGGACATCATTCCGAGGATCGGGGTGTTCCGGAGCATGTAGGCCCGTAAAAGAAGAAGAAAGGAATAAGGAGGAAAGACCATGTTAGATAAAAATCGTTGCACCGTGAACAACAGGTTCTCCTATGTGGTGGACCCGGGCATCCAGTTCGAGGCCGGCCAGGTCGGCAAGCTCGTTCTCGGTGCCGACGGGCAGCCCACCATCGAGCTCTGCAACAGCGGGGAGCTTCCCCACGGGATCCTGTGGAACGACAAGGCGCTGGGGATGACGATGACCGTGAACGAGGAAGAGGTGACCTTCAATGTGGTGACCAAGAGCCTGAAACACAACAACCTGGTGGCCAGTCAGGAGCGGGTGACCAACACCGCCAGGACCATCACCTATGTCAAGGGTGTGGACTACAACCTTGACGAGTCCGCCGGCCAGATTTCGAGGATTCCGGGCATGGGCATCGCTGCCAGCCAGAAGGTCCTCGTGACCTACCGGTTCCAGATCCTGGCCAAGGACCTGTACATCTACGGGCAGGGCCAGAATTTCATCAACGACTCCACCCTGGGCTCCGGCAAAATCGCCGTGGCAGAGGATTTTGCCATCATCTACTCCTACATCTACGACACCCAGGTCCCCTACGCCATCGGGGACCCCCTGAGGGTCAAGGACGGCGGAATCATCACCTCCGACCCCTACGAGGTCGGACCGGTGATCGGCAAGGTCATCAAGCCCCCGATGGCCGGCGATCCGGCGCTCGGGTTCGAGACGAGAATAGTGCTGCCGAACGATTAGTATCGGTTTCGGCCAACCAACGAAACGGAGGTGTGAACAATGAGTTCTCCCTACATTACAAAACCGGTGCTGGACAGGCGGACCGGCGAGCCTGTCAACATGCAGGCCTTCGGCGGATTCACCAGAGCGGGGTCCCCGAAGTACAGCGAAAAGGAAAAGATGTTCAATGACGCCGGCGTGATCAACGCCTCGAATCCGGCCGACGCCCTGCGGATGATTCAGCATATCCTCTCGCAGGTCGGCTCCGGAGAGATCCAGCCGGTTCCGGCAATCCCCGAGCGGGCTGTCCCGCCCGAGGAGGTCGTGGCCAGGATCAAAGAGGCCATGCTCGACGAGTCTGGCGTGGGGATGAAAATCCTCGGCCAGGAAATCCTGAACCCCATCCGGGAGGTCATCGACTACGAGGGCTTCTCGAGGAAGGTCCTGCTCCCCCGGCCGGTGGGCCCGGGCGAAGTCGTGAGGTACGACAAAGATCCGTACATCGTGGCCTGGGTCATCGCCGAGGACGGCATCACCCCGGAATCCCGCGCTGGCGGAGCCTATGTCTACCCGCCGGAATTCGAGGTGACCTCCAGGCCGACCATCGAATTGCGGCACATCTACCAGGCGCAGTTCGATATCCTCTCCAGGATCATGGACCGCGCCAGGCAGGGCATCGAGCAGCAGGAGGATGAAAACCTCGTCAAGCTGCTCCGGTCTGCGGCCAATGTGGTCAACACCACGCAGGGCTTCAGCGCCCTGACGGTCAATGCCCTCGAAAACCTGCGGTACGAGGTCGAGAGGCACCGCCTGATCGTCGAGAAGTTCCTCATCCACCGGCGGGAGATCACCGACATCGTCGCCCTGGCCCAGCTGGGCTATGTCGACCCGGTGACCCAGAGAGAGCTGATCATGGCCGGCTACATCGGTTATGTGCTGAACGCCATGATCATCACCACCGCTGGCGTCGGGACCAACGAGTTCAAGGTCCTCGAGCCGGGCGAGGTTTTCGCCGTGTGCGGCGGGGACCACCTCGGAGGCATGCCGGTGAGGGTGGAGCTCTTCAACGAGCCGATCGTCGGGTTCCACGAAGGCAAGCCCGTCCGGGGCTGGTTCTTCTACGAGCTCGTCGGTCAGATCATCATCAACTCCAAGGCGGTGGCACGCGGGGTGAAGATCTAACCGAAAGGAGGCAGATCCCATGTTGGAAAAAAAGAGAGCCATGATCCAGGCCGAGATCGACCTGATCGCCTCCGACCTTGACCGGTCGGGGTACCCGGATCTGGCGGAAGGGGTGGATCGCCTCGGGTTCGAATTCTCCCGCGGGGAGATCGGTGCCGAGAAAGTGACCGCGGATCTCAGGGTAATCAACGCCAGGGTGGCCGAGGACAGGGCCAAGGTCCGGGAGTCCAAGAAGGAGAAGGAGCCGGCGGAGAAGGAAAAAGAGGAGACCGAGGAGGAGCGGGAAGCCGCCCTTAAACAGCTCGATCTTCTGGCCGCCGACCTTGACCGGAGCGGACACCGGCGCATGGCCGAGATCGTCGATGACCTGGCCCGCGAGTACTCCCGGGGAAGCATGAGAGACTCCGAGGTCGAGGCAGAGCTGGACAGGGTCCGGCACGCCATCTCCTACGGGCGGTTCGCAAAGAAGGAAAAACCCGAGGAGAAGGAAGAGGAAGAGAAGGAAAAAGAGGCCAGGCGGCTGCGGATCGCCCGCATGCGCATAAGGCTGCGCGCCGCCCGCCGGGCAAGGGAGATGCGGGAGCGGGGGTTCCGCATCAGACCGCTGGGGCTCAGGGGCGGGCGCCCCGAGTCCGAGGTTCCGGACCGCGAGGCCAGGAGGGAGCGCATTCAAAGGCTCCTGATGCGGTCCAGGCGGGAGATGCGTACCGGCCTGGGGGGCGGGGAGACGGGCTTGTCCCGGATCCGGCGCCCCGACATCCGGGAACGCATGGAGGCCCGCCGGAGGCTCGCCGAAAGGCTCCGGGAGCGCCAGAGGCTCTCCCGGGAAACCGAGCCCCGGAGGCCGCTGCGAAGCCGGTTAGGGGAGCGATACCCCGTCAGCCGGTTTCGGCCCCGCAGGAGCTGGTAGCGGATCATCCCCGGCCCCTCGGGGGCCGTGGAGTGGCGAGACATGGCGGAGCTTGCCGATCTGCTGGGAAAGGTTATCCGCCTGAACAGGGCAGACAGCACGATCAACGGCATCTTCTTCAACCCCCTATTCGCGGAGAGGATGCCGGATCTGCTGCCCTCCCTGGCCGAGGCAGGTTTCTCGTTCGGGACTTCTGAGCATGAGCTGTTCGATGCGGACATCGTGGCGGCTAGGCTCGAGGCCCCGAACGGGAAAAGCCTCGATCTCGGCGAGGTGGCGGTGACCCCCGAAGGGGATATCGAGCCCTCCGGGCTCGTAAGAATAACGAGGCTATTGGGCTTCGTTTCGGAGAATGAGTAGCGACGAAAGGAGGATGAGATGGCGGAGTTAAATCTGAACAGACTGATCGAGGCCAAGAAGGACATCTGGGTCCGGAATCCGAGCAGGGACATGAGGATCAACCTCAAGGTCACCGGCATGGAGGGCGTGCTTCCTGCCATAGACCCGGGGGAGACCAGGTGCCTGTCGGAGGAGCTGAGCTACAAGCAGATCGACGAGAGCGACCTGCGGAAGCTCATCCGCCCGCGGGGGGGCAAGCCGGCCCCGCTGATGTTGCTCGACCCTGACGAGATGGAGGGCACGCCCAAGGTCCCCAAGCAGCTCGAGCCCGTCCCCGATGTGACCGCGGAGGACCAGGAGGCCAGCCGTGTCAAGACGACCATCATCACCGAGGCGGAAGTAAACCCGAGGATCCAGCAGATCAGGCTCTCGCTCACGGGCAAGACGATGGACGCCCATGCGGCCATCGAGGAGCTTCGGAGGCTCGAGCCCAACCTGCAGGATCAGGACCTGGCGTTCATGCAGACGGGGAAGGATGTCCCGGCCGCGGTCAAAAAATGGGCGGCCACGGCCCTCGATAAGAGGCAGAGGCCGCCGGCTCCGGCCCCGAAGGGCAAGCAGGCGGGGCATGACCAGCCGGCCACAACCACATAAAGGAGCGTCGGGAGAATGGCCGAAGAGATCAAATTCCGCGAGGAAGACAGGCATAAATGGTCCGCATTCTGGCGGACCGCCGGGGGAGAGCAGGGATGCAGGAAGATTGCCGAGGAGCTCGGATTAAACGGGCCGAGGTTCGTGAACGCCATCCGGAGCTTCCTGTTCCCGTCCCCCGACCACGAGAGGGCGGCCCGCCTTCTCGAGGGCCTGAGAGAAGTGAGGGAGACGATAAGGAGGGGTGTTTATGAAGGTGACCGATCGGGGATTGGCGGCTTTTCTGTACATGCGGAACATTCCGCTCGTTAGTTGGCGAAAGATCGACGGGGGCAGTGGCAGGGGTGGAAGGCTGGAGTTCGATTTTGAAATAGGCGAGCAGGCGTTCGACGAGCAAAAGATCCAGTACTTCAACTCGCAATTGCAGAAGTTCGACCAGGCCAAGATAAGCCTGATGAAGATCGTCGACAGCGGATCGTATGAGAGAAAGGCCGCCTCCCCCGCATAAAGGGGGGATGGCCCGTTGGAATTCAACGACCAAAACATAATCATCATGCGGAGGCGGACGGCCACCAAGTTTCCGCTGGTGATAGTCGATCCCGAGAAGGATGTCCCCCTCCAGATAAAGAAGGTGACATACTCCTTCGTCGACTCTTTCGACAAGGAGGTTTGGGGCGGGGAGTTCGGGCCGGAGGGGGACCACGACCACGGGATCGACAAGGATCCCACGAAGCCGAACCTTTTCTGGTTTTCGATGGACCTCAGGAAGGCCTTCGGCGGGATCGAGTACCTCTCCTTCTTCGAGTCGGAGCTGCAGGGGGCCGACTCGGAAATTCTGAGGAACTACAAGCTCATCAAATGCCTGGACAACGTCTATTACCGCTTGATGCCAGTCCTCCGGGGACAGATAGACAAGGCGCGGAAGACAGCCCAGCGCCTCGACATCGACGGCAAAGACTATAATTTCGACGGGCTGGACTGGGACTACAAGGACTACCAGCTAGCCACATACCTCGATCTGGGGGTGCAGATGATAAACCTGATCAGCCCCCAGACCTACTTCTCGGTGAACAACTTCCCGCACCAGTATTTCGGGTCGCTCCTGATACTGGCCGCCATGATCTCCGCACTCGACGCGCAGAAGCTTTTCTCGATAGACACGGACTTCGACTACTCCCTCGGGGGCAACGCCATCCGGGTGGACCATTTCACCCCCCTGAACACGTTCAACCGGGACATCGTCGAGCGCTTCAACGCCACGGTCAAGGTTTTCAAGCAGAGATATAGGAGCAAGGGCACGGCGATAATCCAGGTCCAGTACGGGATCGGGCTCGGGCGGTTCCTGAATGTGGTGCCGTCCGGCTGGTGGAGCCGGTTCGGGATAGCCGTGACCCCGCCGTCGATACCGACGAGGTTCAGCAACTGGAGCTGATCGTGAGTCTATTCTGGACAGAGCCTCAGCGAGTATTAAGCCGGACATGGAAGGTCAGTTTGGCCGTCCGGCAGAACCACCATCTGCTTCAAATAGCCGGCGAGCCGGTCTATCTCCTGCGGAGGATCCGGGCCGAGGACAGGGAGCCGATCGAGGGGAAAAACCCCTCCGTGGACATCGACCCGGTGACCGGACTCTATTATTTCAATATCTGGCAGGACCCGTCCGACAAGCCGTTCCCCGACGACCGGAGCATTGCGGTGACGGTAAACGGCGAGGCTTGGCAGCAGGCATTCGACAAATACAGCCTCGTGGGCGGCGACAAGGAGTTTGCCATCGAGATTTTCAGGAACGCCATAACGCCGGCCGGCACCCCGATAGGGGACAAGGTGGTGATCTGGCTGAGCACCCCGCCGTTTGCCCCCGCCGACGCCGTGGCATACACCTACAAGGAAATCCAAAAGACGGTGGACACGAGGACCATGCAGCCGGGTCGGGTGGACTGCCCCGCCGGCGGTTCCGGGGCGGGTCCGGGTGCGGACAGCAAATCCCTATATGGCCTCGAGCAGTACAAAAACCCCCGGTCCATGTGGAGGGGAAAGCTTCTGCCGAACACATTCCCCCTGGCCTTTCCGGATGTCATGCGGGACAGGGTAGAGCTGTCAAACGCCGGATTCGTGAGGATATCGGAGATGAAGCATTGGACCTCCCCTCCCCCCCTGTGCCCGGCGGTGCGCGAGCACGACTATATCGTCCGCAGGACAAACGGGCGCCGGTACGAGGTGACGAATCAAACGGAGATCAGGCTGGGGTACCGGCTGGTCCAGCAGCAGTTTGATGTGACGGAGGTCGACGCCTCGAGCTCGGTGCAGAACATCCCGGTGGAGACGAACTAAATGTATACGATGGAGATCAGGCCATTCAACAGGGCGGCCAAGAAGCTGGCCAACCCGCGGATGTTCCGGGATAGCCTCATCCGGCAGATCCCGATCCTGGCGGACGCCACCTACGGGATTCTGGTCAAGGAGGCCGTCAACCGGGGCTTTCTGGATTTCGCCATGAGCGTGACCCTAGACCCCAAAAGGGGCCGTATTTACACGATCCCCGGGGCGTATGTGCAAAAGGGGCAGGCGAAGGGCATGGAGGCCACCACGCAGAAGGCAATGGCCAAGGACATGCTTGAGAGGGCCAAGGAAAAGGCCGGGGAAGGGGACGAAAAGGCCGTAAGGGGCACGATCAAGCCCACAAGCGAGGAATTGTCCTCCCTTATCAAGGCCGTGGCCCCACGGGCGTTTGATGCGGTACGAGAAGACATGGTGGAGGAGCTGGCATAGTGTTTTACTACCGGCTGACAAAAAAGGCGTCCCTCGAGCTGATAAACTATTTCAAGAAGTGCTTTTTCGCCTGGGAAAAGGGGCGGATTCAATTTGCGGACGGGCAAAACAAGATCCCGTTATGCAAGATGCCGGAGGTCATGCGGGAGGAGAAGTGGGAGCTTCGGACATATCCGGCGGTCCTCGTGGGGTCCCCCCGGGGCGATCCTTTTCCAATGTCCATCAACAAGGATTATATGGACACGGACGAGACATACGGGAAGCCGGTCTACGGGTCCTATGTGGAAATGACCCTGCCGGTTTCCACGATTGCGGAAACCCGGGAGGAGAGCAACGACCTGGCGGACTTCTGCCTGATGATGATCCTCCGCCCGGACGCCAAGGAATATCTTCTCGGGTTGGGGATCGAGATACCGAAGCCCCCAAGCCTAGACGGAGACTCCTACCTCAAGGATCAAACATCGGAGTTTGGGCTCTACCGGACGGACATAGGAGTGTCCCTGAATTTTCATTGGGCAGAGATATTCGATCCGCTTGAGACGGTGCTGGATATATTCACGGATCCGGAGTTTGTGTCAGCGTTTGAATTGATATAGAATATTATAAAAGAGGGCCGGCCACCAAACTGGCCGGGGGTTGCCGGGGCCCCATCCCGGGGCATGGAGGAAACATGGGATACTTTGACACTCTCCCGATCAAGATGCCGGGGGATTCTCGGGACTTGTGGTGCAAGGGTACCGAAGGGCCTGCCCGGCCCTTAAAATGTTAAGGGATGCGTTGAGATCACGATGGATGGTGAGACCACAGTGAGGACAGCGATGGATGCGGATGCTCAGGTCTTTGGGCACGAGGATTCCGCACCGGGAGCACACCTGCGAGGTGTTCTTGGCCGGGACTTCGACGATCTGGCGGGCAACAGCTTCTTCCGCTTTTTGCCTGAGAATCGTGAAGAACCCGAACCACGCCACATCCCTCATGGATTTGTTAAGCGATCTCCAACTATTCCAAGATTTCATTTGTTCGATATAAATAATGTCATAGCTTTTGAGCAGACTGTTGGCAGTCTTAAAATGGAAGTCCCGACGCTGATTAGCGATCTTGGCGTGGGTACGGGCGACAAGAATTTGGGCCTTGTGCCTACGGCCAGAACCCTTCTGCCTCCCATCTTTCCGACGCTGGCGCATAGCAAGCTGGCTCTCGGATTGTTTGAAGAATCTGGGGTTGTCGACGATCTTTCCGTCGCTGGAGGTAAAGAACGATTCGCATCCCACATCGATGCTGGCCTCCCTGCCCGTTGGTGGCATGGGTCGGGTAGGAACATCATCGCAGGAAAAGGAAACAAACCATTGGCCAGCAGAGGTTCGGCGGATAGTTACGGTCTTTATTTTTCCTTCGATGGGGCGGGAGAGGCGGATTGTGAATCGGCCTACCTTCTTGATAATCAGATGTTTGCCGTTGAGCTTCCATCCTGCCTGTTCGAGGGTAAAGGAATCGTAGCGATCCCGGCCCCTAAACCGAGGCAATCCTGGCCTATTGTCTCCCAGTTTCCATTGCTTTATTCTTCGAAAGAAACCTTTGTAGGACGAATCCAATCGTTCAAGGACATCTTGGAGAACTTGCGAACCGACCTTACTGAACTCGGGGAATTCTGCCTTCAGAGCAGGAAGTTCTTTCATCTGGGCATATTTATTGATGGATATTCGGTTTTGCCTGTAGGCGGAGATCCGTTGCTCGAGAGCAGTGTTATACAATCGACGGCAAAGCTCAAGCCACTGTTCGGCTCGCCGAATAGTTTGAGAATTGCCCTTAATAGAATATCGGAAGGACTTTTTCATGATCCTTGCACCAATCCAAAATTCGCATATTACCTAAGGAAAATCAAGTGTTTAATGGCTATTTAATTATCGGTAGAGGTAGGTAGTTGTTTGGTCGAAAGGAGGTAGTAGAAAAGTGAATTACTGCAAAATATGTGGAGAGCAAATCTCCGGGAAGACGGGTCTTAAGAAGCACCTGGAGAAAGTGCACCCCGAGGTGTCGAAGAGAAAGTATGAAGCGATGGAGAGGCTGATACCCGATGCGGGAATGGCGGTCTGGCACCGGCGTCAGGATCTGCAGAAGGCTTTTCCCGAGCCGCTGAACATGGAAAAGGGGATCGGGGCGAACAAGAACTACCTCGAATGGATGAAGAAGTGGGGCGTCAAAGAGGAGCCGGAGATCGCCGAGCACTTCAAACAGACGGAGGGAGGTAATTAACCATGGCGGAGAGAGCACCTGGCGTAATCGTAACCGTCGTCCCGGATGTTGCGGCCGTGGCCCCGCCGCTGTTCGAGCGGTACCCATGCATCATCGGGGCTGGCGAGACTGAGCTTCCGTACTACGACGAGAATGTCGAGAGGGCGGCCTACGGGGACATCGACCCGCTCGCCCACTCGGGCGTCAATCGGATCCTGCAGATCGGGGACATTCCCGGGCAGGACAAATACGAGGAGGGCGTGGACTTCGTCCTCACCGGCGATTCCGTGGAGTGGCTCCCGGGTGGCTCGAGGCCGGTCACCGGGGTGACATACTATGTGAGCTACACCACCGACCTGCCCGCCTCGGCGTTTCTGCCGAAGCTGTACTTCGACGGGAACACAATCATCAGCGAGCACGGAAACAAGACCAAGGTGGCGGGGGGGATCAACCCTGCGGTGGTCGCCGCCATCATCGCCCTGGACAACGGATCGAAGGGCGTCTACATCATCCAGCTCGACCCGTCCAAGGGGAGCCTCGATAACCAGTATCTCGATGCCATCGAGAAGCTGGCCACCATCCAGGATGTGAAGCTGTTCGTCGTCCCGCTGGATGTGGACTCGGATGTCACCGCCGCCCTCTTTAACCACTGCGTGATCTTCTCGACCCCGCAGAGGAAACAGGAGCGGACGCTGGTGGTTCCGGTGGCCAAGAACACGGACTACGCCACCTTCCGGAACATGCCGTCGCTTTTCCGGCATAAGAGGGCGCACATTCCCGCCTGCTACAACGGGGAAGTCACCCTCATCGGATTCTCGGGAACCTTTAACCAGGTCTACGCCGGGGTGGCGGACATCGCCAAGTGGTGCTCGGGGGACGTGGGCCAGACCTACTCCGACGAGCCCCTGTCCGACTTCCAGTGCATCGCCGATTTCACCGGCCCGCAGATCGACAACCTGGTGGGAGTGGGCGTGTCGCCGATCAAATCGGGAAGCGGGATCCCGAGGCTGGTGATGGGCATCACCACCGATGTCAGCACGGCCATCAACGAGGACCTCGGTATCCAGGACATTGAGGACTATGTGAAGAAATACTGGCGGGACGGCATGTGGGGCATCTACCGGAACGCGCGGATCGTCCCGGGCTTCGCCGACCAGCTGGTCAACTCCTCGATCGGGATGCTCGAGCGCCTGATCACCGACAAGATCGTCACCGCCTACCGGGACATCTCGGCCATCCCCGACCCGGTGGAGCCGAGGAAATTCCGGATGTTTGGCAGAATCCAGCCCACCTTCTCCCTGCAGTGGCTGGATGTCGAGTGGGTGTTCTCGGCCAGCGTTTAGGTCAGCAGGGCTAAAAGAAGGAGGAAAGGCAGATGCCAGACCAGATTGATGCATTGGCGGGAAAGATAAGCCACGCCGTATTTTACGCCTACCAGATCACGGTCAACGGGCAGGTGGTCGGGAGCCTCCAGAATTTCGGGGCGACCTCGAGCCAGGACGCCGAGCGGGTCCGCGAGATCGACTTCGCCCAGGGCACCCGGGTGCTTGAGATCCTGGCGGGCGGCACGGACATCCGGCTGCGGGCCGAGCGGGTCCAGCTGTTTCTCAAGCCCCTTTTCAAGGCACTGGGGCTCCCCGACGGGGAGTCCCTCGAGGACTACAAGGGCCCCTTCGACATCCTGGAGACCGAGAAGCGCCCCGATGGGTCCAAGCGCCTGAGGCGGTACCACGGGTGCGTGATCGCCAGCTACGAGCGGGCGATAACCGTCGGGACGATCCACATCGCCGAGCGGTGCGACATCGAGTGTGCCTGGATGGATGGTGCCGACTCGTAGCGGTTCGATGAGATGCCCAATCTGCCGTGGACTAGACACGCCGTATGGTATGCCTACGACATCAGGGTCAACGGGCGGATTGTGGGCAGTCTGCAGAATGTCGGCTCCGAATTCAAGCAGGACCTCGAGCGGATAAGGGAGCTGTTTGAGAACACGGGGACCCGGGTTCGGGAGATGGTCCCCGGCAAGACGGACATAAGCCTGAGGGTGGAGCTTATCCAGCTCTACCGGACCCCGCTTTTCAGGGCCCTCGGGTATGAGGTTTACAGCCTCGAGCAGTTCAAGCACAAGTTCGATGTCGTCGAGCGGGAACACTGGCCCGACGGCACGGTCATTCAGAGGGTATACCACGACTGCATGATCGCATCCTACGGCAGGACGATAGCCACCGCCACGGCCCATGTGGCCGAGCGGGCGGACCTCGAGGTTGGGTGGGTGTCCGGCGGGAAGTCCCCCCTCGGGGACATAACCGGCGTGTTCGGGTAGAGAACGAAGGGAGGATGAGATGGCGGACATGATGGATCCAATCGCTCAAATGTTTTCGGTGGGCAGGGCCTTTTCGGAAAAGATTGAGGTCCTGCCCGGGGTCCGGATCATCTTCCGGGTCCTGAGCCCCCGCGAGCAAATCGAGGTGGGCGAGGCTATGCAGAGGCACTCAAACGGGGATTCCCGATTCCTGGAAATCATGCTTCAAACACTCGCCCGGGCGATTTATGTGCTGAACGATGGCATGGCCCTCATCCTAGATCAAACGGCGTGCGATGATATGGCCAAGACGCTGGGGCGCCAGCCGAACAGGGTGGACCAGGCGTATCACATACTTTCCACGAAAGTGGAAAGGCCCGTTGTGGAGCTTATGTACACGGAGTACATGGCGTTTTACGCCAAGCTCTACGAGGGGATCGACGAGCTTAAAAAAAAATTGAAGCCAGTCCCGCCTGGCGAGCAGACATCGAAATCTGCAAGTACTTCCGGGTCCTCCCAACCGACCATCGATTCCAAGACCTGAACGATATCCAGAAGTTGGCGATGATTCACGCCATCGTCGAGAGCAGGGAGGAGGATGCACAGAGGGCCCGTATGCTTCTGGAGGAGATCAAGCCGTGGATCAATCCCTTAATGTGGAAAAAGATGGAGGAATCGAAGGAGGTTCGGAAAAACATCCTCGAGTCCGAGGACTTTAAGGATCTTGGAGGCTGGTATCTGGACGAGGAGGGAAACTTGAAGCATCCGTTGATTGATGATGATGCCGGGAAGGAAAAGCGACCCACAGAGGAATACCATCCCTCTTTCGGTCCGGCACCGGAGGCATAGTCGATGCCAGAGGTAAGAGCAGAGGAGCTTGTCGTTTTCAAGCCCGACAAGGCGGGGCTTGCTCAGACGCAAGCGGCGATCATCGCGCTTGAGGGTACGCGCAAGAAGTTCCTCGAGGACCAAAGAAAGATCATCGATGTGATGTCCAAGCAGGTGGGCGGGCAACTCAAGGGCCTCGAGGATCTCACTAAAAAAGAAAGGGAGCGGAGGGACAATGTCCGTGCCATACACGGGATAATGGGGATGATCGCCCGGGATAATGCCGAGTTGGGCGGGCAGATAGGGGAGTATCTGGAGCGGGTGAAGGAATCCACGGCGGAGGGTAAGGAGGGAGCCGTGGAGGCGGCCCAGGCCGAGCGAGAGCGTGCACAGGCGATATTGAGCACATTGGACATGATCGATGGATTGATCGAAGGCGAGAAGGGGATCAATCGGGAGCAGGAGGAGTATCTAAACAGGCAGAAGCAAGAGTTGATGGGGGCCAAAGATATATACGAGGTGCAGAGCAAGAAACGGGAGATCAGCAAAAAGCTCGGGGTGGAGCATAAGAGGGAAACGGATCTTCTGCTGAAGGATCTCGGGCTAGTCAAGCAAAAAACGGTGATTGACGAAAAGGATGCAAAGATAATAAAGGAAAGAATTAAGGGTTTGAGTATAGAACAACAATGGGCGTTTAGGTCCGCCCAACTGCAGGCCCAAACAATGCGGATCACGGAGTTTCAGGGGATGAGGCTTGAGACGGTGAATGGTCTGACGGGGGCTATCAACAAGAAGACGGGGGAATGGTACGGCACGATGGCCAAGATGGGAGTATGGGGGCTAGTGGCTGCGGCGGTGGCGGGTGTGGCGAGGCACATGCAGATGATGGCGGCGGGAGGTATGCAGGTGAGCGCCCACATGAGGCAGGGGGCGGTTGATGCTGAGCAAATGGTCAATTGGACGGGGAAGATGCAGCTGGACTTCGGCATGGGGAGGGATGAGGTTCTCGGGCTGACACAGTCGCTATCCGAGGCTGGCATGAACTTGACAGAGATAGATGGCGAGATGGAAAAGATATATGCTCGCCAATTTTTATGGGGAGTGGAGACGGGAAAACAGGTAGAGATGATTCGCCATATTCAGTACAACACCCGGACGACCGCCAGCGAGGCAAGCGGGTTGCTGGATATTGCGATAGCTACTGGCAGGGAGCTCGATGCTTGGTCGGTGGAAGAGGTCGTAACCCAGATGGGGATTTTCACAAAGGATCTTCGTGGTGGGAAGATGGATGCCCTAACCACGATGGCACTTTTCAAAACCATAGCTGCTACGGCGGAGACCGTCGGGGGCCACATGAATGTGTTCGCTGGCATGTCCAAGGATGCCCGGACGACGATAATGGGCATGGTAGGAAACATGGAGGAGATGAGTGCACAGCAGTTAGTGTTCATAGCACAGAACTACAAGTTTCCCGAGGGTATAAAGGGGGCGGCGGAGCAGGTCCAATACCTGCGGAAGGCGTTCCAGGGGCTGGCCATTGATGAGGCGACTGGAAAACCTATTGATGCCATGAGGGCCAAGGCCGAGGCTCTCGGATCAATATTAAAGACGACCATGGGAATGATGCCAAAGACGGCAGGTCCAATGCAGGTGGAGTTTCGCATGACGGAGCTGATGACCAGAATGTTTCCCGATTTGGCGAAGGTCGCCCCGGAGATGGCCTCGAAGCTAGTCCCGCTCATACCGCTCATGGAGAGCGGGAAAAACATTCAGGATGAGTTGCTGGCCGTTTACAAGGATGCGGAGGCCAAGGTTCCCAACCAGCAAAAGATAGCGCAAGATCAGCTTGATGAGGCGAAAAAAACCTCGTTTTACTCCATGGGGATAAAGGAGATGCTGGCGAGGCTTGTCGGGTTGGTTGCTTCGATAATATCCAAATTCCCGGGCCTAGGGGGGCTACAAGAGGAAATAGGCAAATTGCAAGAGCAATACCAGGAAACCGGAGAACCCATAATGCGCTACAGGTTGGGGGAAGAGTTGTATGAAAAAGTTGGGGATGAGATGAAGAAGGTGACTGCCAAAAGGGAGGATATTGTAAAGGCGTCCGGCGTGCCCGTGGCTGAGGTGCAGGTTGCATCGTTGGCTGCCGCCGTCGCCGCAGGGGGCAAAGGAAAGATAGGGGAACCAGCGAAGAGCGAGGCTACCGCCAAGGAGATGATAGCTGCACTCGAGAAAACATTAGAGGCAAAGGCAAGGGAATTAAGAATGCTAGCCGCTCCCAAACCCGGCGAAGGCTTTGGTGGTGAGGGAATACAACGATTGCCAGAAAAGGGCAAGCGGGAATTAGCGAACATAATTCAGGCGGTGGCCTTAGTGAAACACGAGACCCCGCTGGAGCTTCAAACCAGAATGAGGATAAATTTGGATCTGACCAGCTACTACGACCCACGCAAGCAAGAGCATATAATCGAGCAGAAGGACACAAGGGGCAAACAGAGCAGGGTGGCAAAGGGAGGTAGCAGAAAACCATGAGCCTTGTCGAAAGCCTCGAGTTCCGCATTTATACTGCCGACGCTGTGGTGGAGGCCAAGGGTAATATGGAGTTGGCCACACAGGTGAAGGGATCGCCTGTGGTGCTACTGGTTAATCCCAAGGAGATCCGGTGGGAGAAGCCGAGGATCGTCGAGAAGACCACCACGCAAAAGCCGGGCCGTTTCATATACGCCGACTGGGGACTGGATGTGCCTAAGCTCGAGATATCTGGACAGACTGGAAACCTTCTGCTGGACGATACGGACAAAAACCAGAAGGACCAACTGGTTAGGGCGGTCATGCTACAAATAGGTGCGGTGACGGCCCGTATACCAACGGGGCAAACCGAGGGATCGTCCATGGTGTCGGGAGGATTGTCGTCGACACTAGAGAAGATGCCCGTGGGCGAGCTGATAGAATATCTACCCTATTCGCAGATACTGGCACTAAGCCCCAAATACAATAAATTCAAGGATTTGGAGTCCCTTTATTCGATGCTGGATGCCAACCAGCAGATTATGGTTTTGATCATCGGCCAGGAATACCACCGGGGGATAATAACCAACTTTGGCTTCACGCAGTCCGTCGACAGCCCGTGGAACTGGAACTATTCGATAACCTTTGAAATCATAGAGCCCCGAATATGGAAGTCGTCCGGCGTATGGGCGGTGAGTATCGAGCGCACGGACAAGGGAGTCGTGGAGACGCACCGGGAGCAGTATGTCATCAAGGAGAAATTGTGAGGCAGGACAAGAACCTGATCGATGTGCTTTCTCCGTTGGAGATTGGGCCTAACTGGGCGATGAAGTCCTCCTACACGATTCCAGACAACATGGTGTCGACCGACTTCTTTGTATACTTCGACTTCCTCCGGGGGGTGACCCGCAAATCCGGAAGCGGCGTGGTGGACAAGGACAGCTCTAAAGAGCTGTTTTCCGAATGGATCAAGGGCTTCAAAAAATACCTGCAGGTGTTTGCCACGAACAAATGTTACAAATTAATGATGGCGGCTGGAGAGGCCGATAGCCTGACGGTGGATCAAATGCAGCATTTGATGAATATGGTCCTCAATGGGTTCGTTTCAGGGGTAACAGTGACGAGCCAGAGGAGCGGTCCATCGACGGCGTCCATTGATCTATCTCCCCATATGTTCCGGGGTTCCGCAACCATTCCGAAGACATACAACGATCCGATATTATTCAAGATGCTCGGGAGCAATCCAGATATATTCCTCCAGCTCTTGACCCCCCATACCTATGTCTATATCTACGCCGGGGGAAGGGTGTTCTCGAAGCGTTATTTCCCCATATTTCATGGGCTGATCAATGAGGTCGAGCTCAAGAATGACAAGGGGATCGAGAGCGTAAGTGTAGAGTGCGAGGATGTCAGCAAGCTTCTCCGGCTGGCACACGCCAACATCTCGCCGGCGATAGTGGATGTCAAAACACCGAAGGAGATGGCATCAAGAAACCCAAACTTCTGGGGCGAAGCATTTCGGGAAGAGGAAGCGGATCAAATCGTGGCGAAAATGATATGCGGAAGCAACCCGGTGGCCGTGTCGGACCGCGAATCCATTCAGGCTGATCGGGTGCAGATATACTTTAACGATGCCAATGCTCAGGACGGGGTGGCCGGGATCGGGATTCTCGATTATATGCTATTCAAGAACAGTGCCAACATATACGACGAGCTATGGAGATCCACCATTCTAAAAAACGACTGGAATGCGTTCCCTCTCGAGAAGATGCGGGGAAATAGGTTGTTCGTCCCGTGGGGGGTGAAATCATCCCCCTACCGCCAGATCAAAAGCCCGAACCTGCCCATGTGGGATTCTGGATTAGAGCTCAAGCTGGATGTTTGCAGGGCGGTCAAGACGAAGATGTACGGGGAGTTTTACGCCGATCCGATGGGGAATTTCTGGTTCCACCCCATGCGACTGGGAGCCGATTTTATCACCGCCCCCATAATCGAGAATCACATTAAACACCAGGATGTTATATCAAAAGCCGGAGTATATGTGATCGACCAGGACGAGATCATAACCACTTCCCGAAGCTTCAACGACGACGGGATATGCACCCATTTGGGATTCAGCGGGGTCTACAAGCTGTTCGGGCAGCAGGATGTGAATTTCGACCTTCAGCTGGGACTGGGAGCCCCGATCTCAATGAGGGAAAGATACGGGATGAGATACCAGACCCATACGGAGGAGCTGATAAACGACAGGGACCTGCTCAAGATAGCCTCCTTCGCCCACATCCAACTCAAAAACGCCGACCTGTACAACTGCGGGGTGACCATCCCCCTGCGCCCGGAGCTTCAGATAGCGAGGCCAGTCCTGCTCCTTGACCGGGGGGAGATATTTTACATAAACAGCGTGAGCCACAACATCAGGGTCGGGTCGATTCCGACGACCAATCTCGGACTGACATTCGGAAGATCGATCAAGGCACAGGAGTACGATTTCATATCGTGGTTGATCCAGACCGATCAATTCATTCCGATGGACATACAGGAGTATGTGAAAAAACTGGAGACTATGGCCGGGTGGGAGTTTGTGATGGCGGGCGAGCAAGGCAAGAAGTAGGATCGGGGAAGGCGAATGCCCAAATACGGAAGGGATCAATTTCCAGAGGAGAAGCCGCGGGCCGGCGATGTGATGCCCGAGTTTCCGCAACCGGAGATCGCCCGGATCATGAAGGTGGATCCGGACAACTACATCATCACGGTGGCGATGCCGATAACGAGGGCGGGGGTTATCCAGAACGCCGTCATTCTGAAAAGGAGCCCCGGAGAGTACGAGCTTCCGCGGGAGAACGACTTCGGGCTTTTCATCTACGACAGCAAGAAGAACGCCATATGCATCGGATACCTGGAGATGGACTATCCGACAAAAGTTGCCTCCCCCAACTATCAAATTCCAAAAGTTAGGCCAGGGCAAAAATACAGCTTTAGCCGGGGCCAGGGGACGGACGGTAACCCCGAGAACATGTTCATGGTCTCGCAGTCCGAGGGCGAGTACAAGATAGCCGACACCCTCGGGAACGGGATGCTGATAAACGAGGGGGAGAGCCGGCACACAAACGACACGGAGATTCTGGACACGGCCGGCGGCGACCTGCGCATGGGCAATGTCAAGAGGCCCGCCGGCATAGGGCAGCCGGAGGTCCCGATCCCCGGGCCGACGGGCATTCTCAAGGAGTTTCTGGTCCGGCTCTACGACAAGGTGACCATGCTCAAAAAGGCCGATCTCCGGGCGGGGGACGTGGTGGACGACCTGGGCATTCCCGAGCCGGGCCCTCTCGGGGCGCTTCTCCGGCTGGCATTCAGGATTTTCAACGCCCTCGGCATCGAGGTGGCGTCGATCACGGTGGACGACACGGGGAACATGTTTCTGGTGTCCAAGACGCAGGCCGTGCTAAAATCAGCAAGGGTGGCATTGGGGTCGGAGATGGCTATCCAACCCTACCTGCTCAGCCTGGAGTGGATCACTTATTTTATGACGCACACCCACACCTCTACGGCACCCGGAACACCGACGAGCCCCGTGATGGTTCCGCCCAACCCCACCCTGGTGCTTTCCAAGAAGGTGTTTGGGGAGTGATAGGAGGGATCGCATGGCGTTAAGTGCACCGGCATTGAAGGCAGACATATTTGCGGCGATGCAGGCCAAGGGATGGAAGGTGACCGTGGCAACCCCGGACGGGGCCATGACCGAGACGTCGCTCGAGGACCTCGCCGATGTGATAGCCACGGCGGTGGTGAACCACATAACGGCCAACGGGCAGGCCATCGTCCCGCCGACCACCTTCCTCGTGGGATGCACTGGGGGGCCGTCGCCCGTGGTTCCGGTTTTCAACCCGTCCCTGGTCCCGCTGGCGATAACATGAGGGGATATCCCTTCGAAGGGAGCCGAACATGCCGATAAACTGCGAGCAATACCTGGCCGCCCTGCCCAACAGGCAATGCATGGAGGAGTTCCTTAAGGTGATCCCGAAGCAGGTTCAGCAGGCGATTTCGGCGAGCATCGACATAATAAAAACGGCGTCCACGGCGCAGAAAATTCTCGACACCTACCTCTATTCGCAGTACCTCGTCGCCCTTGCTGCCTTGCAGTACCAAATCAATGTGCTTAAGGCCCAGTACGCCCCCTTCTTTGAAACGCTTGATCTGCTGCAGACATATGTCAAACGATATCGAAACTGACCCGGGGCAAATTACCTCTACGGTCAGGTGGAGGCACTGGTGAGGGACAAGGTGGAGGAGATCGAAAGGAGGAGCTACGACTATTACCGGCTCAAGAGCTTTATCAAGAGGCGATTTACGGATAGCGAGCTCGACAAAATCCTCGAGATGCTGGAGGGCGTCGAGGACTGTCTGAACGGGGCGATTTACAACCTGTAGCCGAGGGCGGAATGAACATATGCGAAGACCTCAGGGTCGCATACGACAAGACGATAAATAAGTACGACCTCGATCTGGACCAGATAGGGAGGGCCCAGACCTACCAGGATTACAGGAAGCTGATCGCCCAGATATACCTGCTTTTTGTGAACAAGAACATTCGGTCGGCGTTTTTAAACCGGAAGGACAAGGCCACCATAATATCCCTGGCCGAAAGGCAGATGTCAAACTTCAAGGACTCGCAGATCGCACTCGAGAACGAGAACATCGACGGGTTGGCGGGGTACAACCTGTTCATATATGAGAATGGCGTGTACCGGAAGATAAGCGATGTGCCGGTGGAAGAGTATTATGAGCATGTCGCCCCGAACGGGGTTTATCAGCAAATGGGGGTGGGGAGGGTGCTGGCCGGGGCGGTGAGCGCCGAGAATGTGGACTACACATTCCAAATTCGGGCGAGCCAATTGACGGCCAACCAGCTGTGGACCATATTCCCCGACTTCTGCGCTGTGCCCGCTGACCGGAAAATAAAGTTTTATTTCTTTTCGAACAGGATATTCTACGGCGGGTCTCTGCTCGAGAGCATCGAGGAAATCCAGTACCTGCCGGTCACCGACCCGCGGAAGGTGTCGCTGAAAATAAAGGCCAAGTCATACGACGGCGGGACCGTCACATTGGGAATCCAGGGGGGATAGAATGCCGACCATAAAGACAAGCCAGCAGATATTGAGCGAGCAGAAGCAGTTCGTCAGGGCTAGGAATCCGGTGATCGATGTGAGCGACGGGTCCGTCGCATCGCAGTTTGCCCTCGTCCCCAACTCGGTGGGCGGGGAGATAATAGGGCAGGAGCTACTGAAGGCCGTCAACCTGCAGATACTCGCCAACCTCTCCGGAGCTGATCTCGACAACGAGGGGACAAATTACGGCATCTACCGCATGCCCGGATCGAAGGCCACGGGCAATGTCATATTCATAAGCAGGGTAGAGCCCACGGACAACATCGTGATCCCGGCCAACACGAGGGTGTCGACGGCGGGGACGACGCTTGCCCCCGGGGTGGTGTTCCTCACCTCGAGGACAGTTGTCATGCTATATTCGCAGCGGGCATCCTACTACAACCCCGAGACGGGATGGTGGGAGATCGAGGTGGATGTGATCGCAGAAAGCTACGGATCCTCCGGTAATGTGGGGGTTGAGCGGATCACGATTATGCTGACGCCCATAACGGGGGTAGATGCCGTGACCAACCGTGAGGCGACCACCGGCGGGGAGGATGCCGAGTCGGACGCCCGCCTGCGGAGTCGCATCCGGTCCAAGATGCTCGGCAGGGAAATCGGAGTCAAAAACGGCATCGAGGCTTTTATTCTGAGCAATATAAATTTCCCCGATGTAAAGGCGATTCTCCCCAGCTCGACGGATTCTGAGAGGGTGGACGGGACCGATGTGTTCGTGATAGACGAGTCGTCCCGGGAGGTGAGCGAGGAATTCGAGTTTTTTCCATCGCAGAGGGATTATCAGCTGGCCTACACCCCCGTGATCGATATATCCACGGTCCAGGGGTCCTCGGCCGGGATCCTGGATCCTCTCACGGATTACGAGCTACATTCAGACATCACATCGACCAAGCGTTTCTCCCCGCTGGCTTACGAGTTCGTGCGACTCACGGCCACAGGGCTGGCCAAAATGACGAGCGGGGAGACCATGACCGTGGTCTACGCTTACCCGTCATCCTTGCACGACGCCTGGGACCTTATCCGCAACCCGGAGAACCTGATCATTTTTGCCGACCCGTATATCAAGAAGGCCATCAAGTGGACGGTGGACATCAAGGCGACGGTCACATTCTTCTCCAATGTCGACACCATCACGGAGAAGCAAAATATAGAGAACGCCCTGAACGAGTTCCTCGGCCAGTACCGGCTCGGGGATCCGATCCAGAGAAGCGACCTCGAGATCGCCATCCAGACGGGATACGGGGATTACCCGATATCGTCCGTGGACCAGGTGACGATATCCGAGATCAAGGCGACCTCCTCGCTGGGCGAGGTCAGGTATGCGGTGGGCGATACGATAAACCTAGACGGCAAGGGATACGCCCGGTTAGGTTCCATAACATTTTTGTGATATGGCAGATATTTACCTTGACCAGTTCAATGGCCGGGACTCCTGGCCGGGGACGCAGAGCCAGCCGATAAAGACCATCCAGAGGCTCCTGCAGATCACCGGCCCAGGGGACAGAATATACTTCGTCGGCACGCAGATAGGCCAGCCGGACTATATAAACGAGATAGCCGATTATGTGTACTGGAACCTCGAGCCGGGGGGCAATGCGGAGTCCCTGTTCCGGGCCATCCAGTACATCGTGCTGGCACAGGCGGAGATGGCCACCCTCGAGACGCAGAAAAACTATTATTTGACGATGGCCGAGAACCTCCAGAGGTTCTCCTCGCTTTTCCCGATCTACGCCCGGAACCTGACATTCGATGAATTTAGGAAAAGGCTACTCGCCCTGTGGTTTGCCTACCTCGAGCCGTCCACCATCCAGGGGCTCAACCGGATCGCCGGGGCCTACTCGGGAAACCCGCTGTTTGCTTATCGATTCATGGAGGACCCGTGGGTGTGGATTTTAAACAGGTCCTACATCGACCAGACGCCGCCTGAAAACTACATCCCGGGCACGGCGGAGATAATGTACGGGGCGATATTCGAGGTGTTCGGATGGCATCGGGTGAGTGCGGAGGAGGACGCCGAGTTCGAGAAGATATTCACGGAGGACGCCTCTTTGTCCCCGTTCGGGATCATCAGGCATCAGGAGGACGAGCCGTCCGGCTACATACTGATCAGGGACGGGTTCAACGACTTCGACCTGATGACGCTCGACAACATGCACCTGAATGGGCGGGAGGTCCATGTGACCGATCCATCCTTGCCGGCCTCGCTCGAGACCTATCCCGTGTCCGTGACGGATAAAATTCCCTACGGGTACACGACCTCGCTCTGGTTTTCGCTGTTCGAGAGGATCGACTCCTACACGATAAACAGGAGGATATCCTACTCTTGGGGGTCGTCCCCCGCCCCGGGGGATTTCGGTCCTTGGCAGGAGCTGAAATATGTGTGGCCAATGGTCATCCCCGTCGAGGGAGAATGGCTCAGGATAAGGATCGATGTCGACAACCTGTCGGAGGCCGAAACCTATGTTTTTGTCTCGGCGATGATGAGGGGCGCCCTTTGAAGTCCATCGGAATCATATACATAACATGGAACAGGCTGGATTATGTCAGGCAGTCGCTCCCAGCATTGCTCAAGAGGACGGGCATGGATTTCTCGCTTTTTATCGTGGACAACTCTTCCACCGACGGGACATTGGACTATGTGAGCCGGAGCCTTAGGGACAAGCGGATCAAGGCGGTGATCAGGAACGGAAGCAATATGAGACAGAGGATCCCCACCAACTGGCTGTGGGAGAATTGCGGGGCGGACCTCCTGGGGAAATTCGACGATGATATCATGGTGCCCGATGGATGGCTGGAGGGGATCGCCGGAGTTTTCGATGGGGCGAGTAAGAGGCTCGGGGCCGTGGGCGGATGCCATTTTCATTCGGACGACATCATGGCTTCCGACTACAACCACAATATCGTCCATATCGGGGGGGGCGTGAGGGTTGTCCGCCAGCCGTACATCGGTGGGTGTTGCTACCTGATTCCCCGGGAGGTCATCAAGGAAAACGGGCTGATCAACACCAACTGGACAAACTACCAGAACGCCCTGCACCGAAAGGGGTACATAAACGGATATGTTTACCCTTTCATCAAGATCATGAACATGGACGATCCGAGGACGGGCCTGAAAAACCCGGAATACAAATCAAGCACGCATCCGACGAGGCCGTTTAGCTACTGGATAAGGGACTCGAGAAGGTTACTGGAGGGCAGATGGATGTCTCCATAATCGTGGCCACCTGGCAGAATTCGGGAATAACCAAGAGATGCTACGAGTCGCTGTTTCGGGAGATAAGCCCGGGCATGGAGCTGGTGTGGGTGGACAACGGGTCGGACGAGAGGCATTTCAGGGATGTGTACGATTTCATCGGGGGCCTGGGAAAAATGGGGCAGACGGTGGTGATAAGAAACCGCCAGAACCTTGGATTCGTCCGGGCCAACAACCAGGGGATCAAGGCGTCCGGCGGCGGGGTCGTCGTCCTGCTGAACAACGACACCGAGCTTTACGAGGGGTCCCTGTCCCGGCTGCTGGCCCACCTTGGGCGATTCGACATGGTCTGCCCGGTATCCAACAACTCGGCCAGCACGAGACCAGTGGTGCTCAAGAGGTCAATCCCCGACTTCCCGCAGATAGAGGCGCAAGAGTACAGGAAATACTACCGGCTTATCCAGAGCAAATACGCCGGGAAGGGGATGCGGATGAACTTCGTCCCGTTCTTCTGCGTGGCCATAAAGAGGGGGGTTTTCGGAAAGGTGGGGATGTTGGACGAGAGGTTTCTCTATGGGTACGCCGAGGACCGGGACTACTGCATGCGGGCCGAGGATGCTGGCGTGAAGATAGGGGCGGCCCTGGACACCTTCGTCTTCCATGAGATGGCCAAGACCTTCGCCATCTTGCGGGTCAACATGAGGGACTACTGGACGCAGGTGCAGACCCTGCTCGAGCAGAAGTACCCGGAGCGGAAGGTCTACAGAAACCCGCGGAGGAAGCAATGACCCGGGTGAGCGTGGTGGTCACCTCCCACAACCGGCTGGATTTTCTCAAGCGGGCGGTGGGGTCGGTGCTGGACCAGGAGTATCCAGACATCGAGGTCATAGTAACCGATGACCATTCAACCGACGGTAGCTGGGAGTGGATCCGCAGGATGTCCGCAGAGAGGGGCATCGTCGGGATCCGCCAGAAGAATAACTTCGGCGCCCCGACCCGTCCGCGCAACGATGGCCTGTTCGCCAGCACCGGGGGGATCGTGAACTTTCTGGACGAGGACAACCTGTTCTGCCCGGGGCGCGTGATAAGCATGGTCGGCGAGATCAGGGGAGGGGTGGACCTCGTCTACTGCCTCAGCCAGTGCTTCAACGATGGTCGCCCGGTCAACCCCCCGTGGGGATTTCCGCCGGAGGCATTCGACTCCTCGCTCCTGAAAAGGAAAAACTACATCGACACCGCCGAACCGGCGATCAGGCGGGAGGCCATCGGGCGGGTCGGGTTTTTCGACGAGCGACTGGAGTGGAATGAGGAATGGGACCTCTGGCGGAGGTTTGATGCGGCCAGATGCGGGATCATGTGCATTCCACAAATGTGGAATCACTACACCATCCACCGGCAAGAGTCGAGGTCCGGCAGGATGGAGATCCGGCGGGCGTCAAACGCTCGGATAGTGGCCAAGCACAGGGCCCTCCTAAAAAGATTCAGGGCCGAGGTGTCCTTCGGGGGCAGTACGATGTCGTTCGATACGCTGGGGCAGTTTGACGGCCCCGAGGTCAAGGAGCACGAGGTGATCGTTTGCAGGGGGGGGGAGGAAACCCCCGCCCGGGTGTCCGTGGCCGTGAAATAATTGAACGGGAAGCATAATAGTGATATATTGTTAGGGGGGGTTAGGTAATGCATAGATTTCTCTTACATCACCTTTTGAGGCCCCGGGGACTCCAGGCTCCCGAGGGTCAGCAGGGTGCGGGCGAGGATGTTCTGTGCTCCGACGGTGTCGGCGTCGTTTGCGTGGCCGCAGGCGACGCACAGAAAGTCCTCTCCCCTGCGATTCAGCCTCGACACCGTGCCACAGACGGGGCATGTGCGGGAGGAGTTGGCCGGATCATTGGCCACAGGACGAACACGGTTCTCCTGGGCTTTGAGTTCGATCCGGTTGATTGCCTGCCGCACGGTCCACGGTGCGAGTGCCTTTCTAAACGCTTTATTTCGGTTCCGTTGTTTGCCGGTTTTGATTCCCCGAAGGTTTTCGAAGCCGACGGCCCGGAGTTCGGGCCACGGCAGGAGGTTGACGGTGCGGTTGATGAAGTTCTCCCTCTCCCGGTGGGCCCGGAGCCTGCCCTTGGAGCCGGGCCGGCGTCGGCGGACCCGGTCCCTGATGCACTTGAAGTCGGTGCCGTAGTGGTGGCCATCGGAGTCGGAGATCAGCTTATTGACGCCGAGGTCGAGGCCGAGGATCCGGCCCTCTGTTTTGGGGGTTTGGTCGGGGATGTCGACCCAGAGGATGATGCCGTCTTCGGACAGGGAGCATCCCTGAACGAGTTTTGCCCCCGGGCGGGCCAACCATTTATTGAGGACGGCGGTCTTTCGGGTGGGGATGGTGATCCGGTGTCCTTTATGGAGGGTGGAAAGACGGACGATAAGATCAAAGGAACCATGCCCGGCTTCGGTGGTGATTTCCGGTTTGTTGAGGGTGGCGTTTCCATTAAACATAGGGCAAGAAGCGTTTTTGTCTTTGTTCGCCCGCTTGGTGGCGACCACAATCTCGAGGGCTTGTTTAAGTGCCCTGCTTTTGTACCTTGCGGAGAGACGAGAGCTCTCGAGGATTTGGTAGGGGGGTATTCCGGGGGATTCCCAGAGTTGGCGGATGTAAAAATTGACCGCTACCCGGTAAGCTTGGAGGAGGGCGTTGATGGCCCGTCGTTTCCGGGCGGTGGCGAATTTGAGGGATACTTTGCAGGCCCGCTTCATCGATGGTAATGGTTGAATACAAAAGGCAAACAGTCAAGTAAAATGATTCAAGACCAGAGTCAATTACCCCTCCCTGACGGAAGGAGTTTCCGAGCCGGAGAATAAGATGAAACGAACTAGATACTTCGCCGACACCGCTCCTGGCCAGGAACAATTGAACAACCATGTCGATGTGACGATAGAGGGGATCAAGGAGCGATTCCTCTCCGAGTCCTACATGGGGATCGTTTCGGGCTTGGTGGTCACCCCCGACACGATCCCGACCAATGTGGCCATCGCCCCGGGAACGGGGTTCGTACCTAACGGCGAGCGGATCAATGTCCCGTCGGCCATCAGGCCAGTGTCCCTCACCGACTATACCCTAGGGGCGAAAAACTACATCGTCCTCAAGTACACCGAGTCGGAGGACACCCCGCTCCCCGAGCGGTTCCACCCGATCCAGCACAACACGATAGTCAGGGAGGGATACTCTGTTGAGGTGCTCACAGCCTCCCAATGGGCGTCCCTGACCACCACCCAGCACGAGGAGAGGCTCCTTGTGGCCATCGTCACGGCCAAGGGAGTAGGCCAGCCGATAACCACGACGGACATCCAGAATGCAGTGCTTCCGGGCCGGTTTCTCACCGCTAGCCAGCCTTTAAACATCACGGGGGTTTTGATCGTCGCCATTGACCAGACGACGCCGGTGGGCTTCGGAACCCTATCCTTCACCTACGCCGGCGGAGTTTTGACCATGACCTGGGCGTCCCCCGGGGGGGCTGTGGGAGCGGCGGTGAATGTGTCCGTGGTCGGAGAGTACACGCTTACATCGGCGGCCCCGGACTCCAAGACGATCAAAGTGTCCGTCGATCCGACGGCGACCCCCACGGTCTCGACCTCCGACAGCATACAGACGATTCTGCTATATGACCGGGACATACCGATCCAATCGGCGCAGGACAATGTCCACCGGATGATGATAGGTACGGGATTCGCCAACCCGCGGAATCCGCACGGGCTGTCCCTAGGGGATCTCGGGGTGACGGAGACCGGACAAGTCAGGGAGCATCAAGACCGGATGCACTCCAACGGTATTTACAAAAGGAGCGATTCGGGCGTCCTGATGGTCACCGCCCAGCCGGCCTCCGGAAGCCACCTCAACGACTTCCTGTCGATCCAGATCCCGGCGGGAAACGACTCCTATTATGTCAAGGGATATAAGCACGCCACCGTCTCCCCGTCCGAAGTTGATTTCGACGACGCCGGCACGCAGCTCGAGCTATACGAGGTTTACATCGACAAGGAAGGCGACATCGGCAAGAGCCTTCGTGCCTACATAGCGGCCCCGCGGAGCGTGGGGGACGGGATTGCCATCATCGCAATGGACGACGACATCCTGGCCGGGACATACGGGAACGGTCTCTGGTTCTACCGGGTAGGGTTAGCCGGGCAGATGAGGTGGAACGGCGGCCCCATCCAGAAATTTACGATAGTCTCCGGCGATCCGCTTGCCGAACACTGGCTGGTGTTGATCGGACAGGACGGCAAGAAGATAACGGTGCACATCCATGACATCGAGCTTCCGGCGCCGGGTACATATCAGGACAATGTGGAGGTGCAGGCCGGGATTGACCAGGATGAGCTTTTCCTGATCCACCAGGTGGCGTTTGACGGCGAGGAGGGAACGCCCGGGGAGATGCTCCTCCCTGAGTACATCACGGACAGAAGGGTTTTCGGGACCCTCGGCCCCGACGCCGAGGCGGACAGCCTTGACAGGCTGTACGAGGAGGAGGGGTGGGCCCAGCGCCTTTATACCAGCGGCGTGCTTTATGGGATGGACATCACCAACCCCAGCGGGGTTGTCGTCGCCTGGACGCCGGGGGAGGCTTACATTGCGGGGAAAAGGTTCAAGGTGACCAACGGGACCGTAAGCCTAGCGACGGACGGCACCAATTATATCTATGTCGATGAGGACGGGCAGGTGGTGGTGTCGCTGACGGATCCATCGCTTTTGATCTCCGAAAAATATCCCACGACGCAGAGGCCCTACGCTCTGCTCGCCACGGCGGTGAAGAGCGGGGGAAGCCTGTCGTCGCTTGTGATTTCCAGAAAGGCTCCGGACCTCGTGGTGGGCGATATTTATCAGCAGGGGACATCAAGATATATGCGAGCCACAAATATGTATCCACATGCCGGGGGGTGCGGATTGTGGCGGGATGGGGCGTGTGGAAATTATGTCATGCAACAGGCGACGGCTCCTGATTGGTCAACCTGTTATGACAAGTTCGGATCGATAAGGGACGGAGGGTTCTGGGGATGCCATCCGGGTGCGGGTTATGGTGTGACCGGATATGGGACCGCCACGGGTGGCGGAGGGGTTCGGGGTATTGGTCAGTGCATGGGAATTTGTGGTTGCCAATGCGGTGCAGATGCCGGGGTCGGGGTTTATGGTTACGCCCGGAATACCGCCGGGAATTGTAGTGGATATGGAGTCATCGGTTATGCTCCTTATTGCGGTGGCCTTGGGGTGTATGGGTGTGGGGGAAATCGTGGTGGAGAATTCATAGCCACGAGGACGGATGCCCTTTTGTATGGCCTCGTCGGGTGCGCCTGTTCTTCTTGCGTTGGCTCGGCTGGCATTTCTGGCCAGTCAGGATATGCTGGCGTTTGCGGATATGCCCCGACAATCGGAGTTCAGGGATGCGCTTCGGGGGCAAGTGGTATAGGTATTATTGGATGTGCTCCTGGCAATGGTGGAATTGGTGGATGGTTCGCTGGCGATGTCCTTGGCGTTTGCGGGCGGGGATCAGGGACGGGTTCGACGGGAGTATTTGGTTGCGGAGCGTCTTATGGAGGACGTTTTTGTTCTTATCAGGTCACCGGGGGATATGGGGTTTGGGCTTGTGCGCTCGGAACCGGTAGCGTAGGCGGTAATTTTGAGGGCGCAACTTACGGGGTGTATGCGTATGCAAAAGCAACGGGGGGCACAGGACTTTACGGATATGCTGATAATGGATATGGAGTTCAGGGAATTGTTCCCGTTGGCACTGGGGTTTACGGATATTCGGCATATGGCTATGGTGGCCAGTTTTGCTCTGCCAACACTTGGGGTTTGGTGGGCCATGGAGTATATGGAGTTTGGGGGTGTTCGTCAGGGGCGGGATATGGTGTCCTAGGATGTGCCTTGGGTGGGGTAGGCGTTTATGGATGTGCCACTTCTGGCTGTGGAGTGGTGGGATATGCAACCGTTGGCCATGGCGTGATTGGCACTGCCCCATCCGGTTATGGAGTTGTGGGGACTAGTTATATTTCGTTTGGCGTGTATGGAATAACCTGTGGTGCCAGCGTCGGGGTTCGGGGAGACGCCATTGCCGTGCCTAATGGTTGCGGGGTTTTCGGATATGGCACCGGCATTGGCGTTAAGGGATACAGTTCGGCGAACTACTCCTATGGCGGGGTGTTTGAGGGGGCCATCGCCCAGACCGGCACTGTGGGAGTATGTGGCCTGGGCAATGCCTACGGAGTCGTTGGCGACGCCAAGGGCACTGGTAGCACCGGGGTGTATGGGGTAGCCAGCGGAACTGGTTGCGGAGTTTGCGGGTATAGCGCAAGCGGATATGGGGTGGTTGGGGCGGTGGCGACGGGTATTGGGGTTCGTGGGTATTCCCCGGACGCTCAAGGGGTGTATGGAATTTCAATCGCTAATGTCGGTGTTTATGGGTGCGGGCCTTACGGGGTTTGCGGGGCGGCCTGCGGTGGCGGATGGGGAGTCTTTGGCCAGGCTTCAACCGGATGCGGAGGATATTTTGCGGCCACTTCTGGCTGTGGCGTAGTCGGATATGCGACAACCGGAGTCGGTGTTTATGGAAGCTCTATAACTGGTGTTGGAATTTGTGGAGAAGGTTGCGGGTGTGGGATTATTGGGCGGGCAACCAAAGATAACGCCGCCACCTACGGTGTTACTGGTTATGGGATGAACTCTCCGGGAGGTAAAGGAGTGTATGGTGTGGGATGTTATTCTGGGGTGGAAGGGGTGTCGGATACTGGTTATGCAGGATATTTCTGGGGATGTGTCTACGCCACCTCAATTTACTATTCTCAGGGTAGTGCCGGCGGAAACTGCAACTATACGGTGCCATTAGGAAAGCAACTGAGATTCTGTGGCGGGCTATTCATATCTGCGGTATGATCGATTCCGAGACGAGAAAAGGGAACGGATGGAAAAACCGAAAGGAGAACGAGATGAGCAAGAAGGAGAGAGGAGAAAGGAAGAAAAAGCTCGTGGTGATTCAGGAAGGGGGCATCGGGCTTGCGATTGCGGCCACGGCCGCCATCAGGAAACTGAGGGAGTCCAATCCGAATGCGGAGATCACGGTGGTGTCCCCCTACACCGAGGTCTACTACAACAACCCCCGAATCGACTTCATCTACGCCCCCAACCTCCCGGGATACCTCTATGAGAGGCACTGCAAGGACGCCGATGAGGTATTCCTTTTGAAGCCGGACAAGATATACACCCACACGCTTTACCGGCGGGAGAACATGCATGTCACGAAGGTGATGCTCGCTCTTCTTGGCCTGCCCCCGAGCAACAAGGACATGAAGCCGGAGGTTTTCTTCTACGAGCACGAGCAGGCGGAGGCGCAGAGTTTTCTGTCCCAGTTCAACAAGCCGGTGATTTTGATCCAGCAGACGGGGGCTACCGCCCCGATGGGCCCGATGGAGCCGTTCTCGTTGATACAGGATAAATCCTGGGACATCATGTCGGCAAACCAGATGGTGGCCCAGCTGAAGGGCGGATTTCAGTTCATCCAGATCAGGCTTCCCAAGGAGCCTATAATCATGGACGTCGCACAGATCACCGTCCCGACCAGAAGGATAATCGCACTCATGCCCTACATCACCACCTTCGTGGCGGTCGACAGCTTCCTGCAGCATGCGTCGGCGATATTCCAGAAGCCCGGGGTGGTGCTGTGGGGGCCCACCAATCCGGCCAACCTGGGATATCCGTTCAACATCAATATAAGGCATCCCGAGGCATGCCCCACGAAGGAGATCCATTGCCGGAGGCCAGAGGTCCATTTGTTTGATTTCATGCCCGGGTCCGGCCAGACGATGAACCAGCCGATCGACCCCTGGCGGTGTCCGTCGAGGGCCTGCATGAAGACCATAACCCCGCAAGAAGTCATAGGCAAAATCTCCCAAGTATTGGGACAAAAACAAAAGAAGGAGGAACGAAATGGCAAAAATAACGCTCACCAGCCCTGTCAGCCAGCCGACCCTAGACAAGGTGGATCTGGTGGAAATCCAGATACGGCGACATCAGGGGAACATGTCGGCTGAGGTGGTTTACGCCGAAGGCTATGTGGCCAACGGAAAGTTCGAGCCGAAAAACATCAAGAGGGAGATGATACGGTCCGAGGATCTCGCTCCGATTCTGCAGGCGATGGCCAATGGCCAGAAATCCATCGAGGACAACCTCGTGAATGCGATCCTGCAATGGCTGGTGGACCAGGGCAAGGTCGCCGGCACGGTGGCCTAACGGCAAGGAGGCCAAATGTCCGAAGACATCAATGCGATAAAAAGCCGTGCGTTCTCCGTCCTGTCCACGGGGGCATCCCCGGTGTGGGGAGCCCCCCTCGAAACCGAGTTCGCCATCACCAACATGATCATCTGGAACAAGGGTGGCGAGGACATCGAGTGGAGCTACGACGGGCAGGTGGTGGACGGGAAGCTGGCTAGCTCCGCCCCCCCCCTGACATTCGTTCAGATGCCGGATGGCGTGCGCAAAATACGGACCAGAAGCGTGACGGGCGGAAAGTCGGTCTGGGTCTGGGCGTGGCAGCGGGGTGCCATCGGTTAAATAAGCGAGGTGCTTTATGGCGGATCTTTATTCCTATTCCTACACCAAGTTGATCGTGGACATAGACGCCCTGTCCATCCAGATCAAACAGGATCCCGTTATCACCAGTGCCCTGCATCATGTCGATTGGGGCAAGACCAAATCGCTGGTCGTTTATTTCAATACCGAGCTGTCGGCCAATGCGAAGACAAGGCTGGATGAGATAGTGGGAGACTATGCAGGGGATGCCGGGGGGTGCATGAATGTTTACTGCTCCGACTGCGACGCCTGGTCCGACGGGCAATTGTGGGTGAAGGACTCGCCCCAAAAGTGCCCCATCTGCAAGGGTAAGAAAATAACCTGCCAGAGCGCCCAGTATCTTTTGTCGCAAAGCGGGTCGGCGACCCTGAACGGCGTCAAATCGATAGCGGTGGATTACAAGGTGCCTTTTCTGAGGAGCCCGCGGGTGCGAGTCTTCATGCCGGTGCCGGGTGCGGTCACCCCGGTCATTAAAAACCAGAGCCTTAAGGGCTTCGTCATCGATTTCCAGACCGAGGTCAAAGACACCACGGTTGAATGGGAGGCCGTCGTCGGCTAGGAGGTGAAATGGCAAGCCAGCAAGTTGTGTTGACGGGTAATCAGAACACGGTCAGGGCCAGCATCAAAAACTGCACATATGTCAAGGTCCTCGACTCAGACCAGAACGAGAAGGCGAGTGCGTCGCTCCCCTCCTCCGGGGACACCTATGTGATAGAGGCCCCCAACTTGGCCACGGGGACATACATGGTCGAGTGCAACGGCGAGATCATCGAAGCCGTAGGGGATTCGGTTTCTGTCATCAAGGTGGGGGACATCCAGACCGCCGAGGGGGTCAAGGCCACCAGCGCCACCAAGTACCACACCAAGAGGGAGCTTTACACGATCGGGAAGAAATACACCGCTACGCTCGGGGTGCTGAACATCTTCGACGAGGAGATCGTGGCGGACATGGTGGGGGCCGACGGGACGGTGATGCTCGGGGGCGGGAAGTACTGGGTCAACGACAGGGTGACGGATGGCGATTACATCGAGTTCTCCATCATGGACAAGAGCGATGTCCTGGGCCTGTTCCAGTCCCTCGGGCTGACGCTCGGGGTCGATGTGCTAGAGCTTGGGAAGTTCGTTCAAAAGGAGTACCTGAGCAACGGCCAGTCGGAGATGATGCCCTTCGACCAGGCGAAACGGCTGGTTCAGGGGCTGTTTCTGCGATCAATCTACAACAGCATCGGGACCACCGGGGACGCCCCGGTCGTGAGGGTCCGATTCGAGATGGCAAAGTAAGGGGGAGGAGAAATGGCCGATGAGAAAATAACCAGCACGAACCAGCTCAGGATCAACGGGGACAAGCCGAAAAAGCTGGCCAAGGTTTACAAGATGGACCGGGAGCAAAAGAAAAGCGTCAACGGGGTGGTAAGTGAGTATCTCTCCAAGAGAAAGAGTTAGGGAGCTGGTCCTCGCCGGCAAGCTCCGCCCCGGGGATGTCTGCTTCTCGGGGTACCGGCGGTCCTTTATCAGCCGGGCGATAATGTGGTTCACGCAGTCGTGGATCAGCCATTCCTTCTTGATCAAGGACATCAGCATCCACGAGGATGGGTCGGCGGACTGCTATGTGATCGAGGCCGGCGAGTTCGAGGTATGGATGACCACCTTCGACAAGTACCTCGGCCCCGATTATAAATTCGAGACCTACCGGCCCCGGGTAGATGTTTTCTCGGTGTTTCGGGCGTTGGAGAACAGCGAGCAGTATTTGGGGAAAATGTACGGATACCTCCAGCTGGTCGGGTTCATTCCCGTGCTGGCATGGAAATGGTTGACCGGAAAGAGAATACACAACCCGTTCGGGCAGGGCCAGATATGCTCGGAGCTGGTCCTGAGGTACATAAAAAAACTCCCGGTGAAGGGCTACGATTTCCTGTATGTCGACACGACAAGTCCGATGGACATCTGGAATCTGATGGCCAAGGACCACGAGCAGTTCATGTTTGAGTTAAAAAAGGACTACGACGAGGCCATTTAATGATAAAATGCGGAAAGCGGGGGAGGGCCTATGGGAACCAAAGTTCGTAGGGGATCCTGTCTGGACATGCTGATTCAAAGCCATCGGGAGCTGACGAAGGGAAGGGTGGTGTCCAATGGCAAAAGAAAAAAATGTCGTGTGCGGGGTTTGCGGAAGAAAATGGAGGCAGGGCGATGTGAAGCTGACCCCGTACAACCTCCCGATTCCGTTAGGGAGTTGCTACAAAGTAAGGCGGGATGAGGTCTGCGAAGAGTGCCGGGAGGATATAGAGAAAATAACCAAGCAGAAGATAATAGAGATCGGGGAGCACATCGACGAGAGGATAAAGAGGTTCAGGAAGGCCAAATTCGAATAAGGGGGAGGGGAAGATGGCGAATGGCCTGCCAGGCATAGGACCGGTCAGCGAACCGGAGGAAAAGCCCGAAGCGGGGCCCGGAGAGGGCAAAAGGCACCGGCTCCTCAACTTTGAGGACATTGATTGGAAGGCCTTCGCCAAGGGCCTGATCTTTATCGTCGCACTCCTTGGGGGCCTAGTCGGCGGGGGATACCAGTTGATTTCGGAGCGGAGTCCGGTTACCAACGAGTCGGCGTTGGCCGCCCAGATCGAGAAGGTCCAGGGCGAGGTCAACACAGCCCGGGCGGTCACGGACCAGATAGACCGGCGCGTCACCGCCCTCGAGTCGGCGGTGAGCAACATCAGGGACGATGTCTCCAAGACCAAGGAGTCTGCGGCTGGCACCAAGGCCGATGCGGAAAACCTGAAAAGCCAGATGACCGAGGTCAAGGAGGCCGTGAAGAAGATAGACGAGAAACAGCAGACCATACAGGAAGGCATCGAGAAAATATTGAGGAAACTGCCGAAATGAAGATCCGAATCTGCGGAGAGGATGGCATCAGGACCGACCTGATCGGCGAGATAAGGCCAGACGGGTGCAAGGTCTACTTTGTCGACCATGATGCTGTCCGCCTCCAGATCGTGGAGTTTTCGCTTGGCGGACACCACTATGTCTACCCGGAGATCCCCGAGGACGAGATATGGGTCGAGGACACGGGGGACCGGCAGGACAACTCGGACAATGTGACCCACGAGATCGTGGAGCGCATAATGATGAAATATGTGGACCGGGAGATGTCTTACGATGAGGCCCATGATGTCGCCAGTAGCATAGAGGAGTTGCTCCGCAAGATTGAGCATTTCGGGGAGCCCTTGGCGGAGAAAGTGTCTTCGATCAGGGAGATGCTGATGGGAGGGGGACCATGCCAGAAGGAATCCAAAAGCCGGTCCTGAAAAAAAAGCCGTGGTGGCTCAGGTTGCTGACCCCGGATGATTTCGCAGTCACGATATACCCGAACATCTACCTGCCGGCGGGGAAGGCCGGACTCGACGAGGTGGCATACGGGCACGAGTTTGTCCATTGGGCACAGCAGGAGAAGGCCGGGTCGATTGTGTGGTGGATCGTCAAATACCTGATTATGAGGCCGTTCCGCAGGGAGATGGAGTTGGTCGCATTCAGGACCACCATCCGGATCCTGGTGGGCAGAAACCAATGGACCCAGATATACCGCACTTGGCTGATCAGGAAGCTTTCGGGCCTGACCTATTTTTACATGATGTCCTCCAAGGAGGCATCCAAGTGGGTAGATGAGGCGGTCAAGGAGGCAAGGAGGGGGAGATAGGATTGGGAATATGGCTCCTAAACCTTTAGGCATTGATTTGAATGAAATCATCAAATATTACAATGATGGTTTATCATCCATAGAAATAGGGAGGATGTTTAACTGTAGCGATGCCTACATAAGAAACAAATTGAAAAATGCGGGGACGGCATTGCGAGGCACGATGGAAAAAAGCATAGCATGGAAACACGGAAAATATTGAGTGCGCATTATCAGGGAATTCCCGTCGAGGCATGGGATGGATTCAAAGATCCGAGAACAGGAAGGGATTATACAAGTAAAGACTATGCGGAATGGCGGGATAGGATTTACAGAATGGATAAGTACATTTGCCAAATGTGCTTTAAAAGGGGCGGAAAATTGGCTGCCCACCACATCAGATCTTGGTCGAAATATCCAGAATTAAGGTACAACGAAGACAATGGAATTACCCTTTGCGATAAATGCCATAGGGCAATAAGGAGGCGGGAAGAAATATTTGAAACCTATTTTATGGAAAGACGGAAAGGAGGGGGCGATGGTGATCTTGTCGGACGGTCATGACCGCCTTTTGTTTCGGAGCTAAAAACAAGGTCAAGTACCCTTACCTGAGGGAGCACTCCGAGGTCGCAAGGATCGACAACCTCGTGGCCAACATGCTCAACACCGGGGGGATCGAGGTCGTGAGAATAAACGCCGACTGGATGCCGGCGGCGGACCTCGCCGGCAGGACCGGGGGGCTGCCAAACAGCCTCCTCTGGAAGGTGCGGGCCATCAACGCCATCTGCGACAAGGAGAGGGTGGAGGCCGCCTTCGAGATGCACCTGAACGCCATGCCCCAGGCGAACACGGCCAGCGGGCACGAGGTGCTCTACACCTCGGACGCCGGGAAGATGCTGGCCGCCGAGCTGGATAAGTTTCTCGACGCCCAATGGCCGAGCAAGGATCGGAACACAAGGGACGAGGATGGCCTTTATTTTCTGGACAAGGTTCGGGCACCTGCGGTGATCATCGAGCCGTTCTTTCTGGACAGCGACACGGACACGGACCTTTACCTGGCCCGCCCCGGGGACCTGGCTCGGGCCCTGGCGGACGGCATTGTGGCCGGGCTTAACAGGCTGGGAAAGCCATAAACGGGAGGCGGATATGCCCGATTTCAAAAAAGCCCTGAAGGAAGTATGGGATTTCCTAGCTAATTTATTCTGCGAATGGGATAAGGAATACAGCCGATGGTATCCATCGATGGGGAAGATCTCTTTCTGGATCACATTTTATATTTGCAGTAATTATTACTGGATGAAAGAAAAGGATGTTCCGACCTACCTGCTTTATGTGTTCTGGTCCCTGCTCGGGTACGCCGTTTTCAAGATGGGCAAGGAAACATTCGAAAGGATAAAGTTGGGCGGGATTTTCGGTGGCGGGAACGGCGGGCAGGGGAATGGACAGCCAGCCCCGGATCCGGCGAAACCGAGGGAGCAGTAAGGGCGTGATTCTGACGATCCTAAAAGTGCTCAACAGGTTCAAGTTCTGGATTCTGCTGGCGGTTTTCGCTGGCACGATATTCCTCTACCAGCACCATCACCGCAACGAGGTGATAGGGCTCGAGGGGGTGATCTCGTCCGCCGGGGTCGACATCATGACCTGCAAGGGGAACCTCGCCCTGTGCGAGACTAACTTCAAGGAGCTAGCCGATAAATGCCGGAAGGCGTGTCCGGCCATGTCGGGCGACATAGACGAGATCCAGAGAAAGTATGCGAAGAGCAAGGAGGAGCTGATCGCAAAGCAGAAAGAGATAGACAAGCTTCTCGGAGACATCAACGCCATCAAAAAGAAGAAAATCGAGGCCGGGGATGTGATCTGGCCAGAGAGTGCTACCGATGTCGTGGACCAGCTCAAAAAAGCCCTCGGAAAGCAATGGACGGGGGTGATGGACAAGATCAAAAAGGATAGCGGGATGGGGCCGATTCAGGAGTTTGCGAAAAGGTGGAACTGGTACCCCAAGCTGAAAATGGGGGTCGGATACGACATGAACCAGGCGCAGGCCCAAGTCGGGGTCAGCCTGTTTTCCTATGGAAAAATAAAGGCCGTGGACCAGACCTATCTGGACTTCGTCGAGCCCTATGTCGCCGTGGGACTGAACGGTGCCAATGTGGCCATCGGGATCGCCCCGGTGAGCCTGAACCTCGGCGGGTTCCTGCCGGTAATTAAGGATCTGGACATCACGGGCGGGGTTCAATTCAATTTGGACGGGATGAAAGTGGTCCCCATAGTCGGGGTGACATCGACATTTTGAGGAAAGCGTAATGCAAATAATTAAAAAGAACGAGAGCACCGCCGATATCCGCAGAGCTTATTTATATTGCATTGATGGGTCGGGAGTTCCCGTTTCCGGAGAAGATTACGGGCAACCTTATATGTCTGTGAATGGTGGAGACTGGGTAGCCACCACCAATACGTTAATTGCCATAGTAGATGATGTGGACGTTAATTACGGAGATTATTATGTTGAGCTGACCCAGGAAGAAGTGAACGTAGACGATATGTCGATTATTCTCATTCGATATAAATCAGTAAATACGATAGAGATAAAAGCAAATCCGATCCAGATTCAGGAATATCCGTTGAAAGTTGCATTCAAGTCTTTATTGGATGCTATAGGAATAGGAGCATTGTAATGTATAAACATTGGTGGATAAATGCCAATGCCCCCGACAATAGCGGTTCGGGACAAAATATTTATGAACCGAAAAAAGACTGGCAGGACGTTGGCGGATTGCTGTCCGTGATCGATACTGATGAGATTAATGTTATTCATCACGCTATGGGAGACTATATATTGTCGGATGAATTGGATTTGAGTGCCTACCGGGTGATCCTCCTCGGAGAACATAGCCTTATGCATCTATTGGCTCCTGGGGTTAAATATTGGAGAGGTCTCGGGCAAGGCAGGATTATATCTTTTGAGTATCCGGCTGAAATCAGTGGAATAAATATTTTAGCGAGTAGTGATTGTGTTGGATTAACCTTGAGAGGACCTGTCCGTTTCCGAAATACATTTATTTATGTTAATTCTGAAAGATCAATTGGGATTGATATTGCTGGACCCGCACTCCTTGAAATCGAATCTTTATTGTTGGCTCCGGTTTTAAGCTCGGGCACAGATGGAAGTTATCTATTAAGATACTCCGATACAAGTAATTCCATTCAAAAAACTATTAAGAATACGATATTTTTATGGGATTCAGAACATCCTGATTGGCCTTTCCCTGAGAGCAGAATTTGGCAGGAGGTTGGCGGGTCCGACGGAATGATTTACACACAAAATAATGTTTATGGCGATTTTAAGATATTTCACGGTGTTCAAAGCGTTTTCCATCTGGACAAAAATACTTACCCAACTCAGGCAACTCACAAAGACCCCTGGCCCGTGATGTGGCCGGATTTAAGCATGATTCCTCCTGCAGCTCAGAGTTTTGATACAGATAATCAATTTGTAAAATGTACTAGTGTTCCTCCAATAAATCCAAGAAAACTATTTATAGGGGCAATCGATTTCATCTTGGAGAAATGGTATCAAAAAGGTCATCTGGGTGATCCCGCTTATTTATTAAGGACAAATCAAAATAGCTTTTGGTATGACGATGATCATAATCTTATTAAGATTCAGTCAGAGGAACTTTAAATGGATCCGATAGCTGTAGGCGTAGCTTTATCTGCGGTTCAAAAGACTGATCCGGATTGGATTGATCTTACTGACGGTGGATATACCGGTTTGCATAAGCATATCGTAGCCAAGAGCGATGTTCGTAACCCCCGGACATTCATCCAGCAGATCGGGCATCCTGGCGGCCCGTGGTCGAGTGCGAGTCCATTCTTTTGCAATTCGCTTGCCACCTGCCCGTTCAATCCCGACACCTACCCGACGATAGAAGTTTGGGGATATACGTTCCGGTCGAGCGATCTCGATCAGATCAAGCTGTCTTATTTGGCTGTCGATCATATCGGAACTCTTGCTTCCCCCGGAGATTTCACTTTTACCCCGACGACCCACGATTTCGGAGATGGCGACGGACCTGTGCCGGTGACAAGATGGGCAATTACCTTGACTACCGATCCGACGGAAGGATCGGATGATGTCGATGTCGAGGCGAAGTCTCTCGACGGGATAACAGAGACCGATTCTCGGGCGGTGGTGGTGGATAATACCCAGCCATTGATATCGGGGGGGTGGGTGGAGGATTCGCCAACCCATCGGGACTATGCGACACAGGGAAATCTTTACAAGGGAGAATATGTCAAGTGCCAATATGTGGCCTCGGACACCAATTACGATTACACTCGGATTTATTCCGGGGCGATGACGACAACCGTGGATTTCAACCGGCCCGAGACCTCCTACATTACTGCTTGGCTTCGATCAAAGAATGTGACCGGGAGCCAAACAATAAATCTTAGGGCGGTGGATAAGGCGGGCAATTATAATCAGATTTCATTAACGCCCCTCACGGTTCAAAATGGGCCAGCACTCCCCGCCCTTGTGGGTTTCGATTATGTGGATGCGGGGACACCAATTCCCCCGCAGACCATGTATTACCAGAATCTTGCCGGATCGTCCTATGCCGACAATGTGGCGCGGTTCGCCGCCCAGATCGCCTCTGCCTTGATCGGGTGTCGAAATTCGGGCAATAGTGATCGAGTCGCCAGATTTCAAAGCGGGACCCTCTCTTTAACCACGATGGTCGCCACCACGGCCGACTGGACAAACTTTGTGGCCACCGGCGTCCCGATATCGACCCAGGCTTCGAGGAACGATGGCAAGGCGGTGTTTCACATCGAGGATCAGTTCTGGTCGACCCAGGATTGGAGCACCACGAGAAACGCTTGGTATAACAACCACAAGGCCCTGGATTACAGCTCCGATCCGAATATCGTGACGGCCTACATCGGATTCCCATTTAATAAGGCGGGATTCGATGCTTTTGCCGACGGGGTTAATGTTGCGAGCCTAGCCGGATGCCGAGTGTTTGACGGAACTATAAACAACCAGGCTTCTACCGGGTCGGTGGAGGTGACGATTGACATTGGGGAGAACACCCACAAGACTCACCAGATCAGACTTTCCCGCCGGGATACCCAATCGGAGGTAGATTGGGCGGGATGGGGATCGAAGCTGAAGGCGAAGTGGTGGAACGGTTCGGCCTGGGTATATTGCAATAATGACCAATTGCCGGCCACGCCGTCGTTTGGTTCGGGAAGTCAATTCAGCATTCCGACGGTGCAGACATCTATCCGAATCAAACTTGAATGGTCGGCCACGATTCCTGACATCGAGGTCCTGGCCTGTCTCTACATTAAATAAAAATGGGATTCTGGGGAGACGGAGTTTACCGATACGACGAGGCCGAGATCCGAGACCAGACGGACCGGAGCTGGGCCGTGGCCTTCATCGTAACCCCGGCGATTCCGCCGGACTCGATTATCAATATTTTTATGCTCGTGAGGTTCGCCGACGATCTGGCCGACATCGATGATCTGTCGAGATATCCAAATGCCGTGATCGGAGAAAGCTACCTGCGGATTTACAAAAACGAGAACAGGACCCCGGAGATCGAATTGGCTATGGATGATGCGAATGTGGAAAATGTGGATGTCGGGATATACAAGTATGCCTGGACAGTTCCCCTGTTCGACATGGATGCTTTTAGTATTGAGGTCACCCTTCAAAACACATTCACCAATCCGGCGACCTTGAATTATCCCGAGGAGGTTATAACCGTCGACAGGACATTCTCTATCCCGGTCGGCGGAAAGAGCGGAGGTGTGACGCCAGTGGGATCAGAAGCGGTATCGATATTGGTCAGGGACCGGATTTCGCACAGCCCGATCCCGGATGTTCGTGCCTCGATTTATAATCCCGCCGGTGACCGGTTGATTGGATATGGCGTAACGAACGCCAGCGGTCTGGTCGTGCTTCTTGGGAACACCGAGCCGGGCCTCCCTCTCGACCCTGGGGTTTACTTAGTGCGTCTTGCCAAATCGCTCGTGAGCTTTGACCCGACATACTCGATAACCGTGGAGAGCGGGGAGGAGAACGATTTTATCCTTAAGGGCACGGAGATCCCGGTGCCTGTCCCGCCGCATCCGGATCTGTGCCTAATCCATGGGTGGCTCTATGAGATCAATGCCAACCCCTACGCCAACCAGAAATTCCATGTCAACATCTACCAGCCCCCCCGGGGAAGCAAGTCGGGCGTTCTGCTGGGGTCCGGGGCGATCAAGGTGGAGACCGACGAGGAGGGGTATTTCAGCTTTTACGCCGTCCGCGGATATATGATAAGAATCGATGTGCCACAGGCTTCGCTCGAGGCCGCAGTCTTGGTGCCCGACCAGGAATCGGTGTGGATCACGGATCTGGTGAAGGTCGGTTGAAGATAACGGTGGCGATAAGTAACCTCGACTGCGAGGGGCATCTCCGCCGGTGCCTGCGTTCTGTGCTCGCCCAGGCTAGGAGGCCAGATGAGTGGATCCTGATCGACGACGGATCCTCGGACGGGAGTCGTCGGATCATGGCCGAGGAGGTGGGGCCAGAGGTAAACGCCACGATGATATTCTCCCCGCACTCCGGGGTGCAGAGGCAGAGGAACATCGCCCTCGGCATGGCGACGGGCGACGCCGTCGCCTTTCTCGACTCGGACGCCCACTACTTCCCCCACTATCTGGCACGCCTCGAGGAGGTGCTCGAGGCCGACCCCCGGGCGGGCCTGGCATACTGCAGGTGGTACTGGATCCGGGAGCCGGACAATTTCCGGTTCGTCCAGACCTCCCCCCCGGACTTCGACCGGGCTAGGCTACTGAGGTCTAACTACATATCGATGTGCTCGCTGTTCCGGCGGGAGGCGCTCGAGGCATACGGCTTCGACGAGTCCCTCCCCCATTTCCAGGATTGGGATGTCGCCCTTGGCATCACGGGCAAGGGCTGGGCGGCGAAATTCGCGGGCGAGATACTGTTTGAGGCCGCCCTCCGCAGAAACGGGATAACCATGCGGAGGCGGTCCGGCGAGGCGGAAAGAATAAGGGAAAGGCATCGAGACGGAGGTGCACAATGAACGAGATGGTAACGATTGTCGTGCTGACGGCGGGATCGGCGGTCGAGGAGATGTCTGGTTTCCTGGCCCATGCCCGGGCGATAGAGTATAAGCCCATCGAGCTGGTGGCGATGGAGGACGGGGCATCCCCGGAGATGTCGAACCTGCTGAGGGAGGTCGCCCTGCGGAGCGGGCCGATACGGATCATAAGGACGCCGTTCATGCAGGAGATGGAGTCCGTGCGTCACGCCATAAACAAATCGCGCGGGGACTACCAGCTGGTCTGCAGGCCGCAGATGCGGATCGCCCCCGGGGCGATAAGCAGGATTCTGCTGGCGATGAAATCCGACAAGTCCGGGTGGGTGGACGGCATGTGCGTGACCGGAGACTCCACGGCCAGTATGTCGGCCCAGCCCGAGGAGCTAGTCTCGGGCGTGAGGATCCCCCCCCTGGTCGTCGTGCGCAGGCAGATGATATATGAGCCGTGGCTCCCCGGAACGGGCCCATTTCCCAACCAGCTGGTCTGGCACTTCCTCTCGATGAGGGTCAAGGCGAGTCTTATGGCCGACCCCTTGGCCTCGATGAGTCAAGAGGCGTGGGAGGCACTGGCGAAAGCGGGGGTCAACCCCGACTCGTCAAGCCCGGCAAGGCCAAGGATAGAGCCGGGGGTCGCCGACAGGGGCCGTGTAGTCGAGCCGGCACCCGCCCCGGTGATGAGGCCGAGGCCGATGATCTCCTCGTCGAGAAACCGCCGGGAAAGGCCAGCGGAAAAGCCGGCGGGGAAAAGGGCCGACGAGATATCAATTAAGCATCCCGATATCCTGGCGGTGGTTCCTCTGGGCGACGGGGACCGGCAGACCGTAGCCTCCATCCTGGCCGGTGCCAACGGCATCGATCTCGAGGCGATGGTCGTCGGAAGCCGGCCCGACGCCGGAACCGTCAAGTGGATTGTGGACTCCTCGCTCCGCGCCATAATGTATCCGGAGAAGCGGTCCGAGTGGGAGGGCGTGTCCCTCGCCGCAAAGATATCGGACAAATCAGCCATTCTGTTCGTCCGCCCGGGGCTGTTGCTCGCCCCCGGGTGTGTCGCCTCCCTTGCGGAAGGGATCCGCAAGCATTCTCTGGTCGTCCCGCAACTCCACAAGGGCGGGGACGATCCGATCACGGAGGCCAGCAGGCTTGTGTCGCAGTCTGCGGGCAAGACCGAGGAGGCGAAATCCCTGTCCGATGAGTGCTTTGCCATCTCCCCGGCCCTGGCCATAAAGGCGGGGTTCACATCGTTCGAGGACATAGTTGCAAAGGCGAGATTGATTTCCGCTCCGGCGATCCGCCTGGATGCGCTGGTTTACTATCCCCCATCCCCCAAAGGCTCCGCCCCGGACCTGTCCAAGGAATCCGGGGCGGAGCCATCTCCACCTCCTGCGGGATGACGGGGCGGGGAAAGCCCGCATTAATATAAGGTAGTCAACCCCCCTCAAGGGGGATCAATGGGGTTTTATACTTGACTTCCCCCTTTGGCTATGGATAAATGATAGCAGGAAAGGGGGTGGTCGAATGGATGACATTTCCAAAATAAAGGAGGTCGGGGACCGGCTTATCCGCCAGGTGATCGAGGACAGCCCCGCCCTCCGCAGCATTTTCATGACCCGCATGCCCCGGTACCGCTATTGGGAAACCAAGGGGCGGATCCGGTGGATGTTCGGTTGGACCGTCGAGCGCAACACCGACGGTAAGTTCGAGGCTTTCATCTACAAATTCGAAAAGGCGAAAAACCAGTATCGGCTGGCCAAAAGGATGCCGTTCTCCCGCCGGCACAAGGCGAAGGAGAGGGCAAAAAAGTGGTACGAAAAAAAGGCGACGGCCTCCCGGGGGGAGCCCGCCCCGTGGAGGGTCAACCTCCTCTCGACCAAATATGCGATCCGTTATCTGGATTTGTTTTTCCCGTGGATGATAGGTGAGTGAACCATTCATCGCTTGACTATCGGGGAATGGTGGTGCATGCTACCATTAAGATTATTCGCCCAACCTGAAAGGAGGTGTCTATGGCGAATCTGGTAAGAGACCACATCCAGGCGGGCTTCGGCCTGCTGTGGGTGCACACCTCGGAGCCCGACAGGGCTATCCGCGATCTCGGCAAGGAAATCAAATCCTTGGCCGCTGACAAGAAGCAAAATATCGAGATTGCGGAATGGGACTGCGTCAGCGGATTCAGGGACGAAAGCGGGGTCAAGCCGATGGAGGATCCCCTGATGCCCCTCAAGCGGTTCGACTCCATGCCGGACCGCTCCGTTCTTTTCCTCCACAATTATCACCGGTGCCTCGGAAGCCTCGATGCCGTCCAGACCTTCGCAAACCGGCTGGACGCCTGGCGGGGCAAGGGCAAGACGGTGATCGTCATCTCGCCGGTGATCAACCTGCCGGTGGAGATCGAGAAGCTCTGGACGATCATCGATTTCAAGCTCCCCGACAGGGAGAAGGTTCGGGAGGTCGTCGAGTACATCGCCGAGTCGGCGAAGCTCAAAAGCCCCCCGAAGGATCCGGAGCTCTCCACGATCGTGGAAAACGGCCTCGGGCTCACGCAGTGCGAGCTCGAGAACGCCCTCGCCTACTCCCTGATCCGGGCGGGGAAGTTCGACCCCAAAATCATCTCCGAAATGAAAAGCCAGATGGTCAAGAAATCCGGCATCCTCGAGTACGCCAAGTTCAACGAGAAGTTCGACTCCCTCGCCGGGATGGACGCCATCAAAAAGTTCGCCCTCGCCACGGCCCTCCACGCCCTCTCGAGGGGGATTCTGATCGTCGGGGTGCCCGGGTGCGGGAAGTCGCACTTCGCCAAGGCCCTCGGCAACGAGATCGGCCTCCCGGTCCTGACCCTCGACTTCGGGCGGATCTTCGGGAGCTTCATCGGGGAGTCCGAGGGCAAGATGCGGGCGACCACCGACATGCTGGATGCGATGGCCCCCTGCGTCTGCTTCATCGACGAGATCGAGAAGGGCCTCGCCGGGTCGGAGAGCTCGGGGCGCCTCGACTCGGGGGTCACCTCCCGGGTCACCGGGGGCTTCCTCACCTGGCTCAACGACCACACGAGCCGGGTCTACATGGTGGCCTCCTGCAACGACCTCGACTCCCTCCCCCCCCCGTTCCAGCGGGCGGAGCGGTGGGACGCCATCTTCTTCGTCGATCTGCCCTCGGAAAATGAGCGGATCGCCATCCTTGAAATTTACCGGAAGCACTTCGAGATCAAGGACAAGAGCGTCCCGGACATGACCGACTTCTCCGGGGCGGAGATCAAAACCATGTGCCGGATCAGCAAGATGATCGGAATCCCGCTCACCGAGGCGAGGCAGTATGTAATTCCCCTCTCCAGATCGATGGGCGAGAAGATAACCAAGCTTCGGAATTGGGCGGTGGACCGGGCCCTCATGGCCTCGACCGACGCCACGGTCCGCACGAGGGAGAAGAGGCGGATCGACATGAACCCCACCGCCAATTAGGCGGAGGGTCGGAAAGGAGGAACGGCATGTCGCATATGTCCAAGATTGGTGAAATCAAGGTGCGGAACATCGAGGCCCTGAAATCCGCCTGCAGAAAGATGGGGCTTGAGTTCTGCGAGGGGCAAAAGAACGCCCGGTACCACGGGAGCGAGTCCCAGTGTAGTCACGCCATCCGGGTCCCGGGATGCTCCAACGAGATCGGCGTGGTGGAGGGCCAGAAGGGCGAGTTCCATTTCGAATGCGACTTCTGGGGAGAGGGCAGGAAGCTGGCCGAGAAATGCGGGAAGGACCTTGGGCTTTTGAGCCAGCAATACAACATGGAAGTTGCCCGGGCGACCCTGCGGATGAAAGGCATGAACCAGCCGGTGGAGAGCCAGGTGGAGGGCGGGATCCGGCGGTTCAAAATCAATGTCGAGGCATAAGAAAGGAGAACGCCAATGGCGGAGATAATAATGGATTTTATGCCCGACGGGACCGTGCAGGTTAAGACGCAGGGTTTCAAGGGCAAAAAGTGCCTCGAGGCCACCAAGGCCCTCGAGGAGGCCCTCGGGGGCGAGGTCGAGCGGAAGGCGACGGCAGAGATGCACCTGCCGGATGTCCCCCGGGAAAAGGTGAGTGCCCGGACCGATGGTTGAGCCCCGGGAGGAAACGCCCGTCCAGGTGCGGGAGATCGAGATTCGGTTCCTGCCGGACGGAACGGTTGAAACGGACTGGTGGACCCCCGAGGCCGGCGACATCCTCTGCGGGATCTGCGGTGGGTGCCCCGGGCACCGGTCGCCAGATGTGGATAGGCGGTGCCCGGCGGGAAACCCGTGGTGCGGTTGAGAACGAGACAAGAAAGGAGCTGACATAACATGGCGAATTTGAAGATCAAGGATGGAGTGGTGATCAGCTTGCACATCGGATATTGGCAGGGCCGGAAGGCTCTCAGGGCCGGGGACCTTGGTCTGACCGAGGATCAGGTCCCCGACATCTACCAGCTCGGGCAAAAGATGCTGATCCCCATCGAGGAGCGGAACGCATTCCGGGCGATCGAGACCCGGGCCCGGATGAAGCTGGAAAATTATTCTTTCAAGTTCTTTGTCGGGTCGGCGTCGAGGTTCGTCCCGATCAAAAGCCTCGGCAGGGTGCTCGACGAGCTGAAGGGCCACGAGGCGGAGTTCAACGAGGCGGTGGAGGACATCCTCTCCCGCTACGACCAGATCCGCCGGGAGATGCTCGAGAAATATTCCGACCTTCGGGACAAGCTCGAGCCGTTCTACCCCTCCCCGCAAACCCTGCGGAGGAAATACTACTTCCGGTGGTCCACCTTTCAGGTGACGACCCCCAACGGCGAGGAGGCGGTGCCCGAGGCCCTGGCCGAGGAGTACGCCCGGTTCCGGGATTCCCTTCGGAAGGAGATGGAGGGGTTCCTCGACGAGGCCGTGGCCGAGCTGCGGGGCCAGGTGGTGGAGAAGGTCGAGCCCCTGCTCAAGCGGATCGAGTCCGGGGATATCATCCGGGACCAGACCCTCCAGTCCATCCGCGGGGTCTGCGATAAATTCGAGATGCTCAACTTCGCCGGGGACAAAACCGTCGAGCAGGCCCTTGCCCGGCTGCGGGGTGCGATCAACGGGGCGAAGGGCGAGGACACGAAGTCCGACGACCTCAAGGGCAGGATAGGTGCCGCCGCCGAGGCGGTGCTCAAGGCGGCGTCCACGGATTCGGACATCTCCAAGGTGACCGGGCGGTACAAACGGGCCATCTGGATGGATTAGGAGGGCGAGCCATGTCGTTCAAAGATGCGGCGGAGAAAATATTGAGGAGGGCGAAAAAGGCCCTGCATTACGAGGAGATCACGAGGCTTGCCATCAAGGGAAGGCTGATCGACAGCTCCGGGAGAACCCCGGGAGCGACGATGATCGCCCGCCTGGGGGTCGATGTGAATACCCTCAAGGGGCGGTCAAGGTTCGTCAAGGTGGCGCCCGGGGTTTTCGGGATCAACCCCCACCCATCCCCCTTGCCATCCCGTCCGAGGAAGGGATCGGCCATCGGGAAGCCCGGGAGGATAGGGTTTGACGACAAGCCGGTGGACTGGAACGAGGTGATCGAATATCTGCAAAGGGCTTGCAAAAAGGAGGCGGAGAAAAACGGAAGGGACGATGAATTGCGGGAGGAGCTTTTCTCCGAGCTTCTAGAGGTTGCGGGCAAGGTGCATAACAACCACCGGGAAATGGCCACGAAGGACCCCCAGCGATTCTGGAGGATTATCAAATCGGCGGTTTATTATCACGGTTTGAGATTCATAAGGAAGCGTCGCCGAATGCGGTCAATGGAGATCATCCCGAGGGGCGGGGATGCCACGCTCGTGCTCGACTGCAACTTGTTCGCCACCGATGTGCCGGAGGTGCAGGCCATGCTCGAGGCCCGGGAGGCGCGGGAGGAGGCGAATGCGAGGCTGCGGAAGGTGCCGAGGGTGATCGTCCGCCGGAAAAGCAAGTATCATCGGCTGGCCGACGAGGAATGCCTAAAGAACAATAAAAGATTGAAGGCCATCAGGATTCCCGAGGATTCCCCGGTTTTTCATCCGGTAAAGTATCCATCCGGGATGAGCGCCCTTTGGGGAAGCGTCGCCGATGCGGTTCCGGCTGCACCATAGGGAGGGAAGATACGGTTTTGAAAAAACCCGAGAGGGAAGGAGGCAAGAGACGATGGAAGACAAGAACAAGCAGAAGGACGATGGGCCGGGGGAGGCGATCGAGCTGGCGAAGCTGTATCCGCCGAGCAAGTACAACCTGCTTCTGCCGACCCGGACGATCCAGGAGCAGCTCTCCCCGCTCCACAAGCCGAAGCTGGAGATCGTCCAGCTGACGGAGGCGGAGATCTACGAGGTGAGCCCTGGGTCGGGGGCGTATGCGGTTCACAAGAACGGCCTGCAGAAGTTCGGGGCGGCGGTCGGGGTCAACTGGCCGGGGGACAAGAACAAGCTGATCAGCGACGACAGCATCCGGGTCGTGTTCCAGGCCACCGGGGAATGCCGGCGGAACGACGGGACTTGGCAGGAGTACAGCCGGACCTACTGCCTCGACCTCCAGCAGGTCGAGGACGAGACCCGGAAGAAGTACACCGAAAAGGCGGCCAAGGCCCTCGCCAAGAAGGGTGGCGATCTCCCCGCCGGGCTGACCGAGGACACCCGGGAGATCTGGATCGAAAAGCAGACGGCGAGGGATGTCGCACAGAAGCGGAAGTTCCGGGTCCAGCTCGCCGAGAGCGGGGCCATGAACCGGGTCATCCTCGACATCCTCACCATGAAGGGCGGGTACAAGAAGGACCAGATTCTCAAGCCGTTCGTCCTGCCCCGGATCATTTTCAGCCCGGACTTCGCCGCCAACCCCGAGGCGAGGCAGATTCTGATCTCCGAGGCCGTCAAGGCCGGCGGGGCCCTCTACGGGGGGCGCACGGAGACCCACCGGGCCCTCCCGGTATCCTCGGCGATCACCATCCCGGCGGAGGCCACGCAGCCCGGGGAAAACGGGGATGGCAACGGTGCCCCGCCCGCCGATGCGGGGGAGGCGAAGACCGCCCCGGCTCCGGCACCGGCACCCGCACCCGCAAAGGAGACTGCCCCGGCCCCGGATCCCGCACCGGACCCGAAGCCGGCGGAGCCGACCCTCGAGGAGCGGTTCCCGAAGATGAACGCCAAGGACCAGGCGGACGCCATCAGGAAGCTGGTCAAGGAGGTCGACTGGATGAAGCCTTTCAAGCCGGACATCGAGAAATGGAAACCCGAGCACCGGACGGAGTTCTTCGGGGTGCTCATGGATCTGAAGAAAAAGCGGGACGAGAAACCGTATTAGGAGGCCGGACCCGTAGCTCAATTGGCGGAGCCACCGGCTCATAACCGGACGGGTGGAGGTTCGAATCCTCCCGGGTCCATCATCTGCGAGGAGGGGTGAATGATCACTATTCTGCATACGGGAGATTGGCATTACCGCGCCAAGTGGCTGGAGGAGATCCACAAGAACGCCTCGTTTGTGGCCGGGCACGCCGGGGAGGCGGACATCGCCATCCTAGACGGGGACCTCTACGATGGCCCCATGCCCCACGACTCTGGGCCGGTGGCCCTGGCGATCGAGGCCGTCCAAGCGATGGCCAACCTAGCCCCGGTGCTGGCCATCAGGGGCACTTATACCCATGACCGGGGGCAAATGCACCTCCTGGGCAAGATCAGGGCAAACTGGCCGATCCTGGTCGTGGACAAGCCCATTCTGGTCGCCCTTATTGATGGCGACCTGGTTCCGCTCCCCTTGGGGGCGGAAATACCCCGGGGTGCCTCGCTGGTGGTGGGATGCCTGCCGGAGCCCCCGCGCCTGCTGGAGAGGGAGCACGCAGACGGAATGGTGCAGGCCATCTGCTCCGGATTCCGGGCTGCGTCGCAGGGGTTTCCGTTCGTGGTGGCCGGCCACCTGGGGGTGACGGGCTCGACCCTCTCGAACCAGAGCCCGCTCGGGCAGTGGGTGTCCCGGGCGTGCCTCGAGTCGGCGGAGGCCCCGGTCCTGCTGGGGCACATCCACCACCCGCAGAAAATGGCGAATAGCCAGATCATTTATTGCGGGTCTCCGTCCATCCTGGATTTCGGGGAGGTCCACGAGCACGGGTTTTATATGCACACGATGGAGCACGGGGGAAATGGAGACGCCCCGGCCAAATGGTTCTCGTCCACATTTGTGGAAACCCCGCACCGGAGGGTCGTCGAGATCGGGTGGGAAACAAGGCCCAAGGAGAAGCCGGGCATCGGACCGCCGTACTATGTGAAAGGCGCCAAGGTGCAGAGCTCGTCTCCGAAGGCATGCACGAAGGAGGGGGAGCTGTTTTCCGCGGACCCGTCCGACATCGTCGATCTGATCTCCCGGGTCGACTGCCGGGACATGCTGGCCCGGGTCCGGGTCGGGATCGCCAGCCCGGATCCCGACCTTCGCCCGCGGATCGAGCGGGCCTTGCGGGAGGTCGGTGCCTACGACATCAAGGTGGACATCCTGCGGGACGAGGAGGTCCATGTCCGGTTCGAGGATGTGGCCAAGGCCCGGAGTTTGCGGGACAAGATCGTGGCCGTCCGCCCGGAGACGGTTCCGGCGATTTTGGGAAAGGCCGAGCAACTCGAGACGATCCCGGAGGAAAAGCTGATGGAGGAGGTGGCAAATTTATAAAAATATGGTGAGTTCAGGTGAGGTTCGGCGTGTTAGGGTCAAGTGAAGTTTGTTTTGGTCTGGTTTTTTGAATATGCACCATAGGTGGAGAGGAAAAAGAAAGGAGGAGAGAATGGAATATTTGGCAAGATTGAGGTCGAGAGGACCATCGTCATTCTTGTTTGATGGCTGGAGAAAAGAGCTCCACAAAGAGATGAAAGATTTGAGGGGGGTCCGACTCGTTAAATGGCAGGAAGCCAACTGGCGGAGGTGGGCGATACTGAACGAGAAGGGAAAAGTCATCCTGCCGGCGAATATGTTCAAGCTCGCTTTTCATGAGGCATGCAGGCATTTACGGCGGGATCTGTCTTTTGTCAAGGGGAAAAAACAAGCAATTCGTATTATTGACCCCAAATATACCTCGACGATGGATTTCCGCGACTCCACCTTCTCCTGCGATGTAAAACAACTGAAAATGTGGAATATGTGCATGTGCTGTATCTCGATGATAGACGGGGAAATTCCTGCCGGAAAACTGAGGCCGATACTCGAAAGATGGAAAACAGACATAAAAATATCCGATCCGCTCGGGAAACTGAAGACGCAGGAGATTGCGGACATGCTTAATTTCGCCGGAAGATTTGTCGGAGTGGGCAGTGGTCGGTGGCAGGGCATGGGTAGTTTCGAATTAGAGTTTATTAAAAGAATTTAACAGACCTTCTGTGGTTAGGTAAGGTACGGTATGGTAGTGCCTGATGAGGTGAGGTAAGTTTCGGTTTTGTTAACCAAGAGAGGAGAACGAGCATGAAAAAGTATCTGGTGAAATTGAAGTCGGTGACCGAGCTGGTGGCGAACACGCCCCAAAAGGAGATATTTGACGAGCTTAAGGCGTTGCCCAAGGACCAGCTCAACGAGTGGGAGGAGAATGAGAAGAACTGGCGGAGAAAGGCGGAGCGGGATAAAAAGGGCAATGTCATATTGCCCCCGAGGTGGTTCAAGACCTCCTTTACCGACGCCTGCAAATACACGAGGATGGTTCCCCATTTCGCCACCAGCAAGAAGGAGACATACACGAGGTACTCCGATTCCTTGATCTTCTCGGACACTACCTTCCTCTGCAGCATGGAAAGCACGAAATACTACGGGGCGTTCGTCGGTGCCCAGGGCAAGAATAGCAAGACCAAGAGGTGGTGCGTGAGGCCGATGGTTGAGAAGTGGGAGACGGACCTGACCATCATCGATCCCTTCGGCAGAATGAAGATTGAGGAGCTTCAGGAGCTTCTCGAATACTCCGGGATGTTGCTCGGGGTGGGAGACGCCAGAAAGCTGAATTACGGAAGGTTCAAGGTGGTGTCCATCAAGGAGATCAAATAGGGATTTGCAATTAAATGGCCCGGGGGTGGGGTTTAATCCCATCCCCATCCCTGGGCCATGCTCTAAAAAGAAGGAGGGGGAAAGATGCCAGAGAAGAAAATCGCAACGACGAACAAAGAGGAGATCCAGCAACTTGGATTGAGGGCGATCGCAGAGTTCTTTCAGATTGACATCTCAAAGCTGTCGAACGAGGACCGCAAGTTCCTGCACGAGAAGGCCAAAATCGGAATGCAGTTCGAGCGGGAAATGAACCTTACCAAGCGGGCGGTTGAGATGAATTACCTGCGGGTCTTCAAGCTGTATGCGGCGGACAAAAAGGAGCTGAGGTCGTTAATAAAAAAGTCCTTGTCGCAATACCTGCCGAAGTGATCGGCGAGGTGAAGTAATTGGGTTGGGTACGGCAAGGTTCGGTCAGGTCGGGTTTGGTTCGGCCAGGTCAGGTTTGGTCCGGCAAGGTTCGGTTTGGTTTTTATTTTAATGGGGGCCTGGCGAATTAGAATTTGATACTTGGGCGAGGTCAGGCGAGGTTGGGTTGGGTAAGGTCTGATAAGGTAAGGTTGGGTCAGGTAAGTTCTGGTTTGGTTTTTATTTAAACGGGGAGGGAGAACACAGGATTTGAATGTTTTAGGTGAGGTGATGTGTGGCGAGGCATCGTCAGGTCTGGTCAGGTATGGTAAGGTCTGGTTTTTATTATGATGGGGGAGGGACAAAAAATATAATTGCGGTGTTGAATTTCGGTGAGGTACGGTCCCGTCTGGTTCGGTACCGTTCGGTCCGGTATGGCAAGTTTTGGTTAGGTTGGGTAGGGTTTGGTGCGGCAAGGTTTGGTTTTTATTTAAACGGGAGCAGGGCTGGGAATGAAATTATATTTTCGGTGAGGTGCGGTATGGTTTGGTAGGGTGCGGTCTGGTCCGGCATAGTTTGGTAAGGCATGGTTTGGTTTTTATTTAAACGGGGGGAGGAAAATAGAATTTTAATATGCGGAAAAATCTGGCCTGGCCGGGTGGGGTACGGCATGGTTCGGTGCGGTTTGGTCGGGTTCGGCAAGGTTAGGTCGGGTGAGGTCTGGTCTGGTTTTATTTTAAGCGGGGGATAGAGAGGAAAGAAATTGCATTAAATAAGATCCGGTATGGTACGGTCTGGTCGGATCAGGTTGTCTTTTGGTTAGGTCAGGTTTGGTGTGGTACGGTTTGATTTTTTATTTGAATGGGGATGAAAAAAAGTGTCGTTGCTATGCGGTAAGGCAGGGCAAGGTCAGGTTTGGTCCGGTGCGGTAAGGTTTGGTTTTTATTTAAAGATGCACCATAGAGAACGAGGAGGAGAACGAGAATGCTACCACTTGAATTGAGGGCAAAGGGATGGAAGGGCCTGCGGAACCTTGTGGGATCCGGGGAGCTGGCGGTAGACCTCCGGGGGCTCGCCGGCATGATCGGCATCCAGGGGGACAACGGAATGGGCAAGACCACCTTTCTCGAGCTGATCCAGCCCCACCGGATGATGGTCTCCCGCGGGTCGGAGAGCCTGAAAAGCCAGATATTCATGGATGCTCACAAGGACCTGACCTTCCAGATCAAGGATAGGATTTACCGATCCCTCACGCGGATCAAGGAGCGGACAGGCAAAACCGAGGCGTTCATTTGGGAGGATGGAACCCTGATGAACGAAAACGGGAACTGCGACATCCACGACGAGATCGTTTCCCGGCTCCAGGGGACGCCCGAGATGTTTTTCGCCTCGGTGTTCTGCGCCCAAAAAGGGAACCGCTCCCGCCGGATCACGGAGCTGACCAAGGGGGAGCGCAAGGGGCTGATCATCCAGTTTATGAACCTGGCCCAGCTCGAGGAGTGGCAGGCCACGGCCAAGGCCCTGCGGGATGTGATTGCCACCAAGCGCCAGGAGGCGCAGAGGGAGGTCGAAGGCCTTCGTGCGAGGCTCCTGCCCGATCCCGGGGCGTTTGAAAAGGAGATGGAGAAGGTCAAATTCCAGATTCAGGACCTCCTGCTGCGGAAGGGGGAGATCGAGAGCTGGCTCGAGGTGGCTCAGGTGGCGGAGAAGGAGGCACTGGCCCGGGTGCGGGAAGAGGGGGAGAAGGACTCCCGCAAGCGGGCGAAGGGGGAGGAGATCGAGCGGATCGAGTCGAGGGTCGAAAAGGCCCGGGTGCGGATCAAGGATCTCGGCCTTGAGCAATCCCGGATCCGGGTGCAGGACTTGGCATCCGACCCGGAGGCGATCCGGAAGAAAATAAAGCAGGCCGAGATGGCGATCCAGGATGCGGAGCGTGCACAAGCCTTCGACGCCGGGGAGCTGAAGAAATACGAGGAAGCCCTCGAGGTGGCGAATGATCGGGCGAAGAAGGAACTGGAGATCGCCGGGGAGGAAAAGGGCATCCGGGGAAGGATCGACTCCCAAAAGAAGTACCGCACCGAGATTCAGCAGACCTTGGGGATCGTGGACGGCCAGAAGGGGCTGGCAGAGAAGCTGGCGGACCTAGCCCGGCAATCCGGGGAGGTGGAGGTCGATCTGGACGATGTCGATGGGAGGATCGTAGACCACGAGGGGTTGGTGAATGGCCTCGAGGAAAAGGCCCGGGAGGAGGCGAGGGTCGATCTGGAGAGGGAGTCCTTGACCGGCAGGGCCAAGGCCCTGTCCAAGCAGGCGGATATCCTCGGCCAACGGCCGGCGGAATGCCGGATTGACGGGTGCGCCTTTATCAAGGGGGCACTGGATGCCTCGAAGGAAATATCCGAAATCAAAAAGCAGATCGAAGCCCTCCCGCAGGTGAGGGACCGTGAATCAAGGCAGAGGGATGTCGAAACGGCTAAGGACATCGAGAAGAAAATCCGGGCGGAGCGGGACAGTCTGAAAAGCCGGCTCGTCGAGCTGGAGGCGGAATCGACCCGGGTGTCGGAGTCGATCAAACTGGCCGAACAGGCCACGGAGAGGATCAAGCAGATCGACGGGGATATCGCCCGGCTCGAAGAGGAGCTTCGGAACCTTCCCACCCCGGATTCGCAGCAGACGCAGAAGATGATCAACGAGGCGAAGGCGGGGGTGCAGCGGGAAAAGGAAAATCTTGATCGGGCCCGGGAACATGTCAAAAAGAACAATGACCGGAGGATCGAGGAGACGGAGCGCCTGCGGGTGGCGGAGCTGGCGCAGGAGCGGATCCGGTCCATCAGCGACAAAATCGCCTCGGAGGAGTCCGGCCTGTCCGCGGAGGAGGGGCTGCTCAAGGATCGCCGGGGCGAGTGGGAGGCGATCATCGTCGATCTGTCTTGGGCGAAAAAGCTGCAGGACGCCCAGGCCGACCTGAAAAAATGGCGGGACGGGCTCTCCACAAACCAGAGGGATGCGGAGGGGAAAAGGGTCTCGCTGGTGTCGATGGAAGGCCAACTCAAAGCTGACCGGGAGGTTCGGGCGGGGATCGAGTCCACGGACTCGAGGATCGCCATGCTGGGCCGGGAGGCCGGGGAGTGGGACCTACTCCAGACCCTGTGCGGGCGGGATCACCTGCAGGCTTATGAGATTGACGCCTCGGCGCCGATCATCACCGGGCTGGCCAACGACCTGCTCAAGACCACCTTCGGGGACCGTTTCGCCATCCGGTTCCAGACGCTCAAGGACGGCAAGGAGGTGTTTGATGTGCTGGTCTACGACCAGGAGATCGGGGAGGAGAAGGACATCCGGGACATCTCCGGGGGCGAGGAGGTGTGGATCCTCAAGGCCCTGCGCCTGGCGATGACCCTTTTGACAAAGGAGAGGAGCGGGAAAACCTACCACACGATTTTCGGGGACGAGGAGGACGGCAAGCTGTCGATCCAGAACCGCATGGCCTACCTGCAGATGTACCGGAAAATGCTGGCCATCGGGGGGTTCACCTGCTGCTACCTCGTCAGCCATACCCCGGAGCTGACCGAAGCCTGCGACCACCGCCTGCGGTTCAGGGCGGGGGGAATTGATGTGGATTGAACCCGGCATGATGGGGATTGACCGGGAAGCAGGCATTTGATATGCTTCGGAAGGGAATGAGAACGAAAGGAGGAGGTTGATATGGTATTCAAGAGGCCGACGAACGGGATATTCTATGTCCAGGATGTCTGTCGGGAGGCCGGCATCAAGGAGGCAACCCTGCTCCGGCTTGAGAAGCGCGGAAAGATACCCAAGGCATCGAGGGACCGGAATAAATGGAGGGTTTACACCCGGGAGCAGGTCGACCTGATCGTGGCCTTTGCGAAGGCGGTCTATCCCCCGGAGGAAAAAAACGAGCCAGAGGAATAGGCCCGAGTCCACGATTGTGGAAAATGTTCGGCGAGCCCCACATCGGAATACCCGTAAGCCTGCTCAACAGGCTTCGGGAGTTCAACCTGACCGAGTTATGGATCCTGCTCTATTGCTTCAAGGTTCGGGTCGAGGGGGCGGACAGAATAACCAACGAGGAGGTGGAGTCCGAGTTTGGAATGGGCAAGGAGCAAACGGAGGTGGCCCTCGCCCGCCTAGAGACCGCCGGGTGGCTGGCACGGAACGAGTCGGGGGAGTGGATCATGGGAGTGGACGGGAGGAGGCAGGAGCAGACGAGCCTCCTGCCGGTGGTCCACGCATCGGACGAGGAGGCGGAGGCCCTGAGGATTTTGCGGGCGATCCCCGGATTCCCGAAGAACGACACCCGCACCATCGAGGTGATTCGAAACGCCATGAGGGCGCACCCGGAGATCGACCTGCTACCCTTGGTGAGGGATTGGGCGGCGTACAAGCGGGATGTGCCGCTCGAGAGGAAAAGCAACCCGTACTCCCAGATGACCAACCAGTTCGTGATGGCAGAGAAGAGGGGAAGGTACAAGCGGGGGGACGGGCAGGTCAAGAAGGCCGCATGGAAATGAACGACGAGACCAGCAAGCTCGACATAGATGTCCAGAAGATAATCGGCAACATCACCGCCGGCGACGGAGTCGTTTCGGCCCCGGTCCCGGACTGCCCGGACTGCAGGGACATCGGGTTTGTGGACCGGGTCTGCGATGGGAAGAGGGTGGTGGTCGAGTGCACCTGTCGCCGGGAGAAGATGATCAAGGCGGTGGTCGGGGAGCACTTCTACGAGAAGGCCAAGACCTTCGACTCCTACCACCCCATCAACCGCGGGCAGGCGGAAGCCCTCAACCGGATCAAGGAAAACCCCGACGGATCGTACTTCCTTTACGGGGATCACGGCGTGGGCAAGACCCACCTGCTGGCCTGCCAGTACTCGTGGATGGCGCGGAACAGGCCAGGGAGGCATCTGATATTTGTCAGCGACTCCGACCTGTCGTCCTCGCTCATGGCCTCGATAAAGGACGAGGCCAAGGAGCCGGTCATCACTCCGGAGCGGATCAAAAAGGCCGCCGGGGGATTCCATTTGTTTATAAAAGAGTTCGGCAAAACCATATGGAGGCCGATCATTCAGGAGCACTTGTTTACCATCATCGACACCATTTATTGCCGGTGGAGCGGAAAGGAAAGCGGGTTCGGGGTGTCCATCGCCTCCAACCTGTCCATCGAGGATACGGTGAAGGGGTTCGAGGAGCTGGAGAAGTTTCACGGATTCGGGGGCGGAATCGCCCGGAGGGTGGAGGAAATGGCGGGGAGCATGTTGGAGATTCGCAAGCGAAAGGAGGACGGGAAATGACGGAGAAGGAGAAGAGCAAGGAGAAGGGGTCCGAGAAAGCGAAGGAAAAAGCGGGGAGGAAATGCCCGAGCTGTGGCAGGGAGATAACCCCGAAGAACAACATCATTCATTTCAAGCGCCCCGGGGGGGAGGACGGCACCCGGTGCGACCATTGCTTTGTGGAGGAGTCCACGAGGCCGGCGAATGGCAAGGGGGCCAAGATGCCGAAAGAGACCCGGCAGATATGGGAGAGGGCGAAGGAGGGGCTGATCAAGCTCTGTCGGGACATTAACCGGAACTACTTCGAGATCGGGAAAAACCTGTTCGAGATAAACCGGGACAAGCTGTGGGCGGCGGAGTACGCCAGCCTCGAGGAGTTTGTGGAGAAGGTCCTCGAGTTCAGGAAGAGCAAGGCGTACCAGCTGATCCAGATATACGAGGTGTTCGGAAAGGACTTCGGCTACACGGCCGAGACCCTGCAGGAGAAGAACTGGACCAAGCTCCGGGGCCTCCTCCGGCTCCACAAGGACGGGCTCCTGACCAAGAAGAACGTCAAGGAGTGGATGGACAAGATCGGGGACCTGAGGGGGGATGACTTCGACCGGACCATCGCCCTCGCCCTCGGCAAGACGGATCCGAAGGAGGTGGCGCAGACCCGGCTGATCTTCGTGGCCGAGAACCCCGAGCAGGCATCGGTGATAACCGGAGCCGTCGACCACATGATGAGGGTCATCGGGGGGGGGGTCGGAAGGACCGCCGCCCTCGAGTGCATATGCGCCGACTACATGGCGGGGGCCGATCCCGAGAATCCGCAGGCACCCGAGCGCATCCTAGCGATGGCGCAGAAAATCCTCGAGAGCATGAAGCCGGAGGAGGGGGTGGCCGGTGCGACGGACGATTCCAAGAAGGCGGAAAAAGGGGCGGGAGCGGGAAAACCGTTTTAATTCTTGGCGGGATCCCGCCGGGAAAAAACCTGAGCCCCCGAAAAAAGAATCATACATCGGGTTTCTGAGGAAGCTGTTTGACCGCGACGGTTGGGTGTGCAGGAACCCGTTCTGCGGGTCCAAGAGAAACCAGACCTGCCACCACATCAAAAAGCGGAGCCTCGGCGGAAAGACCGAGATGTCCAACTGCGTGACCATCTGCTTCGATTGTCACCGGGCCAACGAGGACGGGAAGCTCAAGATCGAGCAGTCCGGTGTCGACCCGATGATCGTCTCGTTCGAAGACCGCCGGTATGGAATGTCCAAGAGCATCGAGATCCGCAACGAGGCACCATATAAACAGGGAGGAAAAATATAAAGGAGAACCGCAAATGATGTGGGATGAGATAGTGGAAGAAACCATAAACAATGCGGGGCCATCTGATGGATGGATGGTCGAGGAATTCAAGGGATTGTCATCGCAAGTTCAATGCTTTGAGATAACCAATATTTTCGAATGGGTGGTGGATTACGAGGAGAATCATGACGAAAAGCCGGATGTCGGACATTGCAAGCCCCCCTGCCCATCGTGGTTTATGGATTTCAAGGCGGTAGATAAATCGAGGGTAGGAATTTGGGTTAGCACATTTCCAATGGTGAAAAGAATGAAAAGCATGATAGAGGGCTCCGTAACCAAGGCGATTCCAGATCCGGATGAATTCATGACTTCGATGTTCGAGGAAACAAGAAAGGCGGGGGAGGAAAAGACATTCAAGCAAATATTGGACGATGAGGATTATTTCTACAAGATGGATTTGTATTTAAAAGGCGACACTAGGTCCATATTTAGGCAGGGATTTTTTATATTTTCGGATAGATGCATAAAAAAGATGTCGGTACTTTCCCCTATGGGCGAGGAAAATGTCGAAGGTGCAAAGCAAGTGGCGGCGCTGGCCATGAATATGCTTCTTTACTTTCTTTTGTTTGTAAATGCCAAAAACATCACTATTCAGACATTCAGGCGTCCCGATGATAAAATAAATAAAAAGAGGGGAAAAAACGGGAAACCCCCTCTCGCCATTTACAAGGTCCTCACCATCGACCCGAGCAAAGTCTCGAGGGAGTTCCTCCCGCGAATGACGGGCAGGGGCATGGAGGGGCTGCGATATCATTTCTGCAGGGGCCATATCAAAAGCTACACAGAGGATTCTCCGCTGTTCGGAAAATTCTCCGGCACATGGTTCTGGTCCCCGACGATGCGGGGGAAGAAAAGTGCCGGGGAGGTTCATAAAACCTACAGAGTCGAGATCGACGGGAAAGGAGGAGGAGATGGCAGAGAGAAAGAAGGCAGGGATAGCTCCGACGGCTAGGGTAGAAGAACCCTTGAGGGCACTTACCAATCCGGACGGAACCATGTCGTTCAAGGATGCGGCGGAGAGGGTGCTGAAAAAGGCTAGGCGTCCTCTCCATTACAAGCAGATTGTTGCAAATGCGATCAGGGACAGGTTGATATCGCTGGAGGGGAAAACCCCCGAGGCGACGATGCTCGCACGCCTGGGGGGAGACATAAGCTCCCTCAAGGAGAGGTCGCGGTTCGTCAAGCTCGAGCCCGGGGTCTACGGACTGGCCTCTTGGAAAATTCAATCCGTCCCCAAGGCGGAGCCGACTCCGGCGAATAAAATGGTGACAAAGCCTGCTCCGGCCCGGGAGCCGAAGCCTGCCCCGGCATCGCCTCCGGCCCCGCAGAAAACCCCCGAGCGAAAGCCAGCGGGAGAGTCCCTGTCCCTCGAGTTCGCCTTCGGGGCGGAAAAGGACCTGAAAGATGTGACCGAGGCGCTGGCCCTCGCCGGAGCCATCTACCCGGACTTCGACTCGCAGGAGTCGCAGCTCTCCCTGATCTGCACCCACTTTTTAGCGAACCACCCGACGGACGACGGAAACCTCAACCCGATGAAAAGACTTTTTAGGGCATGGGAGCAGGGGTACGATGTCCAGATTCTGATGATCCACAACGGCGATGTGGAGTTCGGGGCGGACCTGCTCAAGGAAATCCGCGGGGCTTAACCAAATGGGCCAGCTTGATAAAATAGTAAAGCACGGGCGATAATATAACCTCCAGTATTCTCTATCTGATTCTCAGTCACCAGCGGGGCCGGACATGGTGTCCAGCCCCGCACCGTTCTTCGGATAAATTGCCGAAATAGCTCAGACGGGAGAGCGGGTGACCCGTATTCACCAGGCCGGGGGTTCGCCCCCCCCTTTCGGCTCCAATAGGTTCTTATTGACAGCAACGGCCAGATTAATATAATATATCTTTCATGGAGAGGTCGGGTTCCATCGGATACGATTCCCCATATGTAAAAAAGCTCGTCACGGGCGTCGGGAAGGTCCTCGAGACGCTCAGCATATTATCATTCGACATAAAATTGTGGTTTTGGATCCACGGGCTTCGGAAGCATCTGGAGTCCAAGATCGCCGAGGCCGAGGCTAAAACTAAAGCTGAAAATAGATAGGTTTGTCAATTCCACGAATGTGGAAAGGAGGAGTCAGATGCAGGGGAATACAAGCGGCACGAGGATGGAGGGACTGATGAGGGGGCGGCTCGACCACAAAGCCATCGCCGGCAAGTACAAGGGTGAGATCGACAAACGGGGCCACCGCCCGGACATGGCCGTCGAGGCGTCGGCGGATCTCAACGGGAAAAGGAAGTCCGTGCGGGTGGCGTTCAATCGCCAGCTCGGGAGGCCGTCGGACGCGCAGTTTGACGGCTTCGTCGCCTCGGCCTTCCCCGGACACGAGATCAACTGGAAAACTGCCAAGATCGACGAGCACGGGATGCAGGCGGAGATCCGGGTGCGTGAGGAGAGGGTGCCGGTCCCGGACATCAAATCGATCCCCCAGGGGTTCGAGCGTGTGGCCTCGGCCACCTATGTCAAGCGGGGCGACAAGTCGTTCTCCGTGTGGCGCCTCGAGAAGGACGCCGGCGGGCTGTGCCTCGTGCGGGAGCAGGACGAGACGACTTCCCCCGCCACCAACGAGTTCAAGGCCAACCAGCTGGTCCGCACCCCCGAGGGCGACGCCGTGGTGATCCTGATCACCGGTGACCGGGCCCGGGTGCGCATGCCCGACGGGACGGAGCGGGAGCATGGCGTCAAGGTGCTGGCGGTCTACGAGTCCGAGGAGGAGAAGAAGAAGATGGTCGAGTACTACACCAAGGCGTATGGCGACGCCGAGTACGCCCGGAAGCTCGTCTACGGGGAATAGCCCCCGGCGGACCCGCAAACACGAGGGGGAATCGTAATGGAAAAGATATCCTATCTCGACAAGAGGGGGCTTGACACGGCGGCCGGGCAGAGGTTCGCCCGCCGGTATCCGGGTAAAGGCGGGATCCCGCCCAATGCCCCGAGGACAAAGATGTGGAAACTCGAGGCGTCGTCCCGGGCCACGAGGAGGCCGGCGGAGGCCGAGCTTCTCACCAACGCCCAGCTGGAGGCCATCATTTGCCCGTTAGCCCGAACGGACCAATCGCTCGGGCGCCTGGCGCATTACGCCAGGGAGCAATCTAGGCAGTGGCCACAGGGCGGGATCTCCGAGCGCCAGCTCGAGGGTCTCCGGCGGGTATTCGGGGTGCGTAACCCCCGGGCGGCCAAGACGCTCAAGACCCTGCAGGACCTGGCGGTCACCGGAGAGCTCCGGGGCATATTCGCCGGGGGCAAGGGTAGTCCGTCTTATGATCGGGCGGTGAGTGCCAAGATCGAGTCCGCTTCCGGCATGCGCTTCAAGCGGGGCGAGCTGGTGATGACCGCTACCCGGCGCGAGGGCAAGATCGAGGACATCAGCCCCGAGCGGAGGATGTACCTCGTCGACTACGGCGACTCCCAGGGCTGGGTCCGGGAGTCCGACCTTCAGAGGCCGGCCGGCAAGAAGTCCGCGGACAAGTTCGGCATCGCCTCCATCCGGGCGGCGATCCGGCCATTGGGCCAGAGGCCGATCATGCCCACGGCCAGAACGAACAAGGCGGTCGAGGATCAGGTGCGCAGGCTCCTGTCGCAGTTTTCATTTCCCTCATATCCCCGTCTGCAGTTCGCCGGGCTCCGGGATGTGGAGTACGACCCGTCCGGATCCATCCGGCGTGCGGTGGCGAACTTCATGGTCGGGTGCGGGACGCCCATCGGGCACTTCCTGCAGATCGAGGTGGCGGTTCCCATCACCGGGGACGGCCAGGCGTACATGCCGAGCCAGTTCAAGATGGGGAGCCAGGTGTACCCCCTGACGCAGGAGGCGCTCAACGGCCTTTTCAGGTCGATGGTCGTCGACAGGCCAGTGGCCGTCAACATCATGACCCCACGGTCCCAGGTGGTCGCCCGCCCGCAGTTCAAGGACCACATGTTTGGCCGGACGATGTAGGGGCCGGCGGACAGGACCATGTTTTCCACAATCGTGGAAAATGCACCATAGAGTTTGAAAGGGGGGGCAATGCCCGAAGAGGGATATACATCATCGCAGATCGAAAAGGCCTTCAGCCGGCTGATGGACATCTACAACAAGATGCAGGAGGATATGGATCTGGTTGGCGAGATTTCTAGGCAGGCTGACAGCATGGCCAAGGACCTTCTGCGGGTGCAGGCTAGGATCGAGAAGCAAAGCTCCCGCCTGATTGATGAGATGAACAAACTTCCGGGCGGAAGCCACGAGGGAAATGAATTCTCGGGCGATCTAAACATCATCGCCGCATTGCTGGACGATCCGATAAGCGTGCTGGAGGAGATGGCCGGGCTCTACGCCGAGATCGATGCGAAGGTGGGGGATGTCGAAATCATCATCGATAATTTCATCAGGGGCCTGCCTAGTCGAGAGGAATAAAAAGGAGAAAGACAATGCCAAAGGAAGAACCGGAAACCTTCGACGACATAAGGGACGATCTGCGGGAGGAAGCCGAAGAGGATTCTCTGGCGATAGCCAAGAACTTCATCAAGGAAGCCAAGGCGTGGACCCGGGAATGGTGGGAAACTTTGGTCGATTCGAGCGCCGATCAGCTGTGGGACACGGGCGGGCTGATGCTCGGGCGGGATCTCAAGCGGGACGAGAAGGCCGAGTGCAAGGTCATAGCAAAGGAGGAGTTGGCGGCGGCCCTGAATGCGGTTAGGGGCCAATGGACGGACATCCTCGACGAGCTGATCGACAGGATCGAGGGATAGGGAGGAGCCATGCCGAGGGACGATAAATGGCCGGAGGATGTGGCGCCGGAGCTGTTCGAGGATAGGGTTCCCGACATCACGACAGAGGCGTGGGACGACCTCGTGGCGGTCCTGCTGGACGATGCGGAAAAACGCATAGGGCAGATGATGTCCAACCTAGCGCAGGAGATTGCCTCCACCCGGAAATGGGCACGCACGGCCCTTGACCGGGATCTGAAGCAGTCCGAGGACCAGGAGCTGGTCAGGATGTTTCGGGAGCACATGAGCGAAAGCATGGAGGAGAAGGCGAACAATTTCCTAGACGGGCTCGAGCCCATGTTGCAAAAGGCGATCAAGGGAATCGGCAGGGAATAAACAGGAGGATTCGCAATGTCAAGGGAATTAACAAGGCGGGCGGTGTCCGAAGAAGAGATGACGGTGCTCAACGAGCTCCGGAAAAGGTTCGACCTAGTGGGGTCGGTTTCCGATGCGGCTATCATCCTGTCCGAGGGCTTGCAAAACACGATGGATGAGGCCCGGGACTATGGCCTGATGCTGGCAGAGAAGATATGCGAGGACCGGGCCATCGATCCCGAGGTGGTTCGGAGCGAGGCGATCCAGGACTTCATTTGGGACTCCGCCATTCAAGACATCCGGGAGCTGTTCGAAAACTGGATGAGGCTCGAGGGCGGGGTGCCGGTGGGGTATAAATAGGGGGCACCATGCTGATAGTCGTCAAGGAGAGCGATTTTACTATTGAGCACAACCATTACTTTTCCGAAGCTTCGACCCTTGGCCTTCGCCCCGGGCAATGGCCCGATTTCCTGGTGATCGCAGATGAGTTGGGATACGGGAAGCTCGTGCAGTTTCGGCACATGGGACAGAGCCAGGATCCGGCGGAGGATATGGAATGGGCCGACTATGAAAGCGTGGACAAAGACGGCCCGGATTCGGTGACGATCTACAGCGATTGACAGGCTGGAAATGAAACCCCGGGGCTGGAAATTTCCGGGCTAAATGACCCCGGTTACAGGCTACGGCTGGAAATTTTGAAGGGCATGTGAACGCAAAATGGGAACCGGACAATGCGCCACCTGCAATATGCCCCCGGAGATACAGGAGGCGATTTATGACCTCCATGTCCGGCAGGATTTAAACCCGCTACAGACCTACCAAAAGCTCTGCCAGTTAATCAAGGAGCGGGGGAACGGGATCAAGCCCCCGGCCAAGAGCGCCTTTTACAACCACATAAAGAGGCACCTCGACCCGGAGCGGACCGCACTGATGCGGATCGCCAAGAGCCAGGAGCGGGCGGATACCCGGGGCGGGCTGAGGGGAGTCACCATCTCCTACCTGCTGGAGCAGTTCAAGCGGGAGCAGGAGAACCGCAAGACCCTCCAGAAGATCATCGACAAAATCGACAGGACGATAAAGGACGGGAAGGCCTGGGTGACCCTCAAGGACGGAACGAGCATCGAGGTGGACATGAGCCCCATAGACCTGTCCAGCCTGTCCAAGGCGCTGGGCTACTTGTGTAAAATCAGGTCGGAGGACCAGGGCTTGACCGAGATGGTCCAGGGTAAGGTCATGGAGGACATGATCGCCGGGATAATGAACCAATGCGGGCGGGTTATGGTGGTCCAAATGAAGGAGGGGCGGGAGCAGGTCCGGACCATCGTCAAGGGCCCGCAGAAGGAGGAGCTGGTAGCGGTCCTGGACCAGATCATGGCCAAGACGCTCGAGGGCATGGAAAAGATATACGGGGAGGCGGTGGGGGAGATCGCTACCTTGATCAAATCAAAAATCAAAGGATAAAAAAGGAGGGACAATGCCGGATCAAGAATGGGACGACATCGTTGACGATGTTTTGGACAAGGTGGGGGAGGGGCTCGATTCGCTGGCCGACAAGTTTTACGAGAAGGCGAAAAAGAGCATGGAGCGGGAGGCGGTCTCCTGGCGGGAGGCGGTCGAAAAGCTGATGGTGGGCCTGCGGGATTCCGCCGAGAAGAAGATCGGGAGGGCCCTGAAAAAGAGGGAGGAGTCCGAGATCGTCGAGACGGCGCTGGAGTTGGCGGATCTCCACACGGACGATGAATATTACAGGTTCACCGAGGACCTGCAGGTGTTGATCGCCGAGGAGATGCGGAAAATCGCCTGGCCGAAGGGGGCCAGACAGGGAGGGGATAAAAATGGGGAAATTTGAGCGGGAGCTGTTTAACGACATCGTCGACGACCTGATAAGGGTCGTCATCACGGAAAAGATGGGGCTCGATGTACCCACCCGGGAGGAGGATATTGGCCAGATACTGCGCAACCTCGGCAAGGCCCGAGACAGGGAAGGCCGGGCCCTTATGGATGCCCTTGTCGAAATGGTGGAGGCGATCGAGGACGAGGCGGACCTCTATTACGCCGGTGCGGGCGCCGGCACCCCGGAAAGGGGGGCTAGGCGGGCCCTGGGGGCCACCGGGGGGCATGATGTGATGGCCCGGGTGCTGCTCGGCACGCGCGAGGCGGCGGGGAGTGCCCTCCAGCCGGTGTACGACATCCTTCGGGACTACATTGACCGGGCCCTTGGCCGGCTCAAGAGGGAGGGGCTGACCGTGGGGATCGAGGACTCGGAGCTGGACCTCGTGGTCTATGTGCACGGGGTGGAGGCCGACTCGCCCAGGCAGGCCGGGGAGCTGGTCTTCAACCAGCTGAAGAGGGACGGGGCCATGGTCGTGGCGGAGGTCCAGCCGCAGATATAGGCCATGCCGACCAAAGAGAAACGGGAGCCCATGCCGGAGGCCCTGCGGGAGTTTCTGGACGACATCAAGCTCGGCGACTTCGAGTACCGGGTCCTGTCCGAGCGGGGGGCGGCCTACGAGCGGGAGATCGGCAAGGCGGCCACCGGGGTGCTGGCGGACATATGCATGCGGATATGGCACGAGAGCGTTGAGCGGGCCGAGGCCCTGGCGGGCGGCAGGCCCCTGACAGACGGGGAGAGGGAGATCATAGGCCGGGGGGTGGTATCCCTGGCCGAGTCGCTTTTCGGGGCCATCGACCCGGACTCGCTGGTCGACTGGCAGGCGATAAGGAAAGTCTATGAGAGGGGGAGGTAGCATGCCGAAGGACATAGAGGTTGAGATCATAAGGCCGGGAAAGGACTGCCCGATCCGCGGGATGACGCCGGACGACCTGGGAATGAAGCCCGGGGACGAGAGTGTGATCCCGGACGAGGAGATGGGGGGGCACACCTACCTCTGCTCGAAGGGGTGGAGGATGTGCGAGTTCTTCGCCGGGTATAATTACGAGCACAACACGGTGGAGTGCGACGCCGAGGGGTGGTCGGGGTACAAAAAGAAAAGCCCGGGCCGGGGATAGGCCGGGGGGAGGAATCAAGATGCCGAACATACCGATAGCGCATATGCAGGCATGGCGGAACGGGGACGCCGTTGTGATTCCAACCAAGAGGTGCCCGCTATTGTCCCTCTCGTATGAGGAGACGGTCAAGATCGAGAACGAGGAGGGGGATCTCCTTTGGGCAGATGATGGTCCGTGGTGCAAAGGATATAAAGGCAAGGTGTGCCCGTTCTTCCGCGAGGCGACCTGCGGGGCCTCGATAGATTGCGGGTTTTGAAAAAGGGGGGGAGAAGATGCCAGATTTCAGATATTACGATGTGTTCGTTCCGCGGGGGTACGGGCGGAAGGTCGAGAGGCTCTTGGAGAACCTGCGGGGCACCGATGTGGTGGCCGGGCCCGTCAAGGATGGGATCGCCGAGATGGTGAGAATAATGAGCGATCTGCTCGCCCCGGAGATTGAGAGGGTTCTTAACCGGGACCTCGGCAAGGACATGGCCACGGTGGCGGAATCCGAGTACGTCGAGGAGGTCGAGGCCCGGCGGAGCCTTTCCGGGGCCGAGGCGATATCGAAGGACCTGCGGAAGGAGCTGGAGAGGATGGCCGACGGGATGTCCGACATCAGCATCGGCTCGATAAATCTGGCCGGCATCGTCCAGAGGGGGATAGACGAGGCGAGCCGTTCGGACGAGGTGCAGTTCTGGCTCGGGGACATGGCGAAATGGCTGAGGGAGTTCCAGGGCGAGCTGGAAAACCTAGGAAGGATGTTCTCGGACATCAGATGGGCTTACGAGCAGATAACGAATGCGGAGGAGGACGAAGCGGTTCGAAAGAGGTATAAATAGGCGGAGGATGAGCATGCCATTCCAGAAGAAAAGACCCGCAGAGATTTGCCACGAATGTGGAAAGCCGATCCAGGGGGAGCCGGTATACCTGCCCGTCCATCGCACGGGTGACCCCTTTGAGCCCTTCTGTAAGGAGTGTGAGGGGAACGCCCGCGGGGTGATGGACGATGATGGCCCTGGGGGACGGAGGAGGTTGTTGGAGGAGATCCGCCCGGAGTGGGAGCACTTGTCCTCCCGGAGAATGAGGGCGAAGCGGATCGTCTTTGGGGACGAGGGGGAGGAGCCCCGTGGGGTAGCCGGCAAGGCCCGGGAGGTTCGGGAGGCGTTGACAAAAAGGTCAACAGGAAAAAGCGGGGCGGAGATCCCGGCCAACCTCGAGTACGCCTTCTGCGACGACTGGTTCATCTACGCACAGGACCCGGACAGCGACGACCTGTACTTTGTGAGCACCGAGCTTTGGCCGGAGTGGGCGGACTATACCGAGGCGCAGATGGACGAGGAAAAGGCCGTCGAGAAGTACATGCTTCCGGTGGCCAAGAAGAAATGGGAAACGCTTCCCTGGGAGAAGGCCTGAAACCAAAGGAGGGGTTCAAATGGCGACGATACAAATGGACAATTACCGGGCGGCGATCAACGAGATGACCGGACTGCTCGAGGCGCTCAAGGAGGCTACGGTGATGGTCGAGAACAGGATCGCGGAGGCCGAGATCGCCGGAAACAAGGAGGTCGCAGGGATCGGCGTCGAGGCCGTGGTCGATACCTCCAAGGACAAGGTCAAGGCGGCCCTGGGCGGGATGATCGGCGACACCCACGACTGCATCTGGAACCTCAATGAGATCAGGGAGATCGTCCGGATGCTGAGGGAGGGGTTCTAGGAATGGCGGTGGCCGAGAAAAAATGGGACTGGCTGCCTTGGGAAAAGGCGTAAAGCCAACCTCGGCAAGGCGGACAAGTTGGACGACATCTTCGAGCACACGGACGAGGTCGACACGGGCCGGGTACCTCTGGCTGGTGCAGTGTCCGATGCTTATTCCACGGGCGTCACCTTCGTCCAGATCGGGAATGCGATCAAGGAGCTGGCGACGGCCATGAAAAAGGGGTCGTAGGCACGCCCCCTCGCCCATGAGCAAAACCGCAACAGCCTGCCCGCTCCGGACCACCTCGCACGGGGGGATGCCGGACTTCGGCGGTTACGGGTCCGACACCGAGTACGAAGTGGGGGCGGGGATAATAGCCGAGTCCGCCCACTGCATCCTCGGGTCCCTTGGCCGGGCCTACCGCAGGCTGGAGGGCGAGTGGAACCCCGACTTGGAGTGGGGCCACATCCGGGAGGAGATCAGCCTGATCAAGGGTGCCATGTCGGAGTACCCCCGCCCGGTCTACCTCGACCAGATAAACGACCCGGAAAGGCGCAAGCAGAGCGCCTACATCAAGTCGAGCATAAAGAGCATCAACGATGTCTCCCCGGGGCTCCAGGGCCAGGCGGAGGCGATGAGGGTGGCCCTCCGGTCCCAGTCGGATGTGCCGGCCTGGGCGATGGAGATCGGCACCCATAGCTATGATGTGATCATCGCTCTGGCTCGGGCGATGAAGGCCAGCGTGGCCGGATGGCCAGGCGAGATCCCGCAGGCGATGTCAGCGTTCAGAAACCCGGGGCTGTCCACTGCGGTGGCAAACCTCGGGACGGCGATAAACAAATGGGAGGGGGTTATGGGGCGAGAGGTGGAGGGTGGTGCTGGTCTGGCCGGCAAGGCGGGGGCCATCCGGCTCCTGCTCCGGGGGGGCGGGCTGATCAGGAAAAAGGTGAAGAAGAATGATCTCCCCACGCTCTACCGGCCCTTCGTCGATGTGTTCTACCAATTCAAGGGGGCGGAGGACGATCCCGGATCCGAGCTTCGGGAGGAGCTGGCGGATCTGGCCCACGAGCAGTGGTCGGGCTGGATGCGGTACCTATTCGAAAACTGGAACGATGATTCAGTCGCCCGGTGGAAGAGGCAGATGGAAACGCCCTACACCGAGCTGTCCGAGGAGGAGCAGGACAGTGACCGGAAGGAAGCGGACCGGGTGCTGGCTGTTTTGAAAAAGCATGGGGTGGAGGCCAGCCGGCGCCAAGAGGTGGTCGAGCTCCCCCGGGAGGTGACCGAGGCCCTAGCCCTGCTACCGGAGACCGGGATGGGGTATCAGATGATCCTGAACGGGAAATGGCTGGTGGTTCGATGATTAGTTGGTATTCAAGATGAGCAAGAACGGCGAAGATTTATTGAAGTGCAAGCATAAGATCGAGGAGGTGATTCCGGTTCTCGAAGATCTGCTGGCACGAACCAAATGCAAGTTTGTGAAAGAAGTTCTGCCGGGGCAAATATCCA